TTTCTTACTTTCCAAAATATATAAACAATATTTTTCATACTAGTCCTTTTTTTTACATGTACAAGCAAAACTATCTATTGAATGATCCGATTCTCCTAATACAATCACATGATGTTTAATACAAGTATGCCACGAATGCCCATTTTTACATGTTGAATCTGACCGCATACATCTACAGGAACATATAGATTTTTGATTACATACAGGACATAAATTATTCATATAAACTCCTTATAATAAACCCTTTGGAAGAATCGAACTTCATACTTATCCACCTAACTTAAAGATTTGTTTCGAAGACAAACATTAGGAGCAAAGGGCAATTTTATATATCAGTTGCTTTCCTATGATGTTTATACTTATTTTAATTCAAGTATTATAGAATCATCTTCAGTATTAATAGCCTTCCAAATTGAACCAGTTGAATTAGTCCATTCACAATCTTTTGTTGAAAGATCTAATAAGCTATTAACTTTTGTTTGTTCCCAATTTTCAGAATCTTCTAAAAGTTTTTGAAAGTTTACCTTAATAGTGATTTTTTTATTTAACATATAATCCTCCTTAAGCTTCTTAACGGACTCGAACCGATACCTTCAGATTGGAAATCTGTAATGCTGCCATTAACACCAAAGAAGCAATTTTGAGACGTAATAGAATTGAACTATCTGACAACCACCACACATACATACGTCAAGAGTTTTACAGACTCCCGTGTGGAATACATCTCGTTTCGGTCCATAGGAGAATTGAACTCCTGTTAAAAGATTGACAGTCTTTCGTGTTAAACCACTACACTAATGAACCAATTTTTATTCTTTACAGATCGGGTAGGATTCGAACCCACAACTTTTAGATTTGGAATCTAAATTTCTTCCATTGAATTACCGATCTAAATACGGAAGGTAGAGGTGTCGATCCCCCATGCTTTCACATGTACTTGCTTTCAAGGCAAGGTGTTAGTAGCCGCTAACATACCTTCCAAAACGGTAGGTAATGGATTCGAACCATCGCACCGTTGCCGATGTACAGTTTAGCAAACTGCTTCCTTACCACTCGGACAACCTACCAAATTAATAGGGATAATTGGATTTGAACCAATGCGTCAAGGCCGAAATCACCTTGTTTTCTACCGTAGTTTTATTTTTTTCTCTAATTTTATGATCACTATTATAGATTTTATAAAACTATCTCTGAAATATATCCCACTTGGAGCCAGTGAGAATCGAACTCACCTCAAAAACCTTGCAAAAGTTTTTCGCCACCTTGGTACATGTGACCCCATAAATAGACTCGATAAGATTCGAACTTATGACTTCCTGCATGTAAAACAGACACTCTAACCAGCTGAGTTACGAGTCTAAAATAGGAAGAAATGGATTTGAACCATTGACCACTTGTGTATCAGACAAGCACTCTAACCGACTGAGTTACCTTCCTATGCTGGGAGACCTGGGAATTGAACCCAGAATCACGGATTTTCAGTCCGCTCTGATACCGATTTCAGCAATCTCCCATTCTTTGGAGTAGATGAGTGTCGAACTCATGTCCTACTTTAATACATCCTTTTAAGGAACAGAAGTTTTCGATTCTTGTGCAGTTACGTCACTTCTTATTATCTTAGTAGTCGAAACCAAATACTACCCCTATTTACCAGCAGAAAGATTCGAACTTTCACTGTACAGAGTCTAAGTCTGCCGCCTCTACCAATTGGGCTATGCTGGCATTAAAAAATCAAAGTTCCCAATTCATGAATCTAGCATTGATCCATATGCCTTTCAGTATTACCTTGTTAGAATCTATACTGAGGATGAAGTAAGGCAAGCACATCCCCAATAACGGGATTAAATATTTCCATCGATGACCCATTATTTCATCTAAACTTTGATTTTAGTGCAGGAGAGAGGACTTGAACCTCCAACCACATGACCCCAAATCATGTATGCTACCCATTGCAACACTCCCACAGATAAAAATTTCTATCTAAAACATTTAGGGATTACATTATCATACACCTTGTTTTTTCTTGGCCCATTATCCTCATCCAAGTTTAACCATCATTTTAAATAGAAATAATTACTCAGGGAGGGATTCGAACCCTCACTGGACTGGGCTTAAACCAGATATCTCTTCCGTTGGATTACCTGAGCATAAAAAGCTGGTGAAAGGACTTGAACCCTCAACATCTTCATTACAAGTGAAGAACTCTACCATTGAGCTACACCAGCATATTAACAGGAGTTGGAATCGAACCAACAGAGATTGGCTTATGAGACCAATTTGAATAACCAATTCTTCCTGCTATTATTAGCTCCACAGGGAATCGAACCCTGATCTCTGGGCTGAAAACCCAACGTCATAAACCATTAGACTATGGAGCCACATTTTATTTAAAATATCTTTCAGCTCGTTCAGTCATTAATTCAACATCGTGTAAAACATCTGGATGAATTTCAATGTTAGATCCATTGTTTGCTCTACCAATAGCAATTAATCTACCTTTTTTCATATCGAATTTATCTTTTTCACTACATCGTGACCAACCTATTTGACCTACATTTGTAGCTGCAACTACTCCTATAGGTATTTTGTTTTTACGAACTCTTGATACAAGAATCTTTGTATCTTTCATATTATACTCCTTAATATAAATTTTAAAACTCCTAGACTTAGACTCGAACTAAGAACAATGGATTAACAGTCCACTATGATACCGATTTCACCATCTAGGAAAGAACCTTCTCTATTATATGTCAAAGATCTAATTGATTACATCACAAGCTTATAGCTGTAATACTATCTAATGATGGATAACCAATTAATTTACCGAATTATTATTTTTTGATATAATTCGATAGAGCTTGATTTCCGCAATATCCACTACCGGATAACATAAATTCTTTGTCATCTTTCGTTAACGGAATCCAATAATCCCAGTCCCAACCATTAGATTCGATTTCACCTTGTTTAAAGTTAAGCGATTCTAAATATTGTACAATTTCACGAGGAGCTACTATGGGTGAGATTTCAATATCTAATTCAGCATTAGATTCAATTAAAGTATTTACAATACCAATAATATCTTGTCTCATAATAACTCCTTTTTAAAAAATTTACTAAGAACTTAAAGCTCTTAATATTATTATATATTATAGTAAAGAAAATGTCAAAAAGTTTTTAATTTTTTTATATCTTCTAAATTCATCTCTTTACCAAATCCTAAAGTTTCACCTTTAGAATAATCAGCTACATTAAATTCTAATTCTTGAGGAATTCCGTTATTTTCAGGAATATCTTCTTCAAAGAATTCTTTAGCTTTCTTATATATTAACTCAATTTCATCTTTATGTACATACATAATAATAGCATCATGAATATTTGATACAATTTTTGTTTTAAGACCATTTTCTTTTATATAATTACGTAATTTAAATATTGTGATATTCATTAAAACAACTTCAAAATTTTGAACTATTGTGTTACATGCTATATTTTCAAGTTTTTTATTTGTTCGTCCATCATCTTTTATATAAAGTAACTTATCATATTTAGTTTCTTTATCTTCTGTTCTAGCTAATAATTCAGAAAGTCTTCTAATACCTCCAAAAGGAGATACTATGTATCCATGTTGTTTAGCAAAATCAATAGAATCATCTATCCATTCTCTTACTTTAGGATATGTTTCAAAGAATTTAGCTTTAATATTTAAAGCAACCGCCCAATACTTACAAAAATGTAAAAACTCTTTTCTAGCAATTTCTTCTTTTTCATCAGTTTTATATACTTGTTTATCATTACCTTTATTAAAAAATTGAGAACAAAGAAAACTTGGTTTTTGTTCTAAATCATTTTTTATTAAATAATCATCAATAGCTTCAATAGTCCAATCTGGTTTAATAGATTGTTCTGCAAAAGATAACCCGGCTGTATTAAATATAAGTGAGAAATTAACAGCTTTAGCTCTAAATCTTGCTTCATCAAATTCATGTTCTTTTTTTCTTGAAATAAACTCTTCAAAAGAATATTTATTATTCCATACTACAGAGACTGCTGTCATACTATGTAAGTCACCACCTTTGTTAATAAATACATCTTTCATGTTTGCGTCATCAGACAGTGATGCACAGATACGCAATTGAAATCCAGATGCATCTGCTTCAACTAAGTAATAATCTGAACTAGGTGGTTTAAATATAGAACGTATTAATTTAGATAATTCTTTGTTATGTTTTGGAATATTTTGAAGATTAGGATTTTTACAATTATTTCGTCCTGATCTATTTACCATTACACCAAAATTAGCATGTATTAAATCATCTAAAAATCTATATTGCCAATATCCATTACCTTCATGCTTATATCCAATAAACGTATTATGAATCGTTCTTAACTCATGAAGTTTTTGAATTAATTCAGCTTCTTTATATCCAGCTTTTATCCATTTCGTAAGACTATCGTCATTAACTAAATAATCTCCACGTTTAGTTCTTCCATGACAAGGAAATTTATGTTGTTCTAAAAGCTTTCCTAATTGAGTATCACTTGATAATTTAATGTCATATTCTACTTTTGGATATTTAGCATTTGCATTAAATAAAGTTACTTTAGATTTTATATTAAATATTTCAGCTAACTCTTTTCTTACAGCTTCTATTTGATTATGAACATCTATTGAAATAGTTTCTAGTCTATTCCAGTCTATATACATTCCTTCATATTCCATATCACAATATGCATTAACAGAAGGTAACACAATATTAAAATAATAAGTTGATAATTTATTCTTTTGATTTTCAAAAAACTTAATATCTATTATATTTAATTGTTCTAACATTTTTTCATATACTTGGAAAGTAATTATTGAATCCATGGTTGCATATTTAAATAATATATCTATAGGTATCATATCATACGTTATTTTTTTATATTTTTTCTTATAGTCTTCTAAATCTTTGTCATATCCTCCATGATTAGTATAATACCAAGCATGAGATTTTAATGAATTACTTCTATTCTCATCTAATACATGTCCAGCTAAATAAGTATCAAAATCAATCTTTAAATTTTTAACTCCATGATGTCTTAAAAATTTAACATCGAACTTTAAGTTAGCTCCTATTTGATATTTATTTTTAAAAAATCTAGAAAGAATCTTTATATCTATTTTATTCCAATCTAAATAATAACCAGTTTTTCCGTCAAAAGACATTGTAATACAAATAATCTTATCTTTTTGAAAATTAAATCCTGAGGTTTCAATATCCCAAGCCACTTTTTTAGAATCCATATTAGCCAATAAAAATTCATTAGGATCTTCTATACGAATTGAATTTAACATTGATATTCTTTTTGGATGATAATCTTGTGAATACATTCTTCTAACTTGGTATTTAAAATACCAATGTTCAAAACTTCTATATATAGTATTTCTATTTAGAAAAATAGCAAATACTGGAAATATATGACAACATAAATCTGGATGATAAAAATATGTTTCATTAAAAACATAATCTTTAAAGTTCTTAGCTTGCATACTTGAATCATTTGTAATTGTTCTTAATGCGTGTCCATCAACAATGACTTTATCACCTGGTTTTATATATTTTTTAAAATCTATTTTATGTTTATCTATTAATTTAGTAACATCTTTTTTAATTAAAAAATCATCAGCTATTTTATCTCTATATTTAATTTCCCATTTTTCTGAATTAGTAAGTCTTAAAGTATCTATAGATCTTTGTTTAAAACAAAATAATATTCCAAAACCTTCAGTGTATAATTTAGAACATTCTGTTTTAATAAATTCTAAAATATAATCTTTTAATTTTTCTCCAGTTATCCAGGTTGTAGTAACTATCCAATTCTTAGGACTTTTGCATGATTTAAAAAGAATTGGATCTATTACTTCTTTAACCTGTTTTTGTTTCTTAGGTTTTTCTGTCTTTCCATTAAGATCATAACCTATTAAAAAACTCAATTTTTATTCTCCTTTTGTTTAGCAATATTAATACTAGTATAATCAAGTAAATCATAAATGTCACCATTTAAAAAAGCGTGTACATCGTCCATGTTATTAAATTCACCACCTGCTGCTTTTTTATGTCCTTTTAAACACTGAAAATATTCTTGCAAATTTATGTCTTCACGAGTAGTTCTTCCTGACATTTTTTTATTAAGTTTTCGATATGCGTTTATTAGTATAAGATAATCTACATCAGGTCTTTCTTGTAAAAGTCTTGAAGCATTAAGAGATATTTTACTTCCTGTAAATGATACTAAAAATTTCTTACCATTTCTATCGACTCTTTCTTGAAGATTAGATATTAATTTAGCATATTCTCTTTTCATAATCATATGAGCTCTTTTAATTATTTCAATTTCTGTGGGAACCCATAGCCACTCATCCTTTCTTTGTAATTTTTGAGTTTGATTATTAATAAATTTTCTAAATTTCTCTATATCATCATCGTCACAAGATCTATTTACAGATCCAAATAATACATGATGTAAATCACATGCTTCTTCTCTTAAAGGATGTTCTAATCTCCAACAATCATACACATCAACTAATTCTACAAAATGATAAATAATATCTTTAGGTTTAGTTTTTAATTGAGGTAATATATATTCTTCAAAGAAAATTTTAGTTCCGCATCGAGTCATATCATGCCATACATTTGGATATTTTTTAATCCATTCTGAAGATTCATGATGATCATACACAAATATATCAATTCCTAGTTTAATTAATTCATCATAAATATCTGGACTTGGAGCAAAATCTGTAAAATATATTTGATTAAAATGTTTAAGTTCTTCTATTACGTCATTATTATTTAATACGTCATAGTTAAGTGTCATTATTTTATCAAACTCAAATATATCTTTAAAATATTCTAATAAGACTGGAATTCCTACTCCATCTAAGTCAATATGAGTAACTACCAACCTTTTGTATGCGGGGGTTCTTGTCATTTAATTCTCCTTTTTACCAAAAAACTGTTTTTTGAAATAATCCTAATTTTTTTAAAAAATAATCGGATATAAATATTTTATTTTTTAAAGCTAATTTAATTTCTTCTATACTTCCATCTCCAGGATCTTTTCCTTTAATAAAGGTTAAATAGAAATCATGCTCTAAATATTTATCTAAAGTTTTAGCCATTTTATAGCCAGCTTTGTCATCATCTATAAATAATATAACATTTTTAAATTCATTTATCAATTTAATTTGATTAGAATTTATATTACTACCAAATGTAGACGTAACATTCTTGGTTATATATCTCCAGATCAAAGGTACATCAAATATACCCTCACAAATTATAAGTGATTTATTTCTATCTAAATTATCTACATTAAATAAAGTAGAAACATAACTTCTCTTTGGATATAATACTTTTGGTACTGCATTAGTATATGATTTTCCTTCATATGATACTAATTTGTTATTTTCATATATAGGAATTATAAGTCTTTTATAAAATTTAGTTTCATTTATTTTGCAATTTTTCGCTAAAGAAATTTTAAAAAATTCTATTAATACATTACTAAAATTTCTTTTTAGTAAATAATCATAAGCTTCAAGATCAGTTCGTACATCAGATAAAAAACCTTCTATTATAAAAGTCTTTTTTTTATTTAATAAATTTTGTTCTAATATTTTTCTTTTCTTATCTTTTTCTTTATTATAATATATATTAATATCTTCTTTGTAATCTTGTCCTAATAAATATTTATAAAGTCTTTTAAGAGGTCCTTTTTCTCCACAACTAAAACATACAAAAGTTTCTGTCTGTTTATATATTGCAAACGAAGGTTTATTTTCCATATGATAAGGACAACAACATGTATAATAATGTCCTCTATCTATTAAATTAAGATATGGTTTTATTTCAATAATAATATCAGTCAACGTGTAAATCTCCAAAATGATATATTTTATGTGGCTTATTATATTTCTTACAATAGCTTATTACGGACTGTGTTCCTTTAGATACTCTATTCCAAAATATAAAAATAAAATCTGCTTCTTTTACAATTATTTCATTTCTTACTATGGGAGCATAGTAAGAAGGATACAAACTATAATTAGGTTCAATAATTCTTGTTGGAATATTGTTTTCTTTTGCATATCTTTCAGCTAAAGTATCAGCACCAATAGCTCCACCTGATATAATTTCTTTTACTTTTATAGCATATAAAGATATATCTAAAAAAGCCTTCATATTTGGATAATTATCAAATTCTCTTGATCCTACGATAGCTATTTTCATATTACAACTCCTCATTAATATAATATATAATTTTATTAAATCATCAATTAAATTTTAGAATAAGTTCCTTCTTTACATTTTTTTAAGAAAGTACATACTTTTAATTTTTTTATCTTATCTAATTTAGGATAATCTAAATATACAAAGAATGCTGTTCTATCGAAATGATACTTAACACCAATCACTTTAAATTTACGATTAAAAATATCTTCTATATAATAAGAATATACTTTTATTCCATTAATTTCTAATATTCTTTCTTTTCGATAGTCAATTTTATATTTATATCTTTTTTCAATTCTTTCATATTCTTCTTTAGTTATAATAAAATCTTTTTTAGTCATTAAGTTTTAAAAACCATTCTCCTTTAGTGATATCGAAATCCCAGCCTTTTTTGTATAAATCTTGTTTTATGGTAAATGGCATCGTATGATAGGCTACCACTGAACTCACTACTAATTCTTTAGTAGTAGCATCTACAATAAATTTAGAGCTTGAATCATACTTACTTATTACCATTAGTGAGTGACCCAAATCTTTCGCTAATTTCATAATGTGATTATGTCCTTTTTATTATATAGTTATATTGGTATTCTAGTTAATTTTTTTTGTTTATTTTTATCAAAGTATTTAAATAATTCCCACATAAATAAATTCTTATCGAAACTCCAATTAGGAACGTTCATATAGGCTTCATAAAGAGATTCGAGAGTTTTATGACTTGAGAATATTTGAGCATTTTTTTCTTTCCAAGGTTGATCTACAGTTCTACTTATTTTATATATTATAGCATCAGATAATAATTTTCGAGTATAATTATAAAACATTACAATATCTTTATTTTGGTTTATTTCAAATAATACTTTAGAATCAATACTTAATAATCTATTTATTAAACTATAAATTTTATCTTCAGAATAAATTCCAAATTCATCTAATATTTCATCTTCATTGTATATCTCACCTTTTACACAACGTTCTAAATATTGTAATGCTTTTCGTAAACTACCTTCTGAATTTTCGGCAATAGCTAACATTCCTTTTGAATAAAAACTTTCTGGAATTTCTTCATTAATTTTTTTTAAAACTCTTATTAAATAAATTCCAATATCTTGTGCATCTAATGGCTTAAATTTATATACCTGTCCACGATCTAATATCGCTTTATGAATTTTTGATTGATCCATCGTACATAATATAAAATATACATCTTTTCTTTTTTTCTCAAGGAGTTTTAAAGTAGCTCCTTTTGCTGCAGATGATGCAAGATTTTGAGCTTCATCAATTATGATAATTTTCTTTTTATCAAATAAAGGAGACATTTCAACACGTTCTTTTAATTTTTCAACTTCAGGTTTTCCCATTGAAGAACCATCATAAAATAGTATATCACGATTAAACTTCTCATTTAATATAGATTTACAAGATAAGCACTCTCCACAAGGTTTTATTTCATTTTCAGCTCTTAATGGATCTGTACAATTTAAAATTCCAGCAACAATACATGCTAACGTAGTTTTACCGGTTCCTGTTTCTCCAGAAAATATCATAACTTCTGGAAAATCATAATCTAAACTTCTTTTTTTAAATTCTTTTAATATTTTTTTATGCCCCATCATCTCTATTAATTTAAAGGGTCTATATTCTAAGCTATACATATTTATTTAAATCTCCTTTTTAAAAATATATTTTTTATCAGTATCACTAGTATAAATAGGCTCTAAATAAAATAGAGAGTCTACAGATTTTGTTATAGGTTCTATAGATGGAAAAGATATATTTTCAATATATTCTTTAATTTTTTCTTTAAAATTTTTTTTGAAATAAATATAATTTAATAAATATTTTTTGGCTTTATTATACCCATAATTAATAATCAAAACCTTTCTTAAATAATGTTTTGATGCTTTCCAAATATAATCTAAATCTACTAAATCTTCTATAGTATATTTAATATTCTTTAGTTCTATAATATCTTTTTCAAAATGATTATATACTGAATCCATACATATCATTCTTACTTTTAAGTATTTAGAAATTTTCTTATTAAATTCAATAAATTTTTCTCTAGTCATTATTTAAGTCTCTCCCAAATTCGTTTATAAAAATAATTAGTATGTGTATGACGTATTCTTCTAGAACAACAATCACAATAAGTTGGAATTGTAGACATATTTAACTCTCCTTATTATTAATATATTTATAAAAATTATAATTGTCAGAATCAAATAAATATTTTAGCGTTGCTAACGATCCTTGATTTTGTTTCAAGATTTGTACATCAGCTATATCTAACATAGTTTGCAACTCTTCTTGAATAGTTTCATCTTCAGAATATTGAAAGAATTTAGTTGCATAATATTTAGCTCTAAATAAGGATAAGATTACTCTAGATCGTTCTCCAATAGCACCACAATTTTTGATTTGTTTTAATGTAACTCTAAAACGGTCGAGGTCCTGAAGGTCTCTAGGTTTTTGTCCTTCTAATTCTCTATTAGCTTGAACTATAGCAACAAAATGAATATTATGTCTTTTTACTATTCTATTTAATTCATTAACTTTCTTTTCCATGTAGATGGCATCGCCACTAGCATCAGTAAACATTGTATAAAGATCGGCAAAGAAAATAAGATAATCTGATTTAAACTTTCTTTTAGCTTCTTTTACAATATAATCTATATCAGATATTTTTTGATCAGGATCTTCTATAAAAAAGAATTTATCTAGTTTAGATAGGACAGTTCTTTGTCTGTCAATTAGTTCAAAAATATTTTCTGAAATATTTCCTTCTTTGTCAGGAAATAAATTTTTCATAGGAATTCTATTTCTCATAGCAATAAGACGATCCATTGTAGATATACCATCCATTTCTAATGAATCATATATACAAGGTATTTGTCTATTAATACACTTATTTACAAGATTAAGAGTATATGCTGATTTTCCACATCCTGTTGCTCCATAAATAGTTGTGATTATTCCAGGAGTAGCTCCTCCATTAATATATCCGTCTAGATATGGATCTCCAAATGAATGTTGAAGAGTACCATTGGCTCTTTTATACATAATAGATTTATGTTTATCCATCCAATTTTCTAACGATATCATTATATTTTCTTTACCTTCTATTAAGGTAAGATTTTCTTCTAAAGAAATAATCAGATTTTTTATTTTATCTATGTCTAATTCACCTTTTTTAGTAGTTTCTTTTAAAGTATCTTCTAATAAACATTGACTTATATTATGTTTTGCATAATCTTTTTTTAATCGTTTTAAATAATAAGGAAATTGTCCATATTCATAAGTCACAGAATAAAGAGTCTCAATAGTTATTTCATTTATTAAAGAATTTATTTTATTTCCTTCACTTAATAAATGGTCTTTTGAAATAGAAATTCCGTTATTTTGAAGAATTTTTATTGTTTCAAATAAATCTTTTCCTAATTGAGATATATAATAATTTTGATCAAACTTATATATATTTTCTGGATACTCTACTAAATATTTTAAACTCAATTGTTCATTTTTTGCAATTGATAACATTAATACCTCACTTTATAAATTTAAAGAATCTAAGTTCACTACTCCTTTTCTTTCCTTATATATACTATCAGAAAATAACATAGGATTATTTATATTTCTTAATATTAAATTCTTTATACTTTTAGTATATACATTATCATCAATATTGTCAACTGAAATATTACTTGTAAAACATGTTGACTTTCTTAAATTCTCTAATCTCTCTCTTAAAAAAGAATCTAAAAAAGGAATTTGATATCCTGACTTATAGACAGTTACTTTCATAGGATCGAAACAATCATCTATAATAAGAAAATCACAATTTAATATTCTATTATATTTATCTATTATATCTGGATCCTTATCAAAATCAGCTTCACATATAGTTTTAATAAGCTTGTTCATAAGAATAAATTGAACTTTAAATCCTTGCTTTAATAATTCTCTACCTACATAAGAAGCTATTGTAGTCTTCTGTGTACCGTTCTCACTAGACCATAAATATAAATGATAATTTGTAAATTTATTCGAATAATTTTGAATAAATTTACTCAACTTAAGTATATTTTGATTATAATCATTTCCCTGGTAAGTATTTATGTTATAATCTAATAAATGTAAAGGTAAATTAGCTTGTTTAAACTTTCGTTTAAACTCTATTTCTTTTTGTTTTTCTTTATGTTTTTCAGTTGAAATGACATACACCTCACCGTTTGAATCTCTTTTAAATTCTATATTACTCATATTAATTTACACAACAACTATTTATTTTATCAGAATCTTGATCAAATTCATGATATTTATAATTTCCTACAGAAGGATCAAAATATATGTGATTAAATCCATTTCCTTCATCATCAATAGAGGTAATTAGTTCTAAATCTCCATGTTCTTTTTTAATTTCTATTAAATTTTTAATCATTTCACTTATTTTCATATTATTCTCCTATCATTTTATTTAATTCTTCTTCAATATTATCATATAGAAATTTTTCTATATCACTTTCTTCATTATCAACTATTTGACCTATTGATCTTAATAATTGAGGATCTGCTTTAAATATAAGATCTATTACAGCTTCTTTACCTTCTTTTTTAATAACATCATTAATATGATTGATTTTTATTTCTCCAAAATAAGGAACTTGAGTTGATTTATCTTCAAGAAAATCCATTATTATAATAATAAAGAAATATTTTAGAAAAATCTTTGTTTCTTTTAAAGATCCTCCAGTCATTAACTGTAATTTTTTTAAAGTATTTTTAGCGCCATCTACCAACTCCATAAACGTTATCTCCTTTAATAATATATTTATCTATAAATTCTCTTACACAACCTTCTCCACCATTCTTTTTTAAATTGATAACTTTTTTATTTTTTCTAACTTCAAGCACTGCATTATTAGGACATGCTGCAATTCCAACATTCTGCATACATTTTAAATCATTTACATCGTCTCCAATATATGCAATATTCTTTGATTTAAATTGATCTAATATATGTTTTTTTAGAAATTTCCATTTATTATGGATGTCATAAAATGCAGATATTCCTAAATCTTCAGCTCTTTTACAAGTTATTCCATTGTCGTTATCACCTGTTAAAAATATAGTTTGAATTCCATATTTTTCTTTTATAATATTTAAACCATTAGCATCATGCGTATTAAACGATTTAAACATCTTACCTTCTTTTGAATAATTCATTTTTCCATCAGTAAGAGTTCCATCTACATCACAGATTAATAATTTAATGTCTACTTTTTTCCTAAACATTAGTTCTCCTTATTAATATAATATATAATTTTATGATAATAGTCAATTTTATATCTTATGAGAAAAATGTTTTTTATAAATTAATTCACATATTTCCCAATCTAATTCGGTGTCTATTTCAAAATTAGTCCATTCAGGCATGAAGTAAGGAAGAATAGGCTCTGTTAATCTACATTTATCTTTTTTAATATTTCCAATAGTATTGATATAAAAAGAACCATTCTCTATAAACACTTGACCTCTTCCTATTACAATTTCTTGTCTTCTTTTTCTATTTTTATAATCATAATTAATAGGAAGAAAACTTTCGTTATTACCCCAATAAAATCTTTTTGTTCTAGATAAAGATATTAAAGATTTGAATAAATCATTTTTAGAATACTCTTTAAATTCAGCAGTGGCTTGTATTAAATTATCGGCTGTTAGAAAAGGATTTGTAACTTGAATTAAATAAAATAAATCTTCTTCGTTAAGGAAATATCGTTTAGGTCTCATATTATGACTATCTTGTGGCATATAATATGTATTAATATAGTCTAACATAACATCTTCTGTTGAAGAATCATCTTTAGCTAATTCTAAATCTCTTATATGAAAACTTATTGTTTTAGATACTTTAATGTCCTCATTAGATCTAAATGTTTCGACGATATCTATAATTTCTATAGATTCTGTAGATATTATAATATGATCAAATATTTTAGACTTAATACATGTGTCTAAACATCGTTCTAATAAAGAGTCTCCACCACAAAATGGTTTAATATTCTTATTAGGTATTCCTTTGCTTCCACCTCGTACTGGTATAAATGCGGTTCTATTCATTTATTGTTTCCTTTATTATTTGATTTATAATAACAATAGGTATTATAATAATAAATATAAATACTGTTATTGTTGCTATTATTTCATGAGTATTCATTTAGTTTATGTCTCCATTTTTTCGTTCTCTTAATGGGTAATATCCAACAAAATCTTGACTCATTTTTGATTCATCTTTGTTTACAATAACTTCTGTTACAAAATGATTTATTGAAGCACATATAGATAGTGCTTTTTTCTCACTATCAAACACACCTTCAAATTCCCAATTCTTATATTCTATATCATTCTTTATTTTTCCAACTAACCAAAGTCTTTTACTCATTTTCTATCCTCTAATTTCTTTATTATTCATCTAAATCTAAAACTCCTTTCTCATTAAAAATCATATCATCAAAATGACGATAAACTAATTCTATTAATTTTTTAAAATCTGGATTTCTATAATCTTTATTTTTTATAAAAATTGCAAGATCCTTTAAATTATATAATTTATTATTTAGTTTAATCCAAGGATTCATTTAATCTTCCTTTTTTAACATTTCTTTATATTCTTCTTTTTTATTACAAAAATGCCAAAACAATTCTAATATATAATTTAAACCTTTGGATTCTAAAATCCGTTTTGGTACTTCGTTTAAAAAACCATCCCAATATGTAGGCATATTTATTTCTCCCTATTTGGTTGTATATATCCTCTTTCTATAGCACAATCTCTACATATTTTACGTACTTCAGAATAATAGTGCCAATGATGTTTTTCTTGTTGACAATGATCACATATAAAATTCATATTCATCTCTCTACTAGTTATAAGACATCTTATATAAACTATCATTATCCCATTGTCTTCTAGCACCTTCTTTAGTATCTATAAAACAAGTTTTAATCTTACATACATCACAAAAACATCTATACCATCCATTATCCTCTAATATTTGAGGTTCATGTTCGCATTTTTCTAAAATTTTGGATTCTTTCATATTAACTATAATATATAAAAATTTAAAATTGTCAACTTTCTATTGATAAAAGTTCACCTTTAAATAATTTTTCTAAATCTTCATTATCAAATTCATTTATTTTAAATAAATTTTGATTAATCATGTCTTTAACTTCTAAATTATGATCTAATCTCATATCTAAAGTATCAAGTCCAACTAATATATATACTAATACACTTCTAGTTTGTCCGTATCTATGAGTACGCTTCATTGATTGAAGAACACGTTCTAAATTCCAAGGTCTTGTAAAATAAATATTATATCTACATTGAGTTATATTAACAGCAACAGATAATACATTAGGAGAAGCAATTAACATTTTACAATCTGAGTGTTTAAATTCTTCAACTATTTCATGCTTATATTCATTTCTATCTCTATTTCCATATACACCTCCATGTAACTTTAAAGGCTTATACGTTTTATAATATTCTGCTAATTCATCTATTGTTTTAGGATGATAATCCCAAATAATTACTTTCTCATTTTCTTCATCTATAATTCGATGTATTAAAGAATCAGAAACTTCTAATTTAGAATGATCTTTAAATTTCCATTTACTTAAAAGATTGGTTAATTTAGGAGTTATAACTTTATCCTTTAAAAGAGATGGATTATCTACGGCTTGATTTATATAAGGAAACTTTTGAACCACTTGCTTAACAAATTTATTACCTGTTCCTTTTTCTTCTTTAACAACATGTAAAGTATCTAAAGCAAATTGAGAATATAATTTTCGATGTTTAGGATTTAATTCGAAATATATTTTCTTTTGAATTAGATCTGGTAATTCAATACAATCTTTTGAAAATCTTCTACTTACTAAATGTTTAATTGATGCTATAAACTCTTGAACATTTTCAGGAATATATTCACAAATAGCGTCTTTACTATATTTATTTCCTAATTTAGCTATAGTTCCTAACCAATTTCTATAATTATATATTAATAATCCCTCATCAAGAAAATCTATTTGATTATATAAACCTTCAATTCCTCTAGGATCTGGAGTTCCAGTTAATAAATATCGATATTTAAAAAAGTGTTTATGAAGATTTAAAATCTTAGATTGTCTTGCACTTGGATTTTTTATATAATGAGCTTCATCACATACTATACATATATTTTTACTCCATTCATTTAATTGTAAAGGAGGTTTTCTATATTTTTTTCCAGACTTCTTATTAACTCTCTTATATTCATTATCACTAAACATAAGAAATGATCTATATGTCATTATATTTATTCGATGTTGTTTTTGGAATGGTTCTCTATTACGAGCTGACGCTATATAAATTTCTTCTTCTTTTAAATCAAAAGAATTAAATTGTAATAATTCTCTTTTCCAATTAAATAATCCTTCACTAGGACATAGAATTAAAATCTTATCTACTTTTTTATTGAAGATTTTATGATTAAGAACATTAATAGTTATATATGTTTTACCTAATCCCATTTCTAAATAAAAAGCATATCTATTAGATGAAATTCCCTTAACAATTTCTTCAACTTGAAAGTTTTGATTAGGCTCTTTTCCTTTTAAAGGAGGAGCTTTAAATAAACTACGAATAATTATACTATCATCTTTTATTAATTCAGATGGAATATGTATTCGGTTTAAAATATCTCTATGAATTTCAAAAGATTCATGATATTTAGCATTATCTATAAAATATCTAAATGGTTTATCTTTTCCAGTCCAATATTTATGATTTTTATTAAAAGATAAACCACTTGATTCTGCTAAACGATAAAGTTCTTCCCAATTATCACCAGAGAATTGAACACCAATCTTATTTGTTTTTTCTAAAATAAAAAATCGTATCATTTAGTTTTTATTTCGACTACCTCTTCCTTAGGTTTTCGTTCTACTATTATAGGTTCTTCAATTACTTCTTTAACTTTAGATTTACATATTTCTTCTGTAACTAAATCAACAATTTTGTTATATTGTTCTGGATTCTCTTTAAAAAGTTTAATAACGTTTTGTTTTCCTTGACCTAATCTTTCGCCATTATAAGAATACCAAGATCCAGACTTTTCAATAAAACCAAATTTAATGCCATAGTCAATATATTCTTCAAAGACATTAATTCCTTCCCAAAACATAATACTCATCTCGTATTTTTTCATAGGAGGTCCAACTTTATTTTTAGAAGTTTTTATCCTAAATCTATATCCAATATTCTCATCTTTTTCAGTTATAAATTCAATCTTTCTAATTTCTAATCTTGTTGAAGAATAAAATTTTAAAGCTTTCCCCCCAGTTGTCGTTTCCGGATTTCCAAACATAATCCCGATTTTCATTCGAATTTGATTTATAAATATAATAGAACATTTTGATTTTCCTAACTTTGCAGTAAGTTTACGGCATGCTTGACTCATGAGTCTTGCTTGTAATCCCATATGTGAATCACCCATTTCACCGTCAATTTCAGCTTGAGGAACTAATGCTGCCACAGAATCTATTATAATAAGATCTATTTGTCCAGAATCTACTAATTCTTCTGCAATATCTAAAGCTTGATTCCCAGAATCTGGTTGACTAAACCAAACTTTATTCATATCTAATCCAAATGTCGTAGCATACTCAATATCTAAAGCATGCTCTGTATCTATATAAGCAACACGCCCGCCTTGTTGTTGAATATCTCCAGCAATTGCACAAGATATAGATGTTTTACCTGATGATTCTGGACCAAAAACTTCTACCATTCTACCTTTAGCAAATCCTCCACCGAAGGCATGATTTAATTTAGGTGAAGATAATTTCCATCTTTCTACTTCTACTAAATCTTCAATACCATGTTTAACGATACCTACTCCATATTTTTTATCAAATTGTAACTTTAATGATTCGATATCTTTTACTACTTCTAATTTTACTTTCTTTGGTGACATTTAAACTCCTTTTTATAATTTTCTTATCAACATTAAAATATCTTGAGTTATTTCATATAAACCATATCCAATTAAATGCTCTAATCCAGTTAAGTCTACATCAATATTAGCATCAAATTCTGGATCAGGAATACAATCATACTCATCAGCTATGTGATAAGCTTTTTCTAACTGTTTAAGTCTATTTTTAATTTTATTGTTCATTAAGATATCTCCTTTAATTAGTGTATATTAATATAATATGCAAAAATTAGTCATTTATCAATTTTTTTAATAGACAAATATAATGTATAATCATATTGAGTACTTTTATAATAATAGGATCTTTTTGATAATCTTCACTATCAATTAATAATTCATTATCTTCATAAATAGCTATTGATTTTTTCTTTTTATAAATATTATATCTAGACATTATAATTCTATTTCATATAAGCATATTCTGTTAAAATAGTTATATCTGGTAAATTCTCTTTAGTTAATTTAATAATCAAGTCTTTAAATTCAAGTTCAAATTCATTGTTTGAATTCATATCTAAAAACCAAATATTAAAATCTTTTAAATGTTTAGAAAGTTTACTATGATAATCTATCATATTAGAATTTATTTTAATATGAACTTCCCCCTCAATACTAATGTTCCAACATACCATGTGTTTTAAATTATCCATTTAATTCTCCTTTTTTAATCTTTAAAAATAGTTTTAAACATATCTTCCATATAATCATTATTATAATCTTTAGTTTTATTTTGACCTAATTGATAAGCTATTTTCATATTTTTATAATCTTTATATAGCTGATCATATTTAAGTTGTAATAGACTTAATTGTTGTTCTAATTTATCAACTTTATGAACTTTTATTTTAATTTCTTTTCCACATTTACAATTTATTTTAATTTCCAAAATTAATCCTCAATATATACTAAATCATATTTTTCAGTACATTCTTTAAATATTTCTTTAATTTTATTATTCATTTTAATATAATCTTTTTTATAAGCTTCCCATAAAACTTCATGATAAAAACCTCGTAATTCTGTCAAAGTATCAAATTTAATTAAAGTTGATATCTTTTCATGATTACTTAATTCTTCATACCAATGAACAAAATTTTCTAAATAAATATTTACAGATATATCTTTTTCTAAAATTTCACATTCAACAATATTAGTATCATTTTTTAATCTAAGATAAATCACCATAATAACTCCCTCAATCTTTTTCCTCTATATATCCTTCATAACTTTTCTGTATTTCAGATAATAAAGAATATTCTGGAAAATGTCCAGAAGTTTCAACTATAAACGTTTTTCTTACTTTACCTTTTACTAAAGTAGGAGGAATACCAAAAGAAAAACAAAAAGTATCTCCATTTTTAATTTCTTTACCGTACATATCTTTAGGGTGTTTTTTACTCATATTAAATTCCTTATAGTAATATAATATATAAAATTTAACTATTTGTCAATTTTATATGCTTTTTTTCTAAGAGATTCAAATGAGTTAAGACCTATAATTGTTTTCCATAGTTCTTCTTTTTCTTGAGAGTTCATATAATCGTTTGTAAAAGGATTTATATTATCATCTATAAGTCTATGAAAATATCTATATAATAGAACACAGTTGTTAGAATCGTACTTCATATGAGGAAAAGCACCTTTACCGAAGATGTGAGCTACGTCTAAAGTATAGAGTTCTCCAAACATCTGAGAGTCTATATAACTTCGTTCAGGCTGAACTAATAAAGAATATAATCTACATACTTTATCTCGATTTCTTACTATGCTTACTAATTTTTCATATTGAGTATCTTTATTTTCTAATTTTTGTTTTAGTTTTAATTTCTTTCGTTCTTGTGATTTTGTATATGCTTTATATCGAGTTTGTAATTGTTTATCATTTATAGGTTTATTTCTAAAGCCAATGTCATTAATACATCGGCTATATTTATTATAAAATTCTATAAATTCTTCAAAATTAAGCATTTTCATTTTCTTTCTTTTGCATTGCTTGTAATAATCTATACATCTTATCTACTTTCTCTAATTCTTTAGAACTCATACCATCAAACATTTTTTCATAGTCATCCATTTCTTCTTGTTTTTTAGATATAGTTTCAGTAAAAGGAGAAGGAGCTCCTGCCGCTGGTTTGAATAAATCTGTAATTTGAGCCGTAGCGAAAGTAGATTGTTGTAGACATAATTTATATAGATCTTTAAGATCTCTAAATTCTAATTCTCCATTTTCAATTTTTTCTTTTAATTTTCTTTGAATTAAACTAGTAAGAGATTCTTTTTCTTGAATACAAAGAAGTCGTTTAGAAAAGAAATTAAAAATATCTAATTTAAGAATTTCTAAAGGATCTGTTTTTTTAATAAGATCTACTTCTTTATCTATAGAAGTATCATCTATTGCTTCTATTAATTGATTTATATCATCTGAATTATTCATTATTTATTCTCCATATTCTCTACTGTCATTACTCATTTCGATTTCCTATTAAATATATTTACTATCCTACCCCAGAATAATTTTAATTTCAACCATTTAGGTGCTGGCATTGTAATTTTATTTCCAAAAATATCATGTGTTTTTCTATAATTAGAAACATCCTTAAATAATATTCTTCCTTTTATATTCATTTAGTTCTCCTTAAAAACAATATCTAATTGTTTTTTTAAATATTTGTTTATAGACTTAATTCGAAGTCCGTATTTAATTGGAGATATTTCAAAAGTGAATTGCTTTTTAATATCATTCCAATTCATTTGCTTTATTTCTTTATAATAATAACAAAGTGCTAAAATTATCACTTCTCGAAAGTCACTTTTTTTAGGAATACTAATATTTTTCCCATCAAATAAAGTTATTATTTTCACAAATGATTTTAAATCAATTAAATTATATAATCTTGTTATATCATTTGAATAGTTTGAATTTAAAATTATATTTATACAGTCCAAAATCATGTCAATTTCTTTTGATTCTTTTTTCTTAAATAATTCGTCAATTCTATATTCTAATTCATTGTTATTATTCACTAATCTATCCTACTTTTAAATTTTCATGTAAATATTCTAAAAATAATAATCTTAAATGCTCAACATTTTGTTTAACGTCTAATCCAAAAAAATCATAATAATCTTTCATAAAAGATTCTTTTTGATGTAAAGAATTTAAAAAAGCATTTATCGTAATTATTGCTATCATATAATCATAATTTGATTTAATTGTATTAAACACTTTCCTAACAATAGAAACACAAGTATCTAAAATATGTTCAGATTTATTTAATACATCATTTTCTACATTGCTAATAATACTTGATAAAGAAGAATAACCAATTTTATCAATATTGTCATAAATTTCTTTATTATCTTCTAATTCAAAATCTAAAGAATCATGATCTTCATCTTTTCTACTACCCCATAGAACACCTAATATAGGAAATCTTGAATATCCTCCAAAGGATGCCTCTATAACAAAATCAGGTTTTGATAAATAGTATTCTATTACTTTAGAAACACAATCATGAGCTTTATCCTGTATCTGTGCTTTTGTATATAATAATTTACCTTTTATTGTTTTTTTAATTAACTTTATAATATATATTTTTAAAATTGGATACATCTCGTTTAATACTTGAGGATCTCTATTTGCTGCTAAAAATTTATCCTGAATAATAAATAATTTACGTTCTAAATCTGGTTTATCCCAATAAGTATCATCACATTTAGGACATACTTTTGGTTTTTTTCCGAATGCATATTTAATTACTTCAAGACAATTTGAACATTTTAGTTCTTTTAACTTTTTAATAACCAATTTTTCCATAGAATATTCCCTTATCAATATATTTTATCATCACTTCTTCTAAATTAAAAGACTTATCTTTTAATTTCATATCAACATATAAGTTTTCATACTGTAATTTTTCTAATTCTTTCTTTAGTATTGACTTTTTACCAACTTCTATTAGTTTAAGTATTAATTCGATATCAAAAAAGAATAAATGAATATATTTTCTAGGTTCCCATATTCCAAGTATAACTGGAGTATAGAAATAACATCCTAATTCCCTCAAAGAATCTTTAATTTTTAAAAGATTTGTTTTTTGATGCTCTGCAACTCTTGCTAAACTAAATGCGCTATAACCATTCTTAGTTAACTTTGCTTCACCAAACATTATATATTTGTCACAAAGACATATTTCATCAAATGGTCTTGGATTACTTGTTGTAGCAATTATTTTAGGTGGATCAGGGATTTTATATCCCCAATAATTTTTATTATAATTTGCAACTATGTATCTGTTTAAATCTGCTTCTTTCATTTATTATATAGTCAGTCATATTACACTCCTAAAAATTTTTCATATTTAAAAAGCGGAGAATACACTCCGCTTTATTTTTATAAAGTTTTATTCGAATTAATAAGCAACTCCAGTATATGGGCATATTGTGAAAGTCATTGGAGCAAGATTTCCATTATTATCTTTTGCTATAGTAATAGGAATTCCATTCGTATCTATGGTAGTATATGTTAATTGACCATCATTACCTACTCCAGTAATTAAATCTAATTCTTCTGGAGTAAGACTTGCGATTCCCTTATATACATTAGAATCCAACGTTTTAGGGTCAAATTTTTGTGCTATAGGCTCTCTTGATACCACAGGTCTTTCAACTACAGCTTGAGATGGAGCTGAATGTACAGAATCTTTAATAATAATCGCTGGAGTTTCAGGTTGAACCGGAGTTTGAGCAGGAGTTTCTTGTTTTACAACAACTTGAGATTCATTAGTATTAGTTAATTCTTTTTCATAAGTTTTTGAATCTTGTTCTTGATATCTCTTTTTTTCTTCTTCAGCTAATAAAGTTAATTCGTTAAAATAGGTAGTATTAAATGAAAGATCTACTGCTTGAATAAACTTACCTAAGTTTTTTAGAATTTTTTGGTATGAAGTAATTTTATAAAGTTTATCAAAATCATATTTTTTCCAAGTCATTTCATCTGGAATAATTTCAACTACTGAATTAACAAATTGAAGAGCATTGGGAAAATCTACTTGAATTTTATTTGCATCTTGAGTTGGATGATATACTTTATACCAAGGATCTCCACCAAGTTTAAGACCAAGTACATCGTAAGAATCTATTGGACCATTATATGTAGCTATATCATCAAGTATTAAGTTATACATTGTCTTAGCTACACCTTCTCTAGCATAAATACGTTCTTCACCAGTAGTAGGATTTTTCTTAATTGTAACTTTAGAAGATAAAACTTTAAATGATTTATTTTCTACATGCCATTGATAATTCATTCGATCAATAACATTCATACAAACTGAAGTAGTAGGAGCCCAACCCGATTCTAATGCATTATCCATTTTATTATTTTTAAATACTCTACTAAATAATCCTGGATGATTATCTTTGTGTTGGAAAATTTTACTATTACTTGTATTATCCCAGTCATATGCTAATACTGTATTGAAAACTTTCCAAAGAATCCAATCTGAATTTTCATTCTTATCAGGCCATACACATCGAAAATTCTTTCCACCATCACCTAATATCCATGATACATTAACTACTTTTGGATCCCAACCTTCATCTCTAACAGATAATGGTTTTCCAACAATTCTAAAAATAGCTGGATCTTTTTTAGATAATCCTAAGTAATGAATTGTCTCATAATCTATAGGAGTATAACTTCCATTTTTTCGATTTTCTTCTTCTTGTTTTTCTTTTTTTCGAAGTGCTAACGCTTCTTCGAACGCTTTTTGTTTATCTGACATTCTATATGTCTCCTTTTTTGCCTGGACTTATTAGTCCTAATTTTTTTACTACAACGTAGCTTTTTTATATAGTCATAAGTATTACATAATATTCCTCCTTTTCGTAAATATATTAATTATAATAATAAGTTTTTATGATAAAATCAATTCTAGTCGAAAATATTCTAAACTATTCATCTGGAGGAAAATAAAGAAAATACCAATATAAATTTATATAGAATATATATAAAAACTTTACAACAATATTTATATAATAAATGCATGAGTATAGAGAAATTTTATATAATTTAAGTGATTTATAAAGCATATAAACATTATTAAGGAAATAGTGTAAACAGAAGTTATTTTTTGAATTAAATCTATATGTATGTCCTTTTTTATTCTTAAGAATAGTTAATAATCCTGAGAGAAGCAAGATTTTGAAACATTTTCGAATGTTTTTAATTCTTAAATTTTTAGCAATTGTATTTTTTTCAATTGTATTTATATTTATACCTTGTTCTAGAGGTTTATTTATATCTTTTTTATATTTACGAGTTTTTGTATAAAATGATTTTTGCCATACATTTTCATAAAGTAGTAAACAAGAGGTTATTGTTCGATTATAATTTTTAGTTCCTATTTTACCTAAATTATTTTTTTGATAAGTTTGTTCTATTATATACTTAATCGTATCCCACTTTAAATCTGAAAATTCTTTATCATAATCTCTTTTTAATTCTAAATAAGTATTGTCTTCTAATATAATAGGTTTAAACTTATTATCAGAATATTTTTTATTAAAATTAAGCTTAATCCAATTCCAATATGATTCTATCATTATATATTTAAAATAAGATCCTTTTTGCATATCATATGAAGTTCCGTCATTCCAATATTCACATTGTTGTTTAAATTTTTCTAAAGTAGACTTAGGATTATTTCTTAATAAGTAAAATCCTAATTTAAAAAAGAATTCATGTCTATCTCCTCTTCCATAAGAAGACGGAGTCCAACTTGTTTCATATTCTTTATTATGATAATAATCAATAGTTTCATCTAATTGCATGTTAAGAAAATCAGTTAAAGATTGAGCAGAAATATTTGAAAGAATATCATACATTATTTTAATAGGATGATCTCTATAAGTAATAAATTCGCCAGTTTCATTAAAATTTCCGCATAAAGAATAATCTTTACTGTAAGGTAGTTTTAACCATCGTCCATTAGTTTTTATTTCTAAGTCTATTTCTTGAGTATTAAAACAATTTTCTATATTTTTTATAGTTTTTTCATTTAAAGATTTATCATATAAATACATAATATGATAACCTAATCCATGTTTTTTCTTAAAAACTAAAATTTCTTTACCAAAATAATAAGTTAATATTCTATGAATTTCGTCAAATGATTTCTTTTTTAATTGAGGTTCATCTATATCAACCCATAATACATTAGAATTAGGATGTATTGGAAGACTATAATTTTTATTATGTAAAAGATGTTCACACCATATAGCATGTGTTATACTTTTAATAGAAAATTCTGAATATGTTTTATTTTTAATTCTAATTTTATTAGAAGTATTATCATATCCAAATTTATTCTTTAAAGTACTAAGTATATTAAAAGCTAATTTTTCAGAATAAGTTTCTTGATAAATTTCTTTTATCAAGTTTTTCCAATGAGTTATATTTTTATTTTTTGAATATACAAAACTTTTTTTATAAAAGCTTTCTTCTTCTTCTTTTGAGAAAATCATATCTTATAATGTATAATATAAAAAAATTATGAATTTATCAAAGTTTCAGTTTTGAAAGATCTTTTATAAAATCATCTTGAGCTATTTTATTTTTTTTCCAATTTTTATCAACAACTTCTTGGTTTTTAATATCAAGTAATACGACATTTAAAGATAAATCATTAGGATTATTTAGTAAATTTTCTTTTGAAAAATCTTTTTGTAAGAGATGTACTTCATCTTTAACAACATCTAATAAGAATGATTGAAATGCTGATATATTTTTATCGATGAATGGTCTATTTTTCGTAGTTAATGAATAAAGATATAACTTAAATTTTTCTTTTTCTTCAGCATGTTCTTCTTGATTATTATTTACATAAAACTTATAGTAATATAAATTATGTGGTACTGCTAATATATATTTTATAGTATGATTTTTCTTTCCCATATTAGTATAGTAGTGGATTGATAATTTATCATTTTTTTATTATTATATTAATATAATATGAAAGGAGGTTTTCCATATATGGAAATACAAACGTTAAATATTCAAAAAAATTCTAAATTTTTATTAAATTCAATAGATCATGACAATATTTATTTTGAGTCTTTTTATCTAGATTTTGAAAATTCAAAGATTTACTTTCAAAATCTAAATTTCTATGGATCTATTGATCTTTATTTTAAGTATGAAGAAGGAGAAAAGGTTCATGACAATTTTTATGTAACCGCAGATGATTTTATTCATTTATGTTGTTATCACGATACACTTTATTTAAAAGATTATTGTTTTTCTAATTCTAAAAATGAAACTATAGAAATAGGACATCGTAAAGAAGAGTATGCTCATGAAAAAGCTTTTTTTGAAAAAAAAGAAAATATGAAATCATTCAAATTAGATGTAGAATTACTAAAACATATGAAACATTCTCTTTATTATGTAGATAGTGACTCATTTTCAAGTTATGATGCATTTTTTATCAATAATAAAAAATTATATACAACCGATTGTGTTAGATTTTATGAAGCGAATGTATCTATACAAGATAACTTTGTTTTACCATCATTTGCTGTAAGATTAATGTCAATATGCGATCCTGACACTGAAATTAATTATTTAGTTCAAGATAATAATGTTTATTTAAATTTCAATAATGAATTAACTATTATATATGCAAAAAGCAATAAATATGAATTAATGGATACTACTACCTTAGAATTTACTGAAAGTTATAATCATGAAAATTTTGTTAATGTTAAAAGAGAAGATTTTATAAATATAATACGATTTATAGAATCTTTTCTTAAAGGAGCTAAGAATGCTAGAATATTTATATCTATACGTGAAGATAACTTATATATTGAACTAAATGATTCTGATTTTGCTAAAATAACAAAAATTCTTCCTATTGAAACTAAAAATATAAATGAAGGATCTTTTATTCTTAGTTTTTCAAATCTTAAATCTATTATAAATCATATCGATAATGATATTATAACTATTCAATTTAAAGAAAATGCTCCTACTCTTAATTTTTATGGAGATAATAAAGATTTTCATATTGTGTGCGGGAGAATAAATGAATAATAATAGTGTTTTTAAAGAATCAATAGAGTTTGATACAGATGCAGCTTTATGTTTACTTTCTCAATTTTTAAAAGGAGAGATTAAGATTACTAGAAGCTTACTTTTTAATAAACATCAATATGTTTATTATGATGTAAGTTCACGTTCTATTTTGAATGAGAAAGATAAATTATTAGAAGGTCAAAATAATTTTATTTTAAATTGGATTTCTAAAAAACAGGATTGGAAAATATACGATGAAAGTAGCTTAACTGTAGATGACTTAATTGAACAAGTAGCTATTTATAGTATTGAACAAAATTTTAAAAAAATTAAAAAAAGTTTATCTAAATTAATTAATAGAGTAATAGAAAAAAATAATTGTAATTGTAATAAACAATTAAATCAAGAAGAGTTAGACGAGATGTTAAAGGAGAATAATTAATGCTGTTAGAAAATGAAAATATTGATGTACAAGAATTTATTAGAACTTTTAATAAAAAATTTAAAAACTTTTGTGAAAAAGCTCCGATAGTAATGACTTATAGAACTACTCCTTCATCAGTATTTGTTTCTGAGATGAAGACTAAAGAAATTAAACAATTTGATTTTGATTTTAGTGTTTCAGTAAAACAAAATATTAAAATAATTAAAGATTGGTTATTTAAAAATAAATATCCAAGAATGATTCAAATTATAGAAGAAGAGATGTCATTAACTGAGGAAGAATTAGAAGAAAAATTAAATCAAGGAATTATGGATGATCAAATTTTATTACAAAAGAAAAAGAAAACTTATCATATTACATGGGTAATTGAAAAAGTTATTATTTTAAGAGATGAGTTTATTATTCGTAATTTACAAGATAATAATTTATATGTATTTAAGATGAATAGTATGCCTTGTACTTTATTTCTAAAAAAAGTAAGAGAGAAATTAGATGAATTTCAAGCATATGATTTATTTGAAAAAAAATCTATTTTGTTTAAAAAACATTTATCTCAAGTAGATGAAAATAATAATATAATAGAATAAAGTTGATTTAAAGGAGAATTTTAAAAAATGAAGAATTGTAAATCATGGATCAAAGAAAAATTAATAGACTATGACTTTTCAGTAAAACAAGTAAATAAACATTATGAGGAATTTATAAAAGAAACAGATTCTAATTCCTCATATGCATCATTTCAACAAACAGTTAGTAGAGTTAAAAGAAATCTTTTAAATGATTTAAAAGATGACGGATCTCATCAATTAGTAATTGATGAAGCTAATAAAGTTAATAGTATTAAACAAAAGTTACAAGATAAAAATAATGTAGTTAGTAAATTAAATAGAGAAACATATCGTATATTCAATTGTTTAGAAGACTTGAACACTGAATTAATTAACACTATCAAAAATACAGAATGGAATATTCCAAACGCACCAAAACTTCCTAAGAAGAATTTAAAGAATCGAAAATATGCTGTAATTACACTTTCAGATATTCATGCTGGATGTTTAGTAGAAAAACATTTAGAACTTAATAATGAATATAATTTTGAAATATTAGCTAATCGATTAAGATATTATATTCAAAGATCTATTGAAGAATGTAATGCTAAAGAAATTACTGATATTTTGGTTGTTGGCCTTGGAGATTTTATTTCTTCACAACGTAGACTTTCAGAAAAAACTACTTCAGCTGCATCTATTACACGATCTATAATGCTTATGAGTTATATTCTTATACAAGCTTTACATGAATTAAGAAAAAACTTTGAAACTTCAGTTCTAATGATATCGGGTAATGAATCTAGAATTTATGAAACAGATAATATGAGTAGTTCAGATTGGTTAGTATCTGAAAATGGTGATTATGCTATATTTAATATTGTAAGAATGATTTATGAAATACATAAAACAGATATAACATTTATTAAAACTAATTTTAGGGAAGTAACTTATAATTTTGGTGGAGTTGATTTCTTATTTTTACATGGAGATACTTTAAAATCAAAATCAAATATTAATAAAAAAATAAAAGATCTTGTTGGCGATTATATGCTTAATAAGAAAAGAAATGTAGATTTTATTGTATTTGGACATTTTCATACTTCAGATATTTCTGACTACTATTGTGGAGTTGCTTCATTAATGGGTAGTGATCATTACTCAAATAGAGATTTACGATTTACAAATAGAGCTTCTCAAACTATTTTATTTATTGAAAATAAATCTGTAGAAGGTAAGAGAATAGATCTACAAAATATTTACTACGATTATCCTGGATATGATATTAAATCAGAATTAGAATACTATAATGTAAAACCTATAAGTGCAAATACAGAAGTTGTAATAAGGAATTTAGTATGAATATAATAGCTATCCATAGGAATTTATGTGATATTCCCATTGAATATGCAATAAGTAATGTTCTTTATGATGAACTTTCTTTAGCTATGTGGGCTAAAGAACAATATATAGATTTTCATTTATTTCCTGATGATATTGAACTTTATGATGTTACCAGTATTAATATAAAAACAGCAAGAGAAATTCTTAAAAGAAGTAAATTGTTATTAGATGAACATAATTTAAAAAGAGAAAAAGAACTTGATATGGAAATAATAAAAAAATTAAAAGAAAAATGGTTTTTAAAATGATTAAAAAATTAAAATTAAAAATAAATAGGTATCATACATTAGAATGGAGAATATATGTTAAAAAACTTAAAAGACTTTGGAGAATGAGTAATTTTCTATGTGATAGAGTTCATTCTTTATTGAAATTAATTATTGTGAGGAATTGGTATAATAAAACACATAAGGAAAAAAAATGAAATATAATAATATTATAATAGATGGAAACAATCAGTTTCATAAAAATTGGAGTATATATAAAACTCGATCTGAGAATCAAGTAAAAACTAAATCATATATTACAGAACCGATAGAAATGTTTTTAATGTCTATTCGAAAAATAGAAAGAAATTATTTGGCAGAAAATGGAACTATGTATATTTTATTTGATAATGTAACTTCAAAAGAAAATTATAGAAAACAAATAGATCCTAAATATAAAGCAAATAGAGAAAAAGGTGAAGATTCTTATTACAAATGTATAGAATATATACAACTTTTTTTATTGTCTTATAGTGAAAACTATAAATTAGTTTATAGACAAGATACTGAAGCTGATGATCTTGTATGGCCTTTGATGATTCAATTTAGATTAAGAGATACTATTCTAATTAGTTCTGAAGATTTTGATTGGGCTAGATGTATGGAATATTCTGAAAATGTCTATTGGTATAAAAATAAAGAAATATATGATCGTATTAAATTTAAACAAAAATATGGATTTGAAATAAAACCTAATTCAATTGTAATTCATAAATCTTTTAGAGGAGATGCTTCAGATAATATTCCAAATGCTTGTCCAGGAATACGAGAAAAAGATTTAATTAAATTGATTCAAAATTATTCTTCAATAAAAGAAATTTTAAATGATCTTCCTAATATAGATTATATATCAGATACTTGGAAAAATAAAATAGCGTTAGCAAGTCCAAGATTAAGATTAAATGAAAAATTAGTAGGATTTATTAATATTTGTGATAAGGATCTAGATAAATGTATTTATCACTGTAAATTTGAACCTAAAATTCTTACAAAATATTATAAATCTATGAAATTTCAAAAGTTTTATGACTATCGATTAAATCCTACTAAATCTAAATGTAATGATTCTTTTTTTAAATTTGACAAAATTCAAAGAATTTAATATATATATACTAAGGAGATTAATATGCAAAGTCTAAAGATAAAAGGACAGGAAACATTACAAGTAGAGGCCTTATGTAATGTATCTATTAATGATGCTTTTGATGAAGCTAAGGAATTATGTAAGAGTCTTAATTTATATTATATTCATTTAAATTTTAATGGAATCTTATTAAAGATTTATCAAATAAGTATTTTTGAAGGAATTTATTCTCAATATATAGATGAATTATATTAAAAAACTTAAAAGTAAGTTAAGGAGCATATATGTATATAAATAATATTGTAATTGAATTTCGTATAGGAACCGATTTAAAAGATGCTTTAAGACATGCAAAAGGATTAGCATTACAAAATGATACTTGTGTTATGTTTGAGTTTAATGATCATAAATTTGTAATTACAGAATGTTCTAATTTAGAAAGACAACATAAAAATTATTATAAGGAAGATTAATGAAGATTAATTATGTAAAATTAAAAAACTTTTGTTCTATAAAAGACTCATTAGTAGAATTTAATGAAGGAATTAATTTAATAGTAGGAGATAACTATGTAGGTAAAACTACTTTATTTAAAGCGATTGCTCTTTTACTTTTTAATTATACTAAAGGAAAATTAGAAGATTATATTCAATGGGGTAAAACTTCTTATGAAATAGAAATTGATCTTGATCATAATGGAAAACATTTTAATATAAAATATTCTTATAGCGTAAAGGCATCTAAACGAGTTGTAGAAATTGATGATAATATATATGATTCTAATAAAATAGCTCAACAAAAATTAGCTGAACATTTTGATCCTAAATATACTTTTGCAAGTGTTATTTCATTTGAAAGAGAATTAGATTTAGTTAATATAAATCCAGCAGACAGAAGAGAACAATTAAAAAAAATACGTAATTTAGAATTTAAAAATGAAATAAAACAGATTGAAGAAGAATTAGAGTTTTTAGAAAAAGATAAAACTATTTCTTTAGATAAAGATATTGCTATTTTAGAGAATAAAGAATATGATATAAAAGAGTTAAAAGAACTTCCTTTTAACTCAGAAAATTATTCTAAAAAAGAATCCGAACTTGAACATCTTAATAGAGAAATACAAGAATATTCTAATGTAAAAAATAAGATTAATGAATTAACAAATAAACAACAATTAATACGAACTCAAATTGATGAAACTACTCATGAAAAATTAAAATTAAAATCTCAAGGTGTCGATTATTCTAATAAAATTTCTTCACTTGATTATGAATTAAAAAATAATTCTTTTGGTGCTAATTTAGAAACATATAAATCACAATTAAATGAAGATCATAATATAGAAGTAAATAAATTAGAACAACAAAGTAATAATATTATATTACAAAGAGTTCCTATATTTGATAATATTGAATTAAAAAAAGTAGAAAAGGAATCTTTAGAACTTACTGCTAAACTTATGAGTTTAAAGCAAGAGTTAGCTTTAGTTAAACAAGGTAATTGTCCCACATGCGGTCAACCATTCAAATCATCTGAGGATGATATTAGTATAGAAATTGGTGCTAATAGTACAACATTAGAATCGATTCAAAAAAGATTAAAAGAATTAAAAGAAGAATTTGATAAATATTCTAAAATGAATATAGAAAATGAAAAACTTAATAATTTGAAACAACAATTACATATTAAAATAGAAGCTGAGAAGAAAGCTATTCAAATTAAAATTCAAACTATTAAAGATAATATTGAAAAAGAAAAAAAGAATATAGAAATTTATAAACAACAAAAAGAAGAATCTATAAAAGAATATACTATTTTTCTAAATGAAGGTATAAAGACATTTAATGAAGCTAATATTAAATTAATTTCTTTAAATGAAGAAAATAATAAAATAGAAAAAGAAATTACTAAAATAAATTCAGTAGACGATTATATTTCTAAATTAGATTTATTAGAAAAACAAAAATTAATTGTTGAAAGTTCTATTGACTTATTTAAAGCTATACTTATAAAAAATAATCTTATTAAGGAACAAAATGAAAAAGTAGAAAAAATTAAAATAAAAGATCAGGAAACTTTTAAGGAATTACAAAAGAATAAGTCAGAACTTATTCAAGAGATTACTGAATATAAAGAAGCTAGAGATATTCTTAGAAAGAAATTTCCTAATTTTATATTAAAAGACTTTATTCAAAATATTAAAGTTGGTATGAATAATTTTCTTTCTAAAACTTATAATGAAAATTATGAAATAGATATTATAGAAAAGAAAGATTCAATTCATGTAGTTTATGGACCTTATAAAAAAGATGTATATTTAGCATCTGGATATGAATCAGCATTATTTTCTTTAGCATATAAAGATGCTCTTAATAGAATGCAAAATCTTAATTTATTAATACTTGATGAGGTAGATCAAAATGCTAATGATAAAAATTGTATAATCTTATACGAACATATAGGATCATTAAAAAAATCATATACACAAATTCTTTTAATTACTCATAGAGAAATAATTAAAGATTTATTAATAAATAGTTATGATGCTTCAGTCTATGAAGTAAGCAATGGACAAATTGTTAAGGAAATTTAAATGGATTTTATAGAAAAAGTTGGTTATATAGATAAACATGATTCTTGTTATGATATCTCTAAGAAGGATATTGAACTATTAGGAAAAAAAATACTTAAAATTCTTGAAAAACAATATCCTAATGATAAATTTAAAATAGAAAATAATGAAGAAGGATTATTTATTATAGTAAATAATCCAGATTTATATGACAAAGATGAATATTTTGACTTTTTATGGACGATGAAGAAATTAAATCCTGAGATAAGAGATAATTTTATTTTTTGTTTTGATTATCCAAATAATTTTTAAAGTAGGAGGTTTTAAATGATTGAAAGAATAGGTTATGAAAATGATGGCTATGCAGATCGAGAAGCATATTGTGATGCTCCTGGATGTGACGAAATTATTGAATTAAAAGAATGTACTTTTTATGAACTTATAGATGAAATTAAATGTATGGGTTGGAAAATTACTAAAGAAGGTGATGAATGGACACACTATTGTGAAGAACATAGGGGAGGATACTAGTAATGGGATGTGCAATTATAATATTAGCTAGTGTATTAGCTACTTATTTTTTTGGTGGTGAATTTTGGGGATATTTATTAGGACTTGGTCTGTTATGGATTATTTTTGGAGATAATAGATGAAAAAAATATTATTAGTACTAGTGATAATACTACTAGGTACCTCATGTACAGATTTTGAAAGACATGTGAAGATGGTTCCTAGAGATAGAATAAACGAAGAAAAAAATTCAAGTTATATGACTTGGTTAGATCGTAATTTAATAAATCAAATTCCTGTACAATTTAAATTTGTAAAAAAATTAAAAACTCATTTTTATATTTGCCAATATCATAATTTTGAATATATTGTTTATATATATACAAATAGGTTTAGTGTTCCTGTAATTAATTTTACAAAATTGGAGATAGTAAGTAATGAATGAAAAAGTAATAATAGCCTTTTGGAGAGGTGAAAAAGTAAGATTAAAAAATTGGCCTCCAGGTGAATATTTTTATTTAAATCCTGCAACTCATAACGTATTTGATAAGAATGCGGTTAGATGGGAGAATCCCCCTTTAATATCAAATTTGTTATCTAATGATTTTGAAATATACGAAGAACCTATTTTAGATTCAGAAAATAATATAATAAAACAAGGTGATATATTTATACCTCTCAATGTCGAAAATCCTCATCCAAATATCTTTCATAGTCAAGTAGAAGGAAAATATTTTATAGGATTTTTTTGTCTTGGGCGATTTTGTAGAGGTGATGACAGATCTTCTTCTTCCTCTATCAGGAAACTAGCGAATGCTCCTCAAGAAATTTTAGATTTAATTAAGGAGCAAAAATGAAAAAGAAACATTTAAAATGTTGTGGGAATTGCTCTAAAGAAGGAGGAGAAGAAGGAGTGTCGTATTGTGGTGACATGTACAAAAAAGTTAAAGCGTGGGAAGTGTGCATTAATTGGGAATATGATAACAACAAAAGATCAACAAGAAAAGGGAGATCATCACAATGAAAAAGTTTTTAATAACACATATAATAGCTGCACCACAAGAAATATTAAATATATTTGAGGAAAATTTAGATGAAAGTATATGAAATAGAATGTTTTCCAAGTGCCAATACATGTATTGAAAAAGATCTTAAAAGGATGTTTGTTTGGTTTGAAGAAGCCAATATCGAAGATGAAATTAAAATTAAAGTACTTGAGATGAGTGAAGAAGAATATGAAAATCTTCCTGAATTTGAAGGACCATAAGGGGTAACTAATGTCAGGGCCAATATCGGTAAATAAAAATAATTATCATAAAAATAATAGTATAGTATATACTCCAGATATTCTTTGTAAGAAATTAGTAGATATATATGAATCGAGTAGAACAGATACAGATAAAGATAAAAAAATTATATTTGATCCATGTACAGGAACCGGAAATTTACTTAGATATTTTAAAATATATTTCGATCAATATAATAATGAATATTTCAGGAATCACTACCTAACTTTTGGAATGGATATAGATGATAATAAAGATCGAAAATATTGTGATAAATTTATTAAACAAAATTTCTTATCTTGGGAGCCTACAAATAAAATAAAACCAGACTTAGTTATTATGAACCCACCTTTTAATAGAGAGTTAGATAATGAAACAATTAAATGGATGAAAGAACATAAGTTAGGAAAAGCATTATTACCAGATTTATTTCTTAAGCAGGCATTTGATCTATTTGGACATGATCAGAAAGTGATAATGATTACACCTATGGGATTTCGATTAAATCAGAGAATGATATCTAAACGATATAAAGAGTATTCTATAGGTAAGTATGGTGATTCTAAGATTACATCGATAATGAGTATTCCATTAGATATATTTCCAGAGGTACAAATTCATATTGAAATATTATTCTGGAATATAAAAGGAATCGAACCTCATTATTGGTTAGATTCAGTTTAGGAGAAATTTTTATGAAAAATTCTAATAGAATATATAGACATTATAAAAATATGAAATCTCAGAAAAGAGATAAAGATGATAGATCTTATAATGCTAGTATACATGCGAAGGTATTTAAAGAGTTAGAGTTTAAATTTATAATTAAACATCTTACTAAAAATGAAAAATATTATCTTTCTAGAAAAATATATAATGCTTTTCTTTATATAAATAATTTAAATTGTGTTGATAACTATAGGTTAGCTCTATTCAATCCTAATAGATTAGTAAAAAAATGGATAGGTAAATTTGATTATGATTTACAAAAAGATAATGGTTGTTGTGGGTTTTATGATGAGGAAGTAAAATTAAATTCTAGTAAAATAGTATTATTTGGATTTAATTTTGGTCATTAAAATTTATAGAAGGTTGTAAAAAATAAGTGAAATATATTTAATAAATATTTGATATTTATTAAATATTATTATATTCTATATATAGAGGATAAATTTAAATGGATAAACGATTTAAAAATGCAATGTATATATTAAAAGTACTTCAAAATAATAAACATGATGCTGTAATAGCTGGAGGATGGGTTAGAGATAAATTAATTGGAGTTCCATCAAAAGATATAGATATAGCAACTTCAGCTAAACCCGAAGAAGTTGAAGCATTATTTGAGAAAACTATTCCTATAGGAAAAGCTTTTGGAATCATTAGTGTAATTATTAATGAAGATCAATTTGAAATAGCTACTTTTAGAAGTGACGGAAATTCCTTAGACGGAAGACATCCAGATTCCATCACTTTTTCTTCTATGGAAGAAGATGCTGAACGTAGAGATCTTACTATTAATGGCATGTTTTATGATCCTTTTCTTGATTTTGTAATAGATTTTGTAAAAGGTAAACAAGATATTAAAGATAAAGTAATTAAATTTATTGGTAATCCTAGAGAAAGAATTCAAGAAGATTATCTTAGAATGTTAAGAGCTATTAGATTTGCAATAAAATTAGATTTTAAAATGGAAAGTGATACTTTTAGGAGTATAATAGAAAATTCTAAACATATTACTAAAATTTCTTCGGAAAGAATTAAAGATGAATTAATTAAAATGTTTAGATTAGGAAAACCTAGAAATACTTTATATTTATTATCTTTTTGTCTTTTATTAGAAGAAATATTAATTGAAGTATACATACTAAAATTTTGTGATCAAAATCCAGGATGGCATCCAGAAGGAAATGTATGGGAACATACTATAATTGCTATGGAAAATATTTTTAAAAATAATGAAAATCCTTCAGATGAATTAATTTGGGCAACTCTCTTACATGATATTGGAAAACCAACTACTCAAACTGTAGAAGATGGTGTAATTAGAAGTCATGGTCATGCTAAAGAAGGTGCTGATATAGCTAGAAAAATTCTTAAAAGATTAAAGTTTTCTAATGATTTTATTGAAAAAGTAACTCGACTTATATATGATCATATGGGTGTTAAAGAAATAAAAAAGATGAAAAAATCTACATTTAGAAAATATTTAGCTAAACCTTATATTGAGGATCTTATAAAATTAGCATTTGCTGATAGTCAGGCTTGCGGTATTAAAAGTCATACTAAATGGTATAATACTTATTTAGAAAGAAAAGAAAAATTAAGTAATGAAGTAATAGAAATTTTACCTTCATGCTTTGTTAATGGAAATGATTTAATACGTTTAGGGTTTAAACCAGGACCTAAGTTTAAAAAAATATTAGGTGAAATTATGGAACTTCAATTAAATGAAGAAATAAAATGTAAAGATGATGCTATAAACTATATAAAAAAAATAAAGGAGTAAATTATGTTATTAGCTTTAATTGTATCTTGGTGTATTTTAAGTTATATACTATTATTATTTATGAGTATAGGAGTTTGGTTAGAGGCATGGCTTGAAGATCGTAGTAATCTTTCTGATCCTTTGAAATATCTATATGCTAAACTAGATGATTTAGAAACAAAAGAAGAATTTTCTACAAAAATTAAATATAGTATTTTAGCTTTTCTTCCTGGAGTATATTTAGGATATTTAGTATATAATATTTTCTATATTTTCAAGAAAAAATATAAGGAGTTAATTTAATGATTCAAGAAATTAATTTAATAGATCCTTCTTTAATAGAAGGATGTAAGTGTGAAGATGTAGATATTATTAAAGAAGATCCAAAAGAGTTTGTTGCTTATTTTAATAAATTAGCAGACTTTATTAGTAAAAAGAAAGGAATCGGATTAGCTACTTGTCAAATTGGAGATTTTAGGAAAATAGCTGTAATGGTAGATGGAGATCAAGTAGTGCCTATTATTAATCCTAGATATTTTTCTAATGCTTCAAGAGCTCAATTTAAAGAAGGATGTTTATCTTATCCTAGAAGATCTTTTTTAGTGAAGAGATTTAAAAGTATAAAGGTTAATTTTATTTCAATAAAACAAAAAGAGGATGAATCTTATGAGTTTGTAGAAATTAAAAATAAAACATTAAGAGGAATGCAATCAATAATTTTCCAACATGAGACAGATCATTGTAATGGAGTAAGTTGTGCTGTTAAAGGAAAAGAATTAAGAGGATAAATATTTTTAAGAGTCTCATTATATGAGACTCTTTTTTTATGTGTAGACTATATTTATATGAGTTTACCTCAAAAAATAGAAAATGGATCTTTTTTAATATCTGATTTATTACAAGGCGATGATAAAATATCAAAAAGATCTGATTTTAATGAATTGTCTAATGAAGAATTACAAGAAAGTTTAAGATTAATATATAATAATAAATTTCTTTCACCTGAAAAGAAAAAATATTTATTAATGCACAGTTGGAAGATACATTATACAATTAAACCTCCTAATATACAAGAATTTTTAACTGAAGAATGGATAGGACCAACTGCTAGATCTCTTCATCCTCACGTAATTAAGATATTATGTGAGTATTGGAAATCAGATTCTCCTTATAGAAATTTAATATTAGCCACATCGATTGGTACTGGTAAAACAACAATGAGTGCTATTTCAATGTTATATATAATAGTTCATTTAATGTGCATGAGAGATATAAAAAGATTTTTCGGACTAGCTCAATCAGGAAGTATTTTAATTGCATTGATCTCTTTTACATTACATAAAGCGGGTCAAATTTTATTACAAAAACTTATTCAAATATTATGTTCTACTGAGAAGTTTAGAAGAGTTAATCGTGAAGAAAGAATACTTGTTGCTCAAAAAGAAACTCCTGATAAATTAATATGGACTACTGCCGGTAGAATGGGTAGCGTTCAATTTGCTGGAGATGTTCATGTTATGTTAGCATCTTCTCCTACAGCGATATTAGGGTTAGATATGATTGCAGCTGTTTTATCTGAAATATCATTCTTTCTAGATCAAGGTTATTCTTCAGAGTATATTTGGAGAATGTATAATGATACAAAAGGTCGTATTCAAAGTAGATTTAGAAAAAAATATCTTACTACATGTATATTAGACTCGTCACCCAATGATATGGAAGAATCTCCTATTGATAAATATATTTTTACAGGAGAAGCTTATAAAGATCCTTCTAATTATATAATGACAGGTGCTCATTGGGAATATTTACCAGATAACCATCCAGAATGGCAAAAAACAGGCGAGACATTTCCAGTATTTAAAGGAGATGGAAGTAATCCAGCTCAAGTATTAACCGAAACTGAAGTAGAGAAATACAATAAAGAAGATATATATAATGTTCCTATTGATATTAAACAACTATTTATAGATAACACAGTTAAATCTGTAAAGGATTGGTGTGGCTGGCCTGCCGGAAGTCAAAATAAAATCATAAATGATTTTTCTATTATCGAGAAGATGTTTGACGATAATCTTATTAATATATATACTCATATATACGCTCCTTCTACATCTGTTCCTGAAAAATTAATATGGAATCAAGTTTGTAAAAAATTCTTTGTTGATATAAATGGACATTATGAATTTTATAGATCTCCATATGCTCTTAGATATATTCATATAGATCAATCTGAAACTGGAGATATTACAGGAATTTCTATGTGTCATGCTGAAGTTAATAAAAAAGGAGAACAAGTATATATTTTAGATTTTACATTGGCTATTTCTCCTAATAAAGCACGTATTAATTTAGAAGCAATGCCCTGTTTTATTGAAGATTTGACAAAAATCGGACGTATAAATTTAAAAAGAGTTACATTTGACAGTTATCAAAGTTCGATGGCTATTCAAAAATTAAAAAATAAAGGATATGATGCTGCTTTACTTTCAGTTGATAGAGATATAAATCCGTATATGACTTTTGTAGCTTATATGAATAGTGGACGAATTAAAGCAGGTAGAAATATTTATCTTAAAAATAACTTTAAGTCATTAAGAGAAGTCAAAACTAATTCAGGAAAAAGAAAAATAGATCATCTTATAGGTAAATTAGATAAAGTAAATAATAACAATAATTGGATTACTTCTACGACTGGATATTATGCTAAGGATATTTCAGATTCAGCATGTGGAGCAGTTTGGACTTGTATTAATGATTATCAAGGTATTCCAAAATATGTTTATGAAGAAAAGAAAATGATTACTGAGAAAAATAAAAATATAAAAATAAAATCAGAACTATATAATAAAATACAGGAATTAGGATATTCCTTATAAAGGAGATATATATGGGTGATGTAGTTCTAAATGAACAAGATTTAAGTAAAGAACAATTTGAAGAAAAACAAGAAAAAATTGAAAAACAACCTGATGTTAAAATTGTTAAAATTAAAGAAGATACATATCGTACAAAAGTTTATGGTTAAATTGACATTTTAATAAATTTTTATATTATAGTAATATAAGAAATATATAGTTTTCTAGCCAATTATATATGGATAAAATTAATAAAACTAAAGGCTTTTAGTAGGTCTAAATCTATACTTTGTTGAAAGTATGCCTCTTACTAAAGTCTAACTGTCTGACTAGATCACTTAGAATGATAATGGACTCCGAATTATGGATTTTAAGGCGACGATAACTAATAATAATAGGAGCGTAAGAGAAGGTTCGTTGGAAACTTAAAGCATACGATAAGTGCTCCATTGGGAAAATGCTATTAGAAATAAAACTAATAGCATTTTTTTTGATAATTTCTTTCTTTCTTATATATATAAGTATATTAAATAAGGAGGAATAATAATATGATAACAACTACTGTAGATTACCATTATTTAGAGTTTTCTTTAAAAATAAAGAATCCTAAAATTAGGATACTACATGAGAATAAATCTCAAACATTAGAAGAAGAATTATTTGATAAGTTAGCAAAATTATCTAAAAAATTTACTAAAAAAATAGCAAAAAGAGATGGTAAATTAAAATGTCAAAAATAATAGTTACAGGAGATACTCAATATAGAGAAGGATCTCCTTTTTATGAGTCTAAGGAACTTTTTAATCAATGGTTTATTGATCAAGAGTTTAATAATGAAGATAATTATTTAGTTCATCTAGGAGATGTAGTAGATAAATCTATGCATACTGGCTTAATAAATAGACAAATAGTAGAATTTTTTAGTAAATTAAAATTTAAGAAAATTTATATTATTACTGGGAATCATGAAGTATCAAGAACCGATGGAAATATGCTAGAGGTATTAAAAACGATTCCTTCTATTTGCTTAATAGAACACATGGAAGAAATAGAAATTAATGGATTTAATTGTTTATGTCTTCCTCATTTTTATAGAAAAAATAAAAAAGATAAAACAATGACTGAATTATATAGATCATTAGATTCTAAAATTGAATATGACTTCATATTTGGTCACTTCTCTGATGAAACTCAGACAATGTTTGGGCGTTATATTGATATATCACACCTTAAGGGAAAAAAGCTCTTAGGACACATCCACATACCTACAGAACGATATGTAGGAAGTCCTGTAATAAATAGATATGATGAGAAAGGAAAAGAAAATAGACTCTTTATAATAGATCAAAATAAGGATTTAGAAAGTTTAGAAATTCCTAGATTTATGGAATATAAAACTATTTCTTATGGAGAACCTATTAAGGATGAACTTTATTATGTGATGTATGATGTGATTAAAGCTCCTTCTAAAGAGATGGTTTACGAAAATAAATTATATAAAGATAAATTTATTCGAAAAATACATTTAGAAAAATCAGAGGAAGATATTTCTAATGACTATAATACTAATATTACTGATAAATCTAATAAAGATTATTTTGAAGAATTTTGTAGTCAAAATAAAATTAATAAATTAGTAAAAGAAAAAATTATATTTGTATAAGGAGTAGATAATGCCTACATATGATTATATTTGTGAATGTGGAAATAAAGCTTCAAAATTATTTTCTATGAAAGAATATAAACAAAAAATTAAATGTAAGAGTTGTAGTAAAATGATGAAATTAAATGTTAGAGAAAATGTAAAATCTCAAAATACTATTATACCTGAGCATATGAGTGCTGCTGGGTCTGCTGGAGATAATCAAATAAAATATGACAAATCTCCAAGTAAGAAAAAACATTATTGGTAAGGAGATCTTGATGAATATAGAAGATAAAGTCTTAAATAGATTAAATGAACATTTTGTAGATAATGAAATTTATTTTAATTATCATGGAAATACAATAACAGTAGAAATAGATGGAGAAGAAACTACTATTATATGTGATAAATTATCTGAGGACTTATTTACTGATCTTATTAAAGATCAATTAGAAGATGCTTTATATAATGAGTTCAATAGCTTAATTCAAAAGGAATTAAATAATAAACATGAAAAAAGTTAAATATTTTTTTAAAAAAATTAAATGGTTTTTTCAAAGATTATTTAGAGGATATTCTGATTGTGATATTTGGGGATTAGATTATCATCTATCTCATCTAATTATTAAGAGATTAAAAGCTTTTAGAGATTTAGATAAACAAGGTCTTTCTGTACAATTTATGGACGAGTTTAATTTACGTAATGGTGTTGAAGGTGAAGTTGAAAGAGGTCTTGAAATTTTAAATGGTTTTATTAATGATATGATTTGGAGTTTTCAATATTGTTTGAACGATTACAAGGAAGAAGAAACTACCTACCGTATTAATCTTTTCTCTAAAGATGATAATACTTGGAAACTAAAGGAATTCGATGATAACTATACTAAATATCTATATGGAATGGAATTATTTACTAAATATTTTCATTGTTTGTGGGATTAATGACAGAGATAGAAAATGAAAAATAACTATATACAATTGTTACATGTAAAAACCTCAATGGAACAAGCTTATGAATCTTTTTTTTATAGACATGGTAAAGAGATATTAGTTTCTTTAAAAGAAATTTATCCACAATTATATATTATTTATGATGTTAATAATTTTCTACGTGGGTATTTTAATATTTATATTAATGGTAAGTATAAATTAGAAATTCTTGGTAAACCAAAATTTGGTACTTTATATTCTTCTTACGAGCTGTTTAATAGATTCCATATTCATGATCATCAAGATACTACAACATTATTACATATTATAAAATTTAGAATTGATACAATATATTTGAAAAAAGATCTTGATTTTGAAATAGTAGATATAATAATAAAGGATTAAAGGAGATTAATTAATGAGAATTAATATGAATTTTACAAAACTAAGTAATAAGTTGGTAGTACCTCCTTATACTCATCCAAGAAGACCTGGAATAATATTTTCAAACGAAGAAAAGATATTTATTCCAGCCGGTCAAGTTAAATATATATATACTGGATATATGTGGGAACCTGATTTAACTGAGGAACTTTTAGAAGAAATAAAAGATTCTTTTAGAATTGCTTTACGATTTGAATCTTTATATAAGAATGACAAATTTATTGTAGTTCCATTCACCACAATTAATTTTACAGAACAAATAATTATACCTGTGTTAAATCCAGGAAGACATGGAGCTATTGTAATTGAACAAAATGATCCAATTGCTATTGGTATTATAGATTATTTACCTCTTATAGATATAACGGTAGAATAATGATTTATATAACAGGTGATACTCATGGAAGTCATGATATAGAAAAACTTAATTTAATTGATAATGAAGTTACTAAAGAAGATTATCTTATAATTTGTGGAGATTTTGGTTTAATATGGGATCAAAATGAAAGTGGACTTGAAGAACAATATTGGTTAGACTGGTTATCTAAAAAACCGTATACTACTTTATTTGTAGATGGTAATCATGAGAATTTCGATAGACTTTTAAATTATCCTATAGCTCAAATGTATGGAAATGAAGTAGGAGTAATCACTGATAAGATTTTTCATCTTAAAAGAGGTAGAGTCTATACAATAGATAATAAAAAATTCTTTGCTTTCGGTGGAGGATATTCTATAGATATAGCTCGGCGTACTGAGTTTACGTCTTGGTGGAAAGAGGAAATGCCATCTAAAAAAGAGTATGACTTAGGTTTATTAGAATTAGAAGAGCATAATTGGGAAGTAGATTATATTATTACTCATTCATGTTCTAATGTTATGTTTGATAAGATATCAGATAGATATCATGACATGTTTTATAAAGCTGTTATTCAAGAAAAACCATTAAGAGATTATTTTGATATAATAGAACAAAAAGTAAAATTTAAAAAATGGTATTTTGGACATTTTCATATAGATGAACATACAAATTCTACTTGGAAAAAGCATACTCCTCTATATTATAATATAAATCCAATTAAGTAAAAGAAAAACATCCTTACTATATAAATAGCTATACTAATTAAACTTATATAAAGGATGTTTTATGATTCAAATACTATCAACGATATTATCAATTGGAAAAGATTGGGGTCCTTGGGGAATTATATTTGGTTTTATTGTGACATATATAACTCATAGAATATCAGATAAAAAACAATCTAAAAAAAATGAAGAATTAAGACAGGTAGAGAAAGAAAATAATAGAAAATACATAGAAAATATGTTAGATCTAATTAAAATGATTATAAGAGATACTTTTAAATTAGGTCAAAAGATGAAAAGTATAGAAGATAAAGTGCTTGTTAACCAAAGAAAAGAATTAGATGAATGTGGAGATGATATTCAACATAAATTTCTTTCTCGATATGAAAAAGAAATATTACCTAGTTTAGATTTAACTAACGACCAAAAAGATGATTTTGTTCGAATTTATAGAATGATTGTATTTCTTGGAGTATCTAAAGGTAAAAAAGAAATGTATGAATTTATTGATAGTACTCTTTCTGATTATTCTTCAGCTGAATATGAATTACAGAAACAAGATAAATTACAAAAAATATTAGATTTAGTTGAAGAAGTTGAACGAGAAAATTATCCTTCTTTCTTTCCTAGATCTGATGTCAATAATGATCATTTATTATTTATAGAAAGAAATAAGACTTATTTAAAAGATCGGATAGATAAGAGTTTTGATACTCTTAAAATTTTTTCAGATAAATCTAAAAAAGAAGCTAATGAATTATTAGAAGAGTTAGATAAATTTGAAGAAAAAGCTAAACAAATATTTTTAAGAACTAATATTGACAATTCTTAATTTAACATATATTATATAAATATGAATATGAGTATACTAGTATTAATAATAATATTTTTAATTATTATAATTTTGCATGATTGGAGAACTCCTAAATCATGAAATTAATTAAACCATCATATGAAATTTTAGATCATATTAATAGATTTCAAGTTCTTAGTAAATTAGAATTAGCTGGTAGAACGTGCTATAAATCTGAATCGAAAATTACTGAAGAATCTGCTTCTAAATTTGTAGAAATGATTTGTAAAAGAAATCATGAAAGTGTTTTAGAACATTTTTCTTTTTCTGTTAGATTTATCTGTGATAGAGGAGTATCTCATGAATTAGTTAGGCATAGATTAGCAAGTTATTCACAGGAATCGACTAGGTATTGTAATTACTCTAAAGATAAATTTGGAAATGAATTAACATTTATTAGACCTTTATGGTTTCCTTATGATGAAGATAGTTCTAATGAAGCTATAGAGATTTGGAAAGTTTCTTTAATAACATCTGAGAATGCTTACTTTAATCTATTAAAAGAAGGATGGACACCTCAACAAGCTAGATCAGTTCTTCCAAATTCCCTTAAAACAGAAATAATTACTACTGCTAATTTGAGAGAATGGAAGCATATTCTTGAATTAAGAACCTCAACAGCAGCTCACCCTCAAATAAGGCAAATTATGATACCATTACAGAATGAATTACGTAGTATAATACCAGAAATTTTTAAATAATATATAAATTTTAAAAAAGGATTTTAATATGAAAATAAGTGTAACTACAGGAATACTATCTATGATAGTATTAATTCTTTCTTTAATTCTTTCTTTTTATCTATTAGACTATAACCGCGTATTAAATCATCAAATTACTAATTTAGAAAAAAAAGTAAATAAATTAGAAATAGATTCAAAAGAATTACAAAAGGATACATCTGATTTTCTGTTTATGGGAAATACTATGATGGATGGGATCGTATCTACTTTAAATGGATTAGAAAAATCTAATAAAAGAATAGATTATGAAGTTGATTTAAACACATTTAAAGATTATAATAAATTTTTAAATATTAAAGTTAAGGATCGTAAAGTTTTACCTAATCCATATGATAAAAGAATATCTACAAGAATATATGAAGAAATTCCTTTATCATATCCTATACAAAATGGTGAAGGTCATATTACATGTTTTTTTGGATCTGGAAGAGATCCTTTTACAGGTAAAAAAAGATTTCACGCAGGTTTAGATATATCTAATTCTGGAAAGATAGGTGCAAAAATAGTAGCAACTGCAAAAGGTAAAGTATTACATGTTGGTTATGATAAAAAAGGATATGGCAGATATATTATACTGATACATCAATATGGATTTCTTACTATTTATGCTCACTTAAATGATACGTTAGTTAAACGAGGTCAATATGTGGACTGTGGACAATCGATAGGTATCTTAGGAGGAACCGGTAAATCAACAGGTCCCCATCTACACTATGAGATAAGATGTAATCTTACTCCCGTAGATCCTTTACAATTTATGGCTATTAAAAATATTAATGGTGCTATTAAATATCTTAGATATAAGAAGTTAGACTCTAGTAAAATAATTTATAATCAAAAAGAAATAAAAAGTATCCTACTTGACTTGAAATTTAGATTTAATAAAATAGATAAATTTAAAAAGAATTCTTATTATAAAAAATATGTTCCAATTTTTCCTAATTTTGAAGAAAAGTTTATACTTCCTTCTGAAGATATTCCAGATATATCTATTCCAGAAGAGGGTCATAAAACTTTATGGAATTTTCTTTTATTGATATTAGGATTAGTTATTTTCGTAGGAATTTGTTTAGTATGAATTATAATATAAATCAGGTTAGAAATAGAGAACTAAATATATCCGCACTAGAAGATTATATTGAAGAATTACATGAAGAACAATATAAAACAAATCAAATGTTAATAGTTTATAAAAAGTTTGTAAAAAATATTCGAGATAATTACGATTGCGATAGAGATGCTCATAAGTATAATACTCCTTGTAGATGCTGTGAAGCTGACAAAATATTACAAGGCATATTATGAACATACACAATAAACCTAAAAATAAAGAAGAAAGAGATATAATAAGAGCAAAAGCTCTTGATTCTTGTATGGAATTAACTAAAATAAAAATAAAGGTTACTTGTTCTTGTTGTAATAAGAAATTTGAATTAGATTTAATGTTTAGATGTTATTATTGTGGACTTATGTTTTGTAATGATTGTGCTGAAATACATTTTGGAAAAAGAGAAAGTTTTGTTGATATATCTTAAAAAATGTATATTATAATAATAAGGAGTATAAAATGCTAACTAATGAGGATAAGAATTTAAATATAGATAAAAGACATAATATATTAGTTATTCCTTTTTATGAAAGAGAAGAAAACAATTTTAACGATTGGCCCGAACGAAATTATGGGGAGGTAGATGGTAAAAAGATACGGACTATATCTTATTAGGTGGCAATGTTCCACTCCAATATTAGCAATTTGTGTAAATTCATTTGCAAAATTTGGAGTAATGTGGTCTACCATATTTGCAAATTTGATAGGAGGTCTATTATTTTTTTGGATAGACTTTTTAATATTTAAAAGGAGGAGTACATGAATAAAAAATATTATTTATATGACTTTCAAATTCAAAAATCTTTTCTTACAGAAAGAAAAGTAGAAAATGTTGATGGTGTTTATACTTTTACATCTGAAGATTACATGGTAGTTGGAATTCCCTTACAGAATGGGGAAGTTAAAAGAGAAATGATTTCAATGAAGAAATTAGGACATGCTGAATTTAATATTCCTGAGAAATACTTACTTAGTGAAGTAATTAACACTGAAGATTCTTTTCTTGTGAAAGAATATCTTGCGAAGAAGTCAGGAATTGTTATCGCTCCAGCAGGTGCTGTAAAAAAATTAAAATTGGCTGAGTAAATGAAAAAATGTTGTGATTTATATTATCAAAAATATATTAACTCAACAGGTGAATTAATTTTACAGAGTTACTTAGAAGTAGTAACTCTGTACCTTCATCATTGTATTCAAGTTTTAAATAAAAATAAAGAAATTCCTAAATCTCTTGAAGAATATCATCAAGTTTTTGATAATTTATTTGATCAAAATAAATTATGTAAATGTTCATGTCATATTATAGGAAAGGAAGTGAATCATGAAAATTAAAGGCTATGAATTTATTGAAAGTTATATAAATAGAGTTGGAATACAAACTTTAATAGCTAGTGGAAATTGTTTTAGTGCTTTAAATAATAAAGATCATTTTGCTATTGTGAATATGTCTATAGAAAATTTAGAATATTTATTAGAACAAAAAATAGTAGAATTTCCTATAAGAGTATTAGTAGTCAAAGATACAAAAGATGCTTTTATTGTAGATGAGAGAATTCCAGAAGATTTTTATAGGGAGGATTATTGTTCTAGTTGTCCTTCCAAAAATTATAATAATATCTTTGACAAAAAAGATTTTATTTAATATATTACTAATAAACAGATATAAGGAGGAAAATATGTCTGATGAAACTAAAGAAAAAATAGTTCAAGAAGGTGCTTTTATTAGTTCTTTAAAAAGAAATAATAAGCAAATTAGAGAAGATCGAGCTACTGCTATAGCAGAAGATACTGAAGTTGTATATAGAAGAAAAAAAGAAGATCTTGAAATGAGTATTAAACGAATGAAGAGAGATCAAGAAAATATGCTTGATTTATCTCCTACTAATGCTCTAAATCTTACAATTGCGAGCGATTTTGATGCAATTGATTATGTAGCTAAAGAAATTGAATTAGGACTTAAGATTCGAAATGCAGAAATTACATTAGAAATTGTTAAAACTCGACTTGAGTATTTATTTGGGGGTAATTAATGGGTGGTGGAACATATTCAATTAGTAATAGTACTTCACGTAGGGATACGTTGGATTATGCTCATAAATCAATAGATCAGATTTTTACAAGTAAATCTATTGAAAAAACAATGGACCCTATAAATTTCGATATAAGAGAAGCTAGAGATAGTGAAGAACATCCTGAATCTATTGCAGTAATTATTAATTTAGATGTAACTGGGTCAATGGGAGCAATACCACATTATTTAATTCGAAATGGACTTCCAAATCTTATGGGAAAAGTTCAACAATTAGGAATTAAAGATCCTCAAATTCTTATGACTGCTATTGGAGATCACGAATGTGATAGATCTCCTTTACAAATAGGACAATTCGAATCTAGTGACGAACTTATAGATAAGTGGTTAACTTCTATTTATGTAGAAGGAGGTGGTGGTGGAAATAATGGAGAAAGTTATCTTTTAGCATGGTATCTTGCTACATTTAAGACCTCTATCGATTGTTGGGAAAAGAGAAAACAAAAAGGATTTCTTTTTACAATAGGTGATGAACCTACTCTTAGGAATATTCCTGGATTAGTATTAAACGATCTATGTGGAAATGGACAACATAAAGATTATTCTGCTACAGAGCTTTTAAGTTTGGCAAAAGAAAAATATCATGTTTTTCATTTACATCTTAAGGAAGGGTTTAATGGTATGGATCCTAATGTTATGGGAGATTGGAAACAATTGCTTGGAGAAAATCTTATTATTATAGATAATAAAGAAGATATCTCAAAAGTAATTCCAGAAATTATTGCTAAACATTATAAGAGTAATGTATTAGAAGAAGTAGTTTCTGTTTCAGAAAATGAAGAAGAAAAAGAGGAAATTATATTATGAGTAATGTAGCCGTTATTGGATTAGGTTTTGGTGATGAGGGTAAAGGATTAGTAACTGATTATCTATGTTCTAAATTATCTAATCCTTTAGTGGTTAGATTTTCTGGTGGACACCAGGCTGCTCATAATGTAGTATTTAAAGATACACAACATATATTTTCTAATTTTGGATCAGGTACATTAAGATGGATTCCTACTTACTGGAGTCCTCAATGTACTATTGATCCTATTGGAATTTTAAATGAATTAAAAATTTTAAAAGATAAAAATATAAATCCAAAACTTTTTATAGATGCTGAATGCCCAGTTACCACACCGTATGATAAGTGTGCTAATCAAATACAATTTACTAAGAATAATCATGGATCAGTAGGGGTTGGATTTGGAACTACTATTCAAAGAGAAAAAGATTTTTATTCTTTAAAATTTATAGATTTATTTTATCCTCAAGTTTTTAAAGAAAAATTAAAAATGATTATTAATTATTATGATTTTTCAACACCTCAAGACGAAATAGATATTATTACCAGAGAATTTAAAATGGTTTGTAAGGAATTAATTAGAACTAAAGGAATTGAAATGGTTCCTTATAGATCTTCAATGAATTTTGATAATTATATATATGAAGGATCTCAAGGATTAATGTTAGATCCTAAAATTGGATTTTTTCCACATGTTACTCGATCAAATATAATGATAAATACTTTAAAGAATAATGATTATATTCGTCAATATTATATGGTAACTAGAGCATATTGTACTCGACATGGAAATGGACCATTTCCTAATGAAGGAAAAAGTGATCATATAAAAGATAATCCAGATGAAACAAATGTATATAATGAATATCAAGGTAATTTTAAAAAAATTATTTTAGATGTTTCTTTATTAGAATATGCTATAAGAAGAACTTCTTTAAAAAGATATAATTCAAAAAATACATTAGTAATTACATGTATGGATCATTTAAGTGAGTACTTATTTTTATATTCAGGACAAGTTTGTAAAGCAGATAGTAAAGAAGATATGGCTATTAAGATAGCATCTTTATTAAATATAGATCATGTTTTAATAAGCACAGGTTGTACAGCTGACGATATAAAGGAAATAAACTAATGTGGTTTGATATGTTACATATAGTTCTACAAGATAATATAAAAGAATTTGCTATTTTAAGTTTTAATGCATTAAAAGGTAGTAGACATTTTTTAAGTTTTAGATGGGAAAAAGGATTTAGTGAAGAAGAACAAAAATATTATAAATTATTTAATATTCATCTCTTATTTAATTGGAATTATCATAGAATAAAATATTTAAAATTAAAACGTAAATATACTGCAAATTTTATTGATAATATTAAAAATTAATTATATTATATTAATATGAGTAATATATGGTATTCATCAGATTGGCATTTATCTCATCATAATTTAAGAAAAGTTTTTAGACCTCAATTTTCTTCAAGTGAAGAAATGGATTTATATATAATAGAAAAGTTTTTTTCTGAAGTTAAAAATGGAGATAGATTTTATTTCCTTGGAGATTTAGCTTGGAACAAACAAATAGGTCAACAATTTTTTGAAAGATTAAAAAAGACTAATATACAATTTTATTTTGTATATGGAAATCATGATAAGAAATTATGGAAAAAATCTTATCTTTCTAAATATTGTACTACACAACCATCGTGGATAAAAGATATTAAAATAGATAGTGTTAAAATAGCACTATGTCATTATCCAATGTTATCATGGAATTGTAGTCATTATAATGCGTATATGCTTCACGGACATCATCATTCAAATGCTATGGATAGATTTCAAGGTAAAAGAATGAATGTATGTTTAGACATGAGAAACTATCAATTTGTAACTCATGATGAAGTTTTAGAATATATGAAAAATCAACCAGATAACTGGGATTTAATTAAAAAGGAGAATTAGATGACTATTACACAGGAAACAAAAGAAAAAATTGAAAAGACTTTTAAGAGTATTTATTCTAACAAGGAAGATATTAGTGATTTAGGTAAAGCTAATAGCGGTTTATTAGAAACACTTTCTAGTGATTTAGAAGTAGAAAAGAAAGTTATAACCAAAACGTATAAAAAATGGGTAGAAACTAGAAAAGGTGATGATTCTTCTGATCAAGCAGATGAAATTTTTGAGTATATAAGATAGATATGACAACAGAAAATACAAAACTTTTTAACCTATTTAAAGAAGAATGTTTATATTGGATTAATGAATTTTCATTAAATGATTGGGAAGTATCATTTGATCGTACTGATGATTATGAATGTGTTGCAAAGATATGTTGGAATACGTTAGCTAAAAATGCTACAATTGTATTATCTAGTAGATTAGATAAAGAAAGTTCTCATGAGTTTTATATTAGAGGAGCAGCTTTTCATGAAGTATGTGAGTTATTATTAAGTTATTTAGTTGATGAATTAATTCCAATATATGCATCTGAATATATTCAAGAAAAAGTGCACTCAATTATTAGAAGATTAGAAAATACATTTTTTAATAAAAAATATGACAAATTAAGAAAAGATTATATTAATAAATTAGGGAGTTACAAATGAATTTATGTGAAATATGCAAAGACGATAGAAAAATTTTCTATTCAACAAAATGTAAACAATCTCTTTGCGTAAAACATTATATGCAATTGAAAAGATTTGAAAAAATAAGAGATAATACACCGTCTATTCCTAAAAAAAATAACGAATGGATTAAGAAAAAAGATCATTATATATTACGTATTCATACTAAAAATAAGTATAATGATGTTTTAATTGATTTAAATGATTTTGCAAAAGTATCTAGATATCATTGGAATATTATTTCTAATAGATATGTTATACATGCAAAATCTAAAACTTATTTATCTAATTTACTATTAAATTCTAAAGATGTTAATAAAAAAGTTTTACATATAGATGGAAATAGTCTAGATAATAGAAAAGAAAATTTAAAAATAATTGATATACATAAATATTTAGAAAAAGGAATTTCTTTTGATAAAGATACAGGCAAATATGTAATATATTTATATATGGGTAGATATAATACATTAAAAGAAGCTCAAACAAAGAAAAAAACTTTTGATAAAATATTACAGGAGATGAAATGATTTTAATTACAAAAATATGGAATGTTAAAACGCCTACAAGAGGATCTGAATTATCTGCTGGATTAGATTTTTATATACCGGAAGCGACTCCTGAGTTTATAGGAATTTTATCCTGGAAAAATGGATTAGATCTTAATATTTTTGAGGAAAACCCTGAAATTAAGATTTTTCCTTTCGAGAAAATAATTATTCCTTCCGGTATTAAAGTAAAAATTCCTAAAGATAAAGTATTAGTTGCTTTCAATAAATCAGGAATAGCTCTTAAAAAAGGATTAGATGTTGGTGCTAGTGTAGTAGATGCTGACTATGAAGGTGAAATTCATATACATCTTACGAATACAACACAAACAATAAAAGTTTTAAAATTTGGACAAAAAGCAGTACAATTTTTATTATTAGATATAAATTATGATAAAATATTAGAAGTTACAGGAGAAGAACTTGAAAAAAGACATGTACTGGATCATAATAGTGATAGAGGTTCAGGTGGATTTGGAAGTACAGGATTAACATAATGGGATTATTTAAAAAACCAATTTATGAACATAATGATTTTAATCAAGAAAATGATATGTCTTTAACTTCCATGGATATGTTAATTAATGAAGTATATATTCAAGAAATACATAGAGATTTTTTAGAAAATAAAGTTATATTATATAATGAATTAACTAAAAGAAAAGAAGATATAAAAGAAAAGCATCCTAATTTATCTGAAGAAATATGTATTCGAAATGCATGTTCTTTTTTAGCTTTTCCTTTTTCTGGGAAAATTCAAATGGAAGAAGATGAATTAAAAAAAGTTTCTAATGAGTTATATCATCTTTATTTTAAGTTAAAAGAATTAATAAACGATTAAGAGGAGACTAATATGAGCATTGGAATATTAAAATTAGGTGGAAGATTAACCTGGGATGCAGTAGATAAAACAGGTGGCTTAGGAGAAGCGAAAGCTATTTGTGAACTTCTTGCAAAACATAGAAAATTATATATATATACGAAAATAAATAATAAAGACAATCTTAATCCAAAACATAATATTAATATATGGGATATAAATACTGTTCATGATTCTTTAGATGATCATGACATATTAATAATATTTAATGGACATGTTAATTTTTATGGTGGAGCAGAAAATCCTGAGCAAATAAAGATTTATGAACTAATTAATAAATTTAAAGGTAAAATATTCTATATACTTATAGATCCTAATTTGTATTTAAAACAAATATGGAATTCTGTAGAAAAAAAAGAATGGGGATCTAAATATTCTAAAGAGGATATTTTTATTACACGAAATGACATTAATATAATTACTTCTATCTATAATAGAGAAGCAGGTGTCATGCTGTGGAGTAAAGGAAAAATTCCATTTAAAACTTATAATTATTTTTCATTTGAAAAGTATCCTATGATATTTGCAATGCTTCAGCCTACTTCTAATTTAAAATATGATATATTATATATGGGAACATTCAGAAATGGAAAACGTCAAGATAAAATGATTAAATATTATTTTGGACATAAATATATAAATTCTATATTTATTGGAAAAACAAAACTTAAAGATTTTACTAAAAAATATTCTGAATTGATACCTGAGTTTTTACCTCCAGTCCAATTTAAAGATATAGGAACTGAAGTAAATCAATCAATTGCTCATGTATGTATAGGAGATAAATTTTATGAAGGAAATATTCTTACACCTAGAATATATGAGTGTATAAACTTTAATACTATCTGTTTTATAGATTCTGATCTAGATAAAAATAGATATATATTTGGAGATAATGACTATTTTTATGTATCTTCGAGAGAAGAAGTTGAAGAAAAAGTTTTAGAATTAAAAAACAATATAGATTTTAGATTAGAAATGTTACAAAAACAAAGAGAATTGATAAATTTTGATATTGATAATTACTCACAAAGATTATATAATATTCTTATAGGAGCTAAAATATGAAAGTAACTATATTTAGTGGAGGAACTGGAAGTATTGCTTTATCTACAGGATTAAAGAAATTATTTCCTGAAATAGAAATTACTCATTTATTAAATGCTTATGATGATGGTAAATCTACTGGGATTGTAAGAAAAATGTATAACTGTTTAGGACCCTCAGATATTCGAAAAGTTCAATGGTTATATTATTCTTTATCACATAAAAATATAGATAAAAGATTAGAAGTTTTATATAATGATAGAGTTGATTTAAATAAGATAGATGTTAAAAAATATTTAGATCTTTTTAAAGATAATGAATACTTTGGTTTTAAAAAATATTTAAATAAAGCTTTTAATTTATTTATAGACAATATAGATCATTATTTTGTCTTGAACTCAGACAATATGAAAGATTTTAATTTAATGAACTTAGTATATGCTTCTATGTTTAGTCATCCTGAATTTGGATATAAGTCTACTATAGACTACTTTAATAAAGTATTAGGAATAGAAGATACGATAGATTTAGTGTCTTATGATAATTTAAGTCTATGTGCTACTACTAAATATAATAAAGAATTAATTTGTGAAGCTGATATTGTAAATTATAATAATCCTAATGATAAAATACAATCAATTTATTTTGTAGATTCTAGTGAAAACTATCAAACTCCTTTAATGAATCCAAAAATAAAGACTTATATAGAAGAAAGTGATATGATAATTATTTCTCCAGGAACTGAATGGAGTAGTTTAATTCCATCATTTATAGATCAAGAAGAGGAAATTATTAATTTAATCAGAAATCATCCATTAGTTATTAAAGTAATAAATAATGAATATGATTTAGATAGTGTAGGAGTTTCTAATAAAGAAATAATATCTCATTATAGAATTTTATTTGAAAATTTGAATAATTTTAATATAATTATTAATTTAGATGCAAGAAAAGAATTACAAATGTTAGATTTACCTAGTGAGTGTGGCATATATATACAACAAATGGATAATATAGATGGAAAACATAATCCTGATAAATTAGCTAAGTTTATACTTAACATTTTTTTAAGAAAAAAAGGATTTTTACAAAATACTATTCTTATAGATTTTGATGATACTTTATGGCAAAGACTTGAAAAAAATGAAGAAATATCTATAGAAAATATAAAACTTTTAAATGAACTTGGTAAATATAAAAAAATCCACATCATATCAGGTAATTCATATGAAAGTATTAAATCTAAATTATTAAAAGTATTTACTTTAAAAGAATTTTATAATTTAAACTTTAGTATAAGAGCAGATGGTGGAAGTAATTTATATGAACAAGACCAAATAGTTACTTATTTAGAAGATAATTATGTATGTCAAAGTACAATAGATTTAGTAGAAAATGTAATTAATACTCATAAAGAATTATTAGGTAATGATTCTATACACTTTGAAAAAAGAGGAATACGCCCTGATGATAGAGTAACCTGTTTAGCTATTAAGCCTATTTCTAAATTATTAAGAAAATTATTTTGTGAATATTTAAATTTACATTTAGAAAAAGAAAATGTAAGCGGAATTGGTATTGAAACTGGTTTCGCTACAATTGAAGTTAAATGGTTTCGTTTTAATAAGTCTCTAATGTTAGAACATATTCCAGATTTAGAGAATACCATCTATATAGGTGATGAGTGTGATTACTTAAATGGAAATGATTATGAAATTTCTAAAAAATGTACTGATTATTATAATGTAGATTCTATAAAAGAAACTAATACATTATTAAAAGTATTATTATTTTATAAGAAAAGAAAAGAAAATGAAACAAATACTTAAATTTAAAGAACTATTTGAAAAATGTTCTAATGAACGATTTAAAAACTATAAAGAGATTATGGATTTTTGTCAATTGAAATCAAGTAAATTAAATGATATATGGTTTAATAGTAATAAGACAGATTATAGTGTATATGAACATAATGATTATATTTATGATATGTTTATATGTTATGGTTTTTATTCTAGTGCAGCTATTAGATATATGATAAAATATTTTAAAGAAAATATTTCTAATTGGAAAGATTTAACTTATTTTGATGATTATAATGGAATTGGATTAACTACACTTCATTTATTAAATGAAGAATTAAAATCATATTATTTTAATGATAATAAAATTCAATTAAATACCTTTAAAAAGTTATGTGAATCATATAAATTTGATATTCCAATTTTAGATAAAAATAAAAAAAATATATATGATGTATATATTAGTTTGGAAATAATAGAACACTATAAAGAACCTTTAAAGTATTTAAAAGAAGCAACTAATAGGATTAAAGATAATGGATATTTAATATATACTACAACATTTAATCCTTTATTTTTAGGTCATCATCATGAATATATAATAGATGGTAAAATTTATTTACCTAAAAAAACTAATAGAATAGTAAATTCTTATTTAAGAGAAAATTTTGAACTTTTATTTAGAGGATTTAATGGATTACCAAAAATTTATAAAAAGAAGTAATATATGAAAAAATTAGGAATTATATTAGCTGCGGGAAAACAATCTAGAATAAATTCTTTAATACCTAAAGCTTTGTTTCATCACAATGGAGAATTTCTTTTAGAAAAAAATATTCAAGTAATGAAAAAATATGTAGATAAAATCTATGTCATAATAGATGAAGATAAACTTTCTTTTTATCCGAAAGAAAAAGATAGAGAATATATTTTAATAAATCCCGGAGGTGGAACTGGTCATTCACTATATAATGCATTAATTAAATGTAATCAAATAATATCTAATAGATTTGATAAAGAATATATCATTAAATGGTCAGATGCTTTTCATGACGATTATTTTTATGAAGAATTATTTAAATATGATGTTTCGAATTATTTAAGTAAAGTTTTGATAAGTAAAATAAAAAATCCTTATGTAGAATTCATTATGACTGAAAATATTTGTCAAAAAATATTATTTTCAAAAAATGGAGATATATGTTCTAAAGAAGGATATCAAGATGCTTCTATATTTTCTTTTAATGGAAAAAGTTTGTATCTATTATTAACAATATTTGTTAGTCAATATTATAATTTTCAGATAAAAGGCATACAATATAATACAACTAATCAAGAATTTAACTTATTAGATTTATATAATATTAGTCCATCTTTAACTAAAACTACAAAATGGATTTATATAGATCGACTTCCTAAATCATTTAATACAATAGAAGAATATGAAGAAAATTTTGATATTTCATAAGTTTTTTATATTATATATATAAGGAGATAACATGGTAGTAATATTTGAAGGTCCTGATAATGTAGGAAAAGGAACTCAAATTAGAAATATATTTCAAGAATTAAGTAAATCAAAACCTACACATACATTACATTATTCAGGAATTAAAAGAGATTTTTCTGAGGATGCTTTAAAAGATTCTAAAAAAATATATAAAAGTATGTTTAGATTATTAAATCAAAATTATATTCAATCTAATTTTATTTTAGATCGAAGTCATTTAGGTGAGTATGTTTATGGACATTTGTATAGAAAATATGATCCTAGTTATATATTTGATTTAGAAAAATCTATATTTCCAGGAATGATGAGCCAAACTTACTTATTAATGTTCATAGATAACCCTATGAACCTCATCAAAAGAGATGATGGACTTTCTTTATCTACAAAAAAAAGATATAAGATTATAGAATTATATAGATTTCAAGAAGCTTTTAAATTATCACATATCAAAAATAAATTTCTAATAGATATAGAAGGAAAAGATATTAATGATGTTAAACAAGAAATATTTAATTATTTAGACATTGAGGGAGATCTATAATGCTAAGATATAATGAAATAACTATGTTACATTTTTTTAAAGATCTCTATAAGAAAGTAAAAGATGAAGATTTTGTAGTAGACAAATCTGGAGTCAAGATGGCTGAAATAATAGCTCCAAAATTTGAATTGAATCCTAAACAAAAAATATTAAATTTTAATGAGACAAGAAAAACTCCTGAGAAATATGCTGAACAAGAATTAGCTTGGTATGATTCTCAAAGTCTTTCTATTAAAGGATATGTTGATAATGTAAAGATATGGCAACAAGTATCTTCATATAAGAAAGAAGTAAATTCTAATTATGGATGGTGTATTTATTCCCCTGATAATTATAGTCAATATTATAATTGTTTAAAAGAATTAATTAGAAATAAAGATTCAAGAAGAGCCGTTATGATTTATCAAAGACCATCTATGTGGTTAGATTATAATAAAGATGGTATGTCAGATTTTATATGCACAGATGGGAGCCAATTATTTATAAGAAATAATAATAAAGGTGAAGACACTTTAATATATATTGTGAAACAAAGATCTATGGATATGATTTATGGGTTTTTTAATGATTTTTATTGGCATGGTATAGTATATGAACGAATGCTTAAAGATTTAAAAAAGACATATCCGAATTTAAATAATGGAAAGATAATATATGTTCCATTTTCGGCCCACGTATATGAAAAACATTTTAGTATGCTAAAGGAGATTGTTAATTGTGAAAAATAAAATTGAATATTTTAAAAAGATAGCTCTTGAGACTGAAAATAATTCTACATGTGGTAGATTACATGTAGGAGCTGTTTTAGTAAAAGACGAGCGTATAATTTCTATAGGTTGGAACGGAACTCTTCCAGGAAAAATACATTGTGAAAATTTATTTGCAAAGAAAAAACTTACATTAGCAACACACCATGAATGGTCATTAAAAAATGAACTTCATGCTGAAATGAATTTATTAATGTTTTGTGCAAAAAATGGAATTAAAACAAAAGGTTGTGAAGTATTTATTACAGTAAGTCCTTGTATGCTATGTACAAAATTGATAATTGCTGCAGGGATTAAAAAAGTTTATTTTATTTTGCAATATAATGATTTTGATGAAGTATTTAAATCTTTTAGAAAGGATTTAAAGTTTATACAAATTTAACTATATAAATATTATATAAAGTAGGAGCATATATGTTAAAAAATAAATTAAAACAATTTTTAATTTTATTTATAATTGGATTCGTTTCATATATTTGTTTAGAGGTTTTTTTCGGATCAAGTTCTGGAGCTTTTTTTAAAGAAGCATTTTGTTTAGATAAATCTTATTGGAGTCTAATGGGGATGTCATCTATGTGGATGGGATTAGTTGGTGGAATTACTTTTATTTCTTTAGGTTTAATTAACGAAAATAAATTTATTCGATTTAAAGTACCATATATATTACAATTTATTTTAGGTGGATTAATAATTACTGGATATGAATTATTATCTGGAATAATTTTAAATTTAGGGTTAGGCTTAAATATTTGGGATTACTCTACTAGATTTTGGAATTTCTTAGGTCAAATTAATTTATATACTTCAATAATTTGGTTTATAATTTCTCCTTTTGGATTTTGGTTAGATGATTTAATACGTAATCTTTTTAAGTGTAGATGGTTTGGTACAAAATCATTAGGAACATATTATTTAAATGTTATATTAAATAAACATCCTTGGAAATAGAATGAAAAAAGTATTAATATTAGGTAACGGATTAAGTAGACAAAAATTTGAAAGCATAGAATTTATTAATAATTGGGATGGGGAAATATGGGGTTGTAATAACGTTTTTAGAGAACGTATAAAGTTACCTAGATTAGATTTAATTATTGGTGATGATCAAACTGTGATAGATGGTTATCATTATAAGCTTGATAATAAATTAGATTATGAGATATATGCAAAAAGACATATTACAAATTATACTAATCATAGAATACAGATAGTACATTTGCCTCAAGAATATATAAAAGATTCTGGAACTACACTAATATATAAAGCTTTATTTGAAAATTATGATGAAATTAAAGTTTGTGGATTTGATTGTGGTGGTAAAGATATATATGTTAAAGGACATGAAAAAAAAGATAAAACAATTTGGATAAAACGTTGGAGAGAAATTGATAAAGTATTTACTCTTAGAAAAATAGAATTCATTTGTAATCCAGAAATAAAAGAATTTATTATGAGTAAACGAGATCCAAGAGATCATCTTAATACATATTTTCCTGGAAAAATAAATAATAAAGTTAAAGAAAGAAATTTTGGAGCTAAAACAGTTCTTATATTAGGAAATGGTGCTTCAAGAATTAAATATAAAGATTTTATTAATAATTGGACAAGTGAAATATGGGGATGTAATTGGTTGTTTAAAGAAGCGGATAGTCATGAAAATCTTACTCGAATTGGAAGTGTTCATAATGAAGTAATATCAGAAGCATATAAGTTTAAAAAAGAGAATAATTATAACTATCTATTATATACAAAGCCAGTATTTAGAGAAGAATTTAAAGATAAGTTTATTTCTTATTTTTCAGATCCTAGAGGATGGGCAACTGGGCCTTTAATGGTATTACAAGCATTAACTGAAAATTATAGACGTATTTATTTAAGTGGATTTGATTTTGGAGGAAAAGATGTCTATCAAAATCATTTTATAGAAGGGAGTAATTTTCAAAAACAGTTTGTAGAAATAATTTCTAGGTTTGGTCATAGAAAATTAAAATTTGTTGGAAAAACTCCAAAATTTATATTGCAGTTACAAAGGAAGTAGTATGAAAATTGCGCTAATTACAATGATGGATGATCGATTTATAAAAGGTTTTGAAGCTTTTATTAAATCATTATTACATCATAATCCTTGGTTTAATTATCCTATGATAATTATTAATACAGGATTAATAAAAGAAAATCAAAAGAAATGTAAAAAGATGTATGACAATATCCATTTTTTCGCTCCTAAAGAAAGAGAATATCGACATGTCAATATGAAAAGAACTGAATATTGTTTACGAAAAACATACTATAAGTTAGACATGTTTTCTTATGAAAATTTTGATCGATTAGTTTTTATTGACATGGATACTATTATATTAGGAGATATCTCTTATTTATTTACACAGGTTGTGGCACCAATTGGAGCTTGTAAGGCATATGATTGGAAAGGAGATAGATTACGAAACGATTATAACTCAGGAGTTTTAGTTCTTAATTCTCCAGTAATTAACCTAGGAACATATAGAAAATTAATTATAAAAGCAAGACAAGGTTATTCGATGCCAGATCAAAAAACTATTAATAACTTTTTTGGTAAAAGAATATATCAAATACCTAAAATTTATAATTGTGAAAAACGTGTGAAGGATAGTATTTTTCTTCATTATGACAATAATAAAGGTAAATTAAGATTACAACAAGATGATATTAGAATACTTCATTTTGTTTCTCATAAACCTTGGAATCCATCTGGAAAATCGGAAAATAATCAAGGATACGAAGACTTAGAAGAAATATGGAAAAAATATTATGAGATGTAATGAAACTACTATTGATCATAGTCTTATTTTACTAAAAGATACTATTAAATTATTAAAAAAAATAAAAAAAGAATCCAATTTTTATGATTGGTGGCCTATGATAGAATGTAACTTGATCAATATAAATAATCTATTAGAAGTTAACAAGGAGAAATAATATGAACTGTACTTGGAAAAATTGTAATAATGGAAGAGCTTATGGAGATTAATGATTAATGGTAGTAACTCAAATTATTGAATGTGATTGTGGCAAAGAACATGAAGTAAATATAAATAATCCTTATATGGGAAAAAAACCGTATTCTTTTGAATTAGATTTTTGTCCTTCTTGTGGTAAAATGTTTAATTGTCCTGTATGCGGAAATAATTGTTGTTCACCATGCTATGGTCATTTAGATGGTGATTATACTGATGAATCTACTAAATGTCCTTTTTGTGAACTAACCTTTCAATATCAAGATTTATTTAGTTTAGTAACTCAATTAGCTTTTTTAAATGATACTGAATGGTTGAAGTGGGATAATGATCGTACTAAATTATCTAAAGAAGAAATAATAAATAAAGCAATGAAAAATTTAAAAAATATAGGGAGTTTACATGGAAAAAATTAGTATAAGGAATGCTAAGTTTGCAAAAATTGGATTACATGATTTTTGTAAATATGTAAATAAATTTAAAAATACACGAGAAATGACTATTTTAGAAATAGGATCATATGTAGGAGATTCTACACAAATATTTGCAAATTATTTTAAGAAAGTAATTGCGATAGATCCTTGGGAAAATGGATACGATGAAAATGATCAATCTTCATATAAATATCCAATGGCAATTATAGAAGCTCAATTTGATGGGATGAGAACAAACTTTCAACATATTGAAAAAATAAAAGATAAAGCAGAAAATGTTGTTTCTAAATTTGCAGATAATTCAATTGACATAGTATATGTTGATGGACTTCATTCTTATGATGGAGTTATTAATGATATAAAAGATTGGTATTGTAAAGTAAAAAACGGTGGTTGGTTAGCTGGACATGATTATAAAAACAAACATCATCCTGGAGTAGAAAAAGCTGTTCATGAAATAGTTGGTCTTCCAGAAATGAGATTTGGAGATACTTCTTGGATACTTCCAAAGAAGACTATAGTAACTAGAGGAGGATTAAAACTATAATGGTATACGCAAAATTATCTACATTATCTGAAAAATGGAAAGAATTAGATGGAAAGTATCCATGTAAATATGATTGGCCTAAAGATTGTGGAAGACAATGTGGTGATAGCGGAATTGTATTGCGTAAAGGATCTATGGATGAAGTATTTACTTCAGAAAATCCTGTAAAAGAAGTAGTCGATAGTTACTCTTATACTACAGCATTTTTTGAAGCCTTTCCTAAAGAACCCTCTACATTTATTCGGGGAGAAGGAAAAACATTAGAAGAAGCTGAAAAAGCTGCTTGGGATAAACTTCAAAAATATAGTAAATGTGATCATCCTGAATTTGATAGAAAAGGATATAAAAATGGAGGATGTTTTTGTATAGAATGCGGAATGTTTTCCTCTCATTTAGAACCAACTACGGTATGTACTGTTTGTAATATACCTACTAATTATGGTACTGACAAAAATAATCAGTGGTATTGTAAAGAACATTATAAAGAATTACCCGATGATATGTTACATGATTATATCTTATTATCTAAAAAAAGAAGAAAACAAGTAGATAAAATTTTAAAAAAAAGGAAAACTTATGATTTGGAAAAAGTTTAAAACTATTGAAGATTTAGAACAAGGTGATATTGTTATTTGGAAAAATACTAATGATTTTAAAGAATTTTGTTTAGTAACTGATTGTGGTTTAGAATCTTTTGTAGAAGGTTGGACCTATAATTGGATGGATAGAGATTATGAGAGTGATGGAAATTTTTATAATATAGATGATGAATATATTGGAACTATTACAGGATATACTCGATTAGATATACCTAAAGATACAGAAATTTATGAAGAATAAATTGATAAAATGGAGTTCTATTATATTATTAGCTATAATGGCATTTGCTTTTAAGAATGTAATTTTATTATTAATTTCTATATTTTTAATTGCTACATAGGAGGATTTATGAATAATGAACAAGCAACTCAAGTTTTTAGGAATTATATCAAAGGAAAACGAGTTATTTTTGTAGGTCCAGCTGCCAATTTAATGAATAGAGGACTTGGATCTTTAATTGATTCTTATGATGTAGTAGTAAGAACCAATGGATCTAAAGTATTAGATAGATCTCTTTGGAAAGATTATGGATGCAGAACACATATTTGTTATTTTAATGTACAACATTTAAGAGAAGAACATCCTTTTCCTATAGAAGACATGAAAGCTCACAGAATAGATCATTTAGTATTTAAGGGAGTAAGTAAAGGTATACGAGACTATTACGAAACTTATTTTAATGTTCGAGATGTAGCACCCTTAATTCAAGAATTACATAGAAAAATTGATGGATTACTTATGGGTCCAATTCTTATTACTGACTTACTTGAGAGTAAACCCAGTGAGCTTTTTGTTACTGGGATTGATTGTTATATAACTAAACCTGATGCGTTTATACCAGATGACTATCGTGAATATTATCCTAAATATTTAGGAAATAAAATAGAAACAAAAGCTAATGTAGCTAACATAGGACGAATTGATCCTCACTTAAAGAAGAAAGATAATACTATATATATAAAACAATTAATCGATTCTAAACAAATAACGACACATGATTTTGTACTGGAATCGATAAAAAAAGCATTAATGAGGTAATTATGAAGATTTTAAAACAAAAGAAAGAACAGTATTTAAATACTATTCAGGTGTATGGAAAACCATCTAATATTTATATAAACCCTACTGTAAGCGAGTTAATTGACTTAACATTAAGAAGCAAATATGATGAATTTAGTTTTATTATAGATAATAGACATAAGACTATTTATTCATTTGATTGTACTGTTTTACACAGTGATGTATGTAAATTTTTAAAATTATCGTATCCATCTGATAAAATTTTACCAGGACTTGGATATTTTAAAGGTAAAAATTCATATAGTAAAATTTCAGGAACACTAATTGATCTTATATCAAGTAATCCTGAATTAGTTCGTAAATTATGTAAACAAAATTGGAAATGGGCTAATAAATATATATATACACAAACTTTATTAGATGATATTATGGAAAGATTATCAAACTAAAAAATTATTAAGGAAATAAAATGTTAAAAAAATCTTTAAAGGTCTTTGATTTACCTACATCGGATTCTAGTTATTTATCAGTTAGTCAAGATAGCGAAAATCGTATAAAGATGTATTATCGAAAATGGCTAAAGCATTGTCATGTATGGGGTATTCATGGAAATAATTCTAAGAATTTTACATTTATAGAAGATCCTCTTATTAAAAAAACAGATGCGTCACATAACTTTACAGTTACGTATCAACCACATCTTAAATTATTTATAGGAATAGGGGGATTAGAAGAATGGAAAAGACAAAAACGCTGGCATGAAATTACGGATTTTGAAATTTTTAAAAAAGAATTTGAAGGATACTTTCATAAACCGTATGTAAGAGATGAGGCAAGATTTCTTTCTCTTAAAAAAGCATTAAAAGGATGGGTAAATCATTCAAATGGACTTTATCTTTTTCATTCTAAAGATGGGATAAACTGGAATCAAAGACATCCTAATCATATTGCAACTATTCATGATAAAGGATTTACATGTGCTCTAGATTGGGGAAAATCTTCTGATTTTGATGGAATGAATAATTTAGTATATAATCCACATGAACAACGTTATTATCTATATGTTAGATCTAATGTAGCTAAAGGAGTACGATACATACAGTATGCTACTTCAAAAGATTTGATAACTTGGTCTAAATGGAAAAATATAAATATGATTCCAGAATTTGATAAACATACAGATGGTTATTATTTTCCTAATTTTATGATGCATCCAACTAAGAATATTATGTTTGGATTAGTTCCTTATTGTTCTGCAAAAAAATCTTCTATACAATTATTTAAATCAACTGATGGATATAATTGGAATTATGTAGAAGAATATTTATCAAGACCTCCAGTACCTTTAGTAAAAAAAGGAAAAATAAAAACATATAAAAATTATCATCATCCTGTTTTAGGCTATCTTTATGATAAAGATCAACAAATTTTATATTTTTATATGCAGAATAACTATTTTATGTATGATAGATCTCATTATACCTACGTAGATCGATATAAAGTAATGGAAAAAGAATTAGATAAAAGGTTATGGATATAATTATGGGTATAGATTATGTAGAATGTCCTTTTTGTAAAGAAAAAGATTTTGATTTAATAGGATTAAAACATCATTTAGATACAGGTCAATGTAGTGTATTTGAAAAAACTGATACAATTTATCAAGAACATTTAGAAAGAAAGGAAGATAATTAATGAACATATTTTTTCAATTAATATATTCAAAAAAAGCATATGGAGAATCTAAGAATTTTGTAGATGATCATAGATTTTGGATTCTAAAAGGAATCGCGGATATTTTAGTAAGTAGAGGACACGTAGTATATATATTAAAAATGAATTATCCTCCAGTAAAAAATTTAGGTATGGATAAATTTATTTTATCTAAGACAAAAAAACCGAATATAAAATTTGATTTAGCAGTAGTTCATAGTGATATGAAATACGCTAAACATTATTTAAAGGAAGAGTTTAAATCTAAACCTAAAGCATGCTTTGATTATAGTTTTTTACCAGAATCATTAATTATAGATACAGGTGGATTATTTAATAATTCTAAGAACTATATGAAGATGCAAAATATTTTAGATAAAATTATTATTACAGATTCTTTACGTCAAAAATGTGTTTCTATGATAAAAGAAAATAAATCTAAAAGACCACAAAAACGAATAGATAAAATTCCAAGTTCTAAGTATATATTTATCCCAGGTCAAGTTCTTAATGATAAATCTATTATGAAACATTCTAAATGGAATCAATTAACTTTTATTGAAAAAGTAATTAACTTTGGAATTGAAAAAGGGTTAGATATAGTGTTTAAGCCTCACCCTGGAATGAGATATGATGTAGCTAAACATGGTAGACAAATAATAGAAGATAGATGTAAAGAATGGAAAAAATTATATAAAAATTTTTATGTGGTTAATACTTCTATATATGATCTTATTCAACAAGCTCAATTTACAGCATGTATCAATTCAGGAAGTGTTATAGATAATTTTATTTGTCAATCTCCAGTATATTGTGCTGGAAATATGTATTGGACAAATACAAAAGCAGTAGTTCATAATGAAAATGTCGATGAAGGACTCTTAACAATGTTTAACAAAGAATATAATTTAGTTACTATGAAAGAAACTCAATTAAGAGCTGTTCAATGGTGTTTAAATAATTTACTTTTTAAAAATAATTCTCCTATAGAAAACTATAAGAGATTTTTAAGGTTAACAGGATTTAAACTATAATGGAAAATGGATGTAAATGTCAAGAATGTGGGAATTTATATAAGATAGATTTAATGGTTCCTAATAATATATGGATTGAAATTAGACCTGAAAATAAATCAGAAGAAGGTGGTTTACTATGTCCATGTTGTATTATTTTAAAAATAGAAAAATTAACTAGGGAATTTAAAGTATTCTTTTTAGAGGAAGAGTTCAAAAGTGATGAAGAACTTGAAAACGAATTATTAATAGAAGTAAATGAATCTAGAAAAGAATATTACAAAGATCAACTTAAACCTCTTAGTTATGGAGATTGTTCATGAAATGTAGAATTTGTAAAAAACCAATTAAATTATTAAGAAGAACGATATATCAAGAGAATAGCTATTGTGACTTTGAATGTTTTAAGAAGACTGAAGAGTATCATATTTTTCATAAAAAATTTAAGCATTTTTGGAAATCTTTAAGCGAAGATCAACAATATGAATTTTTTAATTTATGGGATAATGGAATTTTTGAAGATCTATTGTTTGATGATATGATTTATAAAAAATTAAGTAAGGTATTTAAGGAACATGAGTAAAAAATTATTATTTAGTGTAACAAAAAAGGATCTGGATATTACTTATTTCTCAGGTAAAGGAGCTGGAGGTCAACATAGAAATCGACATATGAATTGTGTTCGAATAAAACATTCTGAATCTGGAGTTATTGTTACTGGACAAGAAGAAAGATCTAAAGATAGAAATCTAAAAACGGCTTTCCTTAGATTAACTAAACATCCTAAATTTAAGTTATGGTTAAAATTAAAATCTTCTGAAAATTATTTAAGTGAAGTGGAGTTAAATAAAAAAATAGATAAAATGATGGAAGAAGAAAATCTTAAAATTGAATATGGAATTTAAATGAAAAAATTATTATTTATTAATGATACAAGTAAAAGTCTTAATATAGGTTGTCAAGTTACAATGCATTGTATTAATAGGTGGTTAAATAATTGTAAGTATGAAGTAACAAGATTTCCTTTAGAAATTATTAATTCTAAATGGTTTAAAAAAATTCCTAAAGGAATACTATATGATGATTGGGGTTTAAATGAGTTATATAACAATTGGATAGATCATGGCTCAGATCCTATGAAAGAATATATAAATTATGTATTAGATAATATTTTTGATTGTGATTTTATTATTGCGAATGGAGAAGGAAGTATTATACGGGATAAAAGACATACTAGAACTTTATTATATATTCTTTATATTGCAAAAAAAATATTTGGTAAAAAAATTATATTATTTAATTTTACATCTGATTTACAGGAAGAAGGATCTTATTTAGGAGAAATTATTTATCCGTTATTAGATTGGGTAAGTACAAGAGAAATGGAGTCATATTCTGAAGTTAAGAAATATAATGCAAATGTACAATTTATTCCCGATATGGTTTTAACTTTACGAAATTATAAAGAAGTAAAAGAAGGTAAGTATATATTACTAGGTGGAAGTTCTTATTTTAATACAGTAGAACGTAAAAAAAATATAAAATATGCAATAGCATTATATCAAGATCTAGTAAATAATTATCCTCAATATAAATTTATAGGATGTGCTTGGAATAAAGATGATTGGTTATCTAAAATAGAAGCATTTAATTATGAATATGTAGAAGCTAGAAATTGGAAACATTATGCTAGATTAGTAAGAGATTCTATTATGAATATTACAGGAAGACATCATGGAATTATTCTTTCTTATGTATTTAACATCCCTTATTTAGCCTTTGAAGCCAATTGTCATAAAACAAAAGGAGACGCTTCTACTTATATTTATAGAGAAAATCCATATGAACCATTTAGTTATTTAGATAAATCTTTAGATATTATAAAAGCTATGAATAATCTTTTAGATAATGAGTGTCAATATAAAAATAACATTTTAAATGAAAAGAAAAAAATGTATAAACTTTATGATAGAAGTAATAATAAATTAACCACCCTATTTAAACTATATAATTATGAAAAAAGTATTAGTAACTTTATTAACTCCTAATTTTATGCCTGGATTTATTGCTTGGATAAAATCTATTAAAAAAAATTGTCATTTTAAAGATGATCTTATAGTAATAGACTGTGGTTTAAATGAGGAACAAAAAACTACTTGTAAAAAATATTATTCAAGAATTATATTTAGAAAACCTAGATATCCCCAGTATGCTCATTTAGATTTAACTAAAGTAGCAAATCATTTTAAGCCTGTTTTTTATAAGTTAGATTGTTTTTCGTATGTAGATTACGATAGAATTGTTTTTATAGATATAGATACACTAATACTTCAAGATTTTTCTTATTTATTTGAAGGAATTGAAGCTTCTTTTTCTGCTGGATCAGGTTATGGAGAATTAAAAGAAGTTTTTGAATCGACTAATTTAAATTCTGGCGTATTTGTAATCAATAAAGAATATCTTAATATGAGAACTTATGGTACTTTATTATCTTATATTGGAAATAAAGGTATAAGATATGAACAAGATATTTTGAGAAAGTTTTTTAAGAAAAAAACTAATTTTTTAGAAAGTCCTAAGTGGAACTATAAAAAACATATTTATGCATCAAAACAATGGAGAGATAAATGGAATATAGAAAAAGATATTGTAATTTTGCATTTTATATCTTTTAAGCCATGGCAAGATTTATCTGATGATCCTTATAGAGAAAAATTGAAACCTCTTTATGATTTATGGAATTATTACTATACATTAAAGGAGAATTTATGTCAAAAGAGTTAACTAGAAGAATGAGAAAAAAACCTGAGTTTATACAAGGTTTATTAGATATGCTGGATTATATTGATGAAAATTCTAAGTTCGATTTATCAAGAGCAGTTATGATAGAAATAGGTAGTTATTTAGGAGAATCTTCTGAAATATTTGCTGGAAAAGTAAGTACTTTATATTGTATAGATCCTTGGAAATCAGGATACGACCCTAGCGACTATGCTTCTTGGAAATATGATCTTGAAGAAGTTTATGCTACATATAAGAAACGTATGAATAGATTTAATAACGTTACAACAATTAGAGAAACCTCTAAAGAAGCTAATACGAAAATGAAAGATCAATTTGATATAGTATATATTGATGGAAATCACCAACCGAAATATGTAAAAGAAGATTTAGAAATGTGGACTCCTTTGGTTAGCAATTTAGGTTGGATTTGTGGACATGACTACGGACATAAAGATTATCCAGAATTACAGGAAGTTGTAGATACTTTCTGTAAAGGAAAACCTGATATGGTTTTTAAAGATACGAGTTGGTGTATTAAAAAAGAACATATTTAAAGGAAAATAAAATGGAAAACTCAACATTTAAACAGTGGATTGAAGGAGCAAAAGTAATTTTCGTAGGTCCTTCACCTATTTTAAAAGAAAGAAACTTAGGAAAGTTTATAGATAAATATGATATAGTTGTTCGCACAAATGGTGCTACTAGATTTCCATTAGAAGTTCAAAAAGATTATGGAAAAAGAACTGATGTATTATACGTAAATACCCAATTTACTCAAGATAATCATCCATTTAATATACGAGAAATGCAAAAAGCAAAATTAAAATGGTTATGTTTTAAAAATAATAAATATAATAGAATGGAATATTATCAACCTTATTTCCAAACAAGACATATTAATCATGTAATTCATCAATTACATAAATTGCCTATCTCAGGATTGCTTTATGGGAATGCTGTAATAGCTGATATTTTAGCTCAAAATCCTAAAGAATTATTTCTTACAGGAATTGATTGTTATATAAATAAACCTATTGAATATGAAGATACTGGTTTCTCAGAGTATATAGAGGGATACTTTACAGATAAACATAAGAAATTATATAACAAAAGAAACAAAGGAATAACAGATAATCATTGTAAATACGAAAATACAAGATATCTATGGGACCTATTACAAGCTGGTAAAATACAAACACATAATTATATAAAAGATATTATGTCTGAAATATTAAGTAATCCAAAAAAATATAAATTATCAGAATATAGGAGATAAAGTATGAAAAAAGCTTTAGTATTTGCATTTAACGATAAATTTTTTCCAGGATTTAAAGTAACTTTAAAATCATTTCTTAAACATAATCCCGATTATGATGGTGATATTATTATTCTTGACTTTAATCTTTCTAATGAAATTAGAATGAAATGTTTGGAAATTTATCCTACTTTAACATTTAAATTAATTAACTATGATCTTTATAAAATGGATCAATCTAAAGTTGAATCTCAATTTACAGATACCGTTTATAAATTAGATATGTTTTCATTATATAAATATGATAGAATTGTTTTTTTAGATGTAGACACTTTAGTAATTAAGCCGATTTATGAATTATGGGAATTAGATTTTCCTATTGCAGCTTGCTTAGATTTTAAAGCAAAAGGTGGAAAATTATTTGAAAAAAGAATTAATTCAGGAGTATTAGCTTTTGGAGGAGAATGTTTAAAACCAGAAGTTTATAAAGAATTAATTAAATATACTGTTAATAATTTTGCAGCTAATTTACCTGATCAACAACCTATTAATGATTTTTTTGGATCTAAAATGTATATACTCCCTAATAAATATAATTATTTTAAGGCTATGTATGCTCATAAAAGATTTAAAGAGAAATTTGATGAAGCTAAAATTATTCATTTTTATATTAAAAAACCTTGGCAAAAAGAACATAAAGAAGAGTGGTGTTATCCTAAAATAAAACCATTATATGATTTATGGAATAGTTATATTTAAAGAGTTATATAATGTCCTTTAAACATTTGTTTTGCTTTATCAGTTAAAGGATAAACTCTCATTCTATTAAAAGGTTTTCCATCTATTATTTCATCCCAATAGAGCTCAATCCATTCAGGTTGTTTTGTTTTAGGATTTTTTCTTATTACATAAGATTTATTCCAATCTCCTTTTAAAGGTCTATATTCTATTTTAACGTTTTTCTTTAACCATATTTGAAATTTCTTTAAAAGATCTTGAATATTTATGTTTATTTCGAATAGTATTTTCATAATAATATAGTCGTTAAGTTTTTAGATTATTTTAAACTATATTAATATATGACAGACTATGAACATATTTATACAACAATTTACAAAAAGGGATATCATGCTGGGTATAAAAACCTACAGATAAAAGAAAAATATCCTCAACTATTAACAGACGCTTATCATTTTAAATCTATTTTAGATATAGGGTGTAGTCAAGGAAGAGCGGTATTAGAATATCAAAAACTAGGTAAAAATGCATATGGAATTGATGTTTCTAAAGAAGCTATAAGACAATCTTTAGAACAAAACATTTTTCATTGCCTACATGCTTCGGTATTAGATATTCCTTTTAAGAATAATTTTATAGATGCTGTAGTAACTTGTGATGTATTAGAACATTTAGCTGAAGAAGATCTTTCTAAAGCAATTAAAGAATTAGTAAGAATTACTAAAGAATGGTTTTTTATCAAAGTAGCATATAAAGTTGAAATGTCTGATAAATGGTTAAAAGTATTAAGAAAAGCAACTGGTCAATATAATGATCTTCCTAATCTACATTTGTCAGTATTCCCAAAAGAAAAATGGATTGAATTATTTAAAAAAGAAGGCGTGAAATTTAAAGAAGAATATCATGATATTTTGATATTCAAAAAAGGATAATATATGAATATCATCGGAGAAGTGGGAATTAATTGGAATGGATCTATAGATAAAGCAAAAAAATTAATAGATATTATTTCATTGGCCGGATGCGATTATGTTAAGTTTCAAAAAAGAGATCCAGATAAATGTGTCCCTGATCATCAAAAAGAAAAAGAAAAAATAGTTCCGTGGAGAAAAGAACCTACTACTTATTTACAGTATAAAAAGGATATAGAATTAAATGAAGAACAATATAAGGAATTGAAATTATATTGTCACGATAAAAAAATATCTATGTTTTCTTCTGCTTGGGACATTGATTCGGCTAAATTTTTAAAAAACTTTGATTATATTGTTAAAATTCCATCAGCAAAGATTACAGATTTAGAATTATTAGATTATTGTAGAGATAGATTTGATCAAAAAATATTGTCAACTGGCATGAGTACAGAACAAGAAATAGAAGAAGCGGTTAAAATATTAAAACCAACAATAATTATGCATACTAATAGTATATATCCTACACCATCAAAAGATCTTAATTTAGGTTATATTGATTGGCTTCAACAAAAATATTCTCATACTGAAATAGGATATTCTTCTCATTTCTTTGGATTATTAGATTCTTTTGTAGCTTTAGGAAAAGGATGTACTTGGTTAGAAAAACATGTATGTGAATCTCATAATGATTGGGGATCAGATCAAAGTTCTTCTATAGAACCTCATGGATTATTTAAATTGGTAAAATCAATAAGAGAATTAGAAGGTCCAAATGAAAAAGGAAATGAGAAAAGATGGCCTTATCCAGGTGAAGATATAAAAAGAGATCAATTAAGATAAGGACTATATAAATATGACTAATATAAATATTGATGATAGACATATTAATGAAATTTTATCAGAAGTAGGATATCCAGTATTAACTTTAGAAGATATTGAAATAAGTGTAGATCAACTTAAAGAAATAGTAATTATTCCAGTCTTAAGAGAATTTTATTCGTGGTTTCCTATTACTACTTTTAATGAATATTCAGTTACATCTACTTTTGCAATAGATTTTCCTGAGACTAATATATTTGGAATATTAGACGCCCGAATTAATACTAATTCATTAGGTGGAGGAGCAGTCACTTCTAATCCATTTATTAATGAACAATTTGCATATAATAGAATAAGAAAACAACGATATGGAACTCGATATGATTATAATTTAGAAATAGCTGACATAATGGTGAGAGCACAGCGAGAGTCAGAACTTAATTCTATTATAGGAAAACGAATTGATGTGTCTATAATGAATAGACAGGTGACTGGTTATACGAATGTAGTAGGTAGATTACTTATAGAATGGGCTCATTGGGATGAAAATTTTGAAAACATTCAATATACTAAACAAGATGAAGTAATCAAACTTTGTAAAGCTAGATTATTAAGAGTAATGGCTATGATTAGAGGTCAACAAAATAGTGATACTCCAGTTCAATTTGACGCCGCTTTATTCTTAGATAGAGCAAAAGAACTTGAAGAAGAAGTAAAAGAAAAATGGAAAGACTACTCAAAAGTAGTTGTTCGAAGAATGTAAAAGTTTTTTTGACATTTTCTTTATTTCATATATTATATTAATATATTCAATGCGTTGGTATCGGTCTAGACCCTCCAAATCTTCCATACCAACGCTTTTTTTTAATTTTTTTAAAAAGTTTTGATGTTTTAGCAAACATTTTATATATATTATATATAAGTTAGTTTTGGAGGGCTAAATATGGCAAGTATAAAATATGATCAAAAGTTTAAAATGATCGAAGCATATTGTAATATTATGTTAAATAATCAATTAAATTCTTTAATTATCTACGGTGATGTAGGTATAGGAAAAACCTTTACAGTAAGGAAATCTCTAAAAGATAAGGCAATTTATTATTCAGGTGGAGTAAAAGGATCAGAAGAATTAGCAAGAATTCTCTATAATAATAGAGAAGGAAAAACATTAGTTCTAGATGATTTTGACTCTTGTATGAAAACTAAAGAAATGAAAAATATCTTAAAGACTGCTCTACAAGATGATCATACAAGAATAATTACTTATATGAACTACCGAGTAAATCATAAATTACCTAAAAAAGAACAAATTCCAGAACAATTTAAATTTACTTCAAGTATTATTTTTGTCTCAAATTCAAAACGAATTGATCCAGCTCTAAGATCTCGTTCTATGTTAATAGAAATAAGACTTTCTAAAAATGATATGCTACAAAGAATAAAAGATTGTTTTAAAACTTTTATGCCTAAAATTCCTATGCATTTTAAAGAAGAAGTTTGGAAGTTTATATGGGAAAATAGAGCTAAAATTAAAACAATTGATTTTAGACAATTTAAATTCTCAATCGCAACTCGACTAAAAGAAAATGAACATTGGAAAGATTGGGTATTATGTAATCTTAATTTTTAGAGGAGTTTAATATGAAGTGTAAGTTATCCGTTTGTAATAATTGTTGTCATCATTTAAATGATTTAGATTTTAAGTATCATCCTACAATTATATGCATAGTAGATTCAGATTTAAATTTTTGTTTAGGAAGATTTATAAATTTTCATAAAATAAATAAAGATCGTAATTGTATATATTTTAAATCATATACAGAATTAAAAACACAGAAAAAGCGTATAAAACAAATAATAAAATTAAGAAAAAGGAGATTAAAATGCAAAAATTGGATAATATGACTTGGATGTTCTTAGTATTATTAATTCTTGGTGTTACTTTATTTGGAATACAAAAAGAATACAAAATTAAATTAATTAAAGAAAAAAATCAAAAAGAGATAATTACAAAATATATATATCTTAATCGCATTGACTTAAATGATTTAATTAAAAATCTTGTATATTCTCAAAAAGAACGTGTTTTATCTTATTATGATAAATATACTAAGAATAGAACAATAACCGAGCTTATAGTATATAATGCTATAGAAACAAAAATTCCCATAAATCTTTTCTTTGCTCAATGTTGGCAAGAAAGTAGATTTAAACCTAAAGTTAAAAGTAAATTAAATCGAAATAAATCAAGAGATTATGGGTTATTTCAACTTAATAGTTCAGTATATAAATATTATAAAATATCATTTTTAATGATTCCAGATAATAATGTAAGAATTGCTTCTAAACACTTACTTACAAATTATAACAGATATAAAACTTGGGAAGAAGCCATAGTATCTTATAATTGTGGTAAGAATTATAATGTTCCAAAAAGTACTATGAAATATCTTACTTCTATTCTTAATAAAGAAAAAGAAATAAGTGAAGATTTTATTAAGGAATTAAATATATGAAACTTAGTAAAAAAATAAAAAGTATAATTTATTATATATGTTGTTTTTTATCTGGAATTATGTTATATAATATAATACATTATTTCTTCAAATAAAACAACTATATACATATGCCTGTACCAATAACGAATGAATTTACATTAAGAAAATTAGTTCAAAATTCATATCAATATATGAGAAATAGATTTGATAATTTAGAAAGAGATTCTGTAAGAATGATTCGAGTTATTAAAGTCCATGTATATGATGCAAAAGAACCTGGAAAAGCAAGAACTACTTATCGAATTTTATCTCAGTCTACTCCTCAATATTGGCCTTATTTCACTCAAAAAGATTCAAGAGGTCGATTAAGAAGAACTCAAAGAAAATATAAACATCAATATGAAGTTGTAATCCAAGTAGATAAACTTTCTATAGATGTTCCTTTTAAAGGAAGAACTGGAGCCGATAGAAAATGGAGATTTGATGCAGCTGGAAGATCTAGAAAAAACTCAAGAGGACAAGTAATTGAAGGTACTAATATTAAATTAGGAATTAATGGAGATTTCTTTTTTAGATGTTCTTATCTTTGGAAATTAAGAGGAATTCTTTATGGCCGAAATTGGGCAGCTGGACCTCCTAAAAAAACAAATCCTAAGGAAATTATATTTGCAGACAAACATTTTTTATCTACAATAAAAGCTCTTATGGATAATAGAATTTTACAAGGAGAAATGAATTGGACATAAATAAAGAAGAAAGATTTGAATTTATAATAGATGAGTATAATACAATTATTTATGATAAAGATATTAAGATTTGGTGGCTAGAAAAAGAATCAGATGATGATCACACCACTATGGAAATTATTTGTAGTGACACGATTGATTTTCCAGAAGAAGGATTTATAAGTATAAATGAAGATTTCACCTTGACCTTAGAACTTTTTGAAAAATATAAAAGTATAATTAATAATCTTTAATATTAAGTTGTTTTATTAAATCTTTACTATAATATTATATACGTTAGGAGTAAGATATAATGAAGATATTAAAAGAAGCTGGTGATACTATTTCTCCCATAGGAGTGTTTAATACAAAAAATAGATTAGGAAAAAATTTAGGAAGCATTGAAGCTTTTGTAGGATCAAATCCTAAACAGAGTCAAGATTTTCTTGTAGGTTTAAAAATAAACTCAGGTAGTAAATATAATTATTTATCTTGGGATGATGCTATTAAGTTAGCAAATGATTTAAAAGCAGCTCTTAAAAGTAAAAAGAAATACCAACACATGGGGATTTAACATGAAATTAAAAGAAGAAATAAACATAAATAAGATAATTACAGATCTTCAAGGAGATTTTTCTGGATCTAATGAAGATCAAATGAGAGGAGTTCAACTTCTAAAAGGATTAGCTATTTCAGATGATTCTTTAGCTAATAATTTTATGAAACTTTTAGATAGAGCTATAACTCAAATTGCTCAAAAAATTCTAACTAAAGATATTAAATTAGACACTTTTGCAATTATGAGAGAAGAAATTAATAAAGAAGTTAAAGAAGTAAAAAAAATATTAGGAGAATAGTATGAGAATATTAAAAGAAGTTGAACCTACATCTAAAGAAATATATGCTCGATATTTATATTATATGGACGACTATACAGGAAAAAAAAATATGGAATCATGGGAAGCTATTGAAAGAACAGCTGACTGGTTTAATAGAGATAAAGAATATATTAGAAAAGTAATACAAAAAAGAGGAAAATAGGAGAATAATAAATGGCAGCAGTAGCACCTAAATTATTAGTAAAATTAACTGGTGAACAGAATGTTACTAAAATAAATAAAGAAATTACATGGACTCTCACATCTAAATTAGAACAAAATTTAGTTCTTAATAATGCTGATACTGCTGTAAGAATTACTCTAGCAGATATAGGAACTGATGTAAGATTAGTAGTATTTGAATCTACAGCAGCTTTTACAGTTACAGTTTCTAAAGATTCTGAAATTATGGATTTCGAAGTTCAAGATCTATTTATATTTACTCCTTCTGATAGTTTTACAGATGGATTTTCTTATTTTGAAATAACTACAGATAGTTCTTCAGATCAGACTATCAATGTTAATATATTTGGAGAATAATGTGACTTTTTTAAAAAAAGAGTGTACTTTCTTCAAAAAATATAGTATAATTAATAATATAAGTACCTTGGAGGGTAAATAAATGAAAATTTTAAATTTTAATGAAGATAAACAAGCTATTGATGAATTACGAAATTTTATAGAAAAAAACGGATTACGAAAACCTTCAGATTGGGATGATCTTAAAGTACAAAATATAAATTCATTATCATCTAATGCGAAAAAATATTTAAAAAGTTTACCTTTTGAGATTGCTACTGAAAATCGTCCTTTTAATGTTAAAATTAAAACTGAGAATATGATTCATAAGCTTAAATATAACTATAAACAAGTTTATTTAATAAATACGGAAGGATATAATTATCCTAGATATATGGTGAGGATAAAATAATGAGAATATTAAAAGAAATTAATAAAATCAATTGGAAAAATCTAATTAATCATTTTTTTAAAACGAGAGCTATAGCTGGTGGACATAACAGAGATGCTCGCATTGATGATGTAAAGAATGGAAGGATATTTATATCAATGAAAAAATTAAATGCTAAACCAACTGATTCTTATGTTGATCAAATAAATTTTCCTATTGAAAAAGCTGAATTATATTTAATTCTTGAAAATTAAATGAGGAAATTAGAATGAGAATCTTAGAAGATTATCCTAAAGATGATGTTGAAACTCAAAACGAAGCTTTACAAATAGCTCAGCAATTAGGAGTAGATTTTTCTAAAGTAGATAAATCTGAGTTTATTAAAGGATATGATGTTGAACATGAGCATGGGGAAACTGTAGGAAATAATAAAGAAATTATTGCAAAAATTACTTTGGATCATTTGAATGAAGATCCAAAATATTACACTAAATTATTAAGTCTAGGACTTTAGGAAAAACTTATGAAAATGTTACAAGAATTTTATTTGGAATATGATTTATCTACAAATAAACTTAAAATAGATACATTAATGCCAAATGAAGCAAAATTTCTTAAAAATAAATTATCAATTGATGGATATAAGGTTGACTATAAACCTAGTAACGGAATATATTATCATCACATAATTATATATAAAAATATAAATGATAGAGAACGAATAGCTAAATTATTAAAAAAATATTTAAATTTAAAAACATTTATAGATAGCTCTACAAATATTAAATATTAAAGGAATATTATGAATAAAGTATTTAATACAATTAAGAAAAAATATCCTTCAGGTAAGAATGGTTGGATTATAATAGATGAAGATGGTTTTCTTGTCTATTTTCATAAAGCGTCTAAACGTGGAATAATGTTTGGATATGAGAATGGAAAAGTAGATACTTCATTAGGTAAGATGGATCCTAAAGATCAAGAATTCGATTATATGATAGTAGATGAAGGAGAACATGTTCATTCAGAAAAAGATTTTATGAATAAAATGTTTCCAGTGTTAGATACTATATTTGATTTAACTAATAAAGATGTTTGGAGTTACGGGAGAATAAAGATGAAAGAAAATATAACAGGAAAAAGAAAAGCTACCAGAAAGGCTCTAGAGGTAAGAGTATCTTGGACTGGTAAGTCATTTATTATTAATTGGCAAGGTGACAAATCATCTGGACCTGTTCATTTTACAGGAACTAGAGAAGAATTTGCTAGAATGCTCCAAAAACTTCAAGCTAAAGATTCATTAACAAAACCTTTAATGAAACGACAACTTACTTATAAAGAAATGGTTGACAATATAATAGAACAAAAAGATTGCATTGTAATGATATGGTCTAATGTCTTAGATAATATAAAAGGAACTATGTTTAATATGAATACTTTAAGAGATATCTTTAGAGAAGAATATGAAGTAGATCAAAGAAAAGATAATTATTTTAAAGGAATTATATAATTTATAAAAAATCAAAATACCTTGGAGGTAAATGAATGAAAATTTTAAAAGAAGTTGTTAATCAGATTGATGTAGATCTTAGTGATGATAATGCTAAGTTGTTTGTGAAATTATTAAGGAGTGCTGAAAAAAAATATAATCTAGAGATTATAAAAATTAAAATGCATGGTCCTGGTGGTGGAAATCCAAATGTTTTTTTTAAAGGAAAAGAAAAAGATTTACGTGGATGGTTTGTAAATGAATATATGGGTGATGATGATGAGTTTGACGAGTTTTTTAATAGATAATTTATAAAAAATTGGAACTAAATACTGATAATAGAGCTGTTGCATTTAATAAATTTGTAATAGCTCTATTAAAATATGAGCCGAAAGGAGTTAAATAATGAAAATATTAAATTTTAATGAAAAAAGCATAAATGATTACACTTTTTATGAAATTTCGTTTGATGAAGATGACGATGACAGAGGAGAGCATGTTATGTATGTTATGGTTGACAAACAAAAAAATGGGTATATGATAGAAGCTGATTTAGATGGAGATTGGGATTCACCGTGGAGAGATGGAGATATTGAAGCATCCACATTTCGAAACTTTGAAAGAAGTCAAGGTGTGAATAAAATTCGTAAAAATGATATACCTAAAGACATTTTAAAAGCGTTATTAGCGGAAGTATAAATAATAGAATATATGAATGAAAATTTATACACTTTAAAGGAGTTAAATAATGAAAATATTAGAAGATCTTAAAATCTATGACACATTTGAACTCTTTAAAAAACATCAACCTAAGAGTAAGAATAAGGAATATGGACCTTTTCAAGTAGAAGGTAAGATCTTTCAATATGTATATCAAGTATATGACGCATTTAAATAACTATATTAACAGATAAGGAGATATTAAGTGAAATTAAATTATAAGAAAAGTGAAAGTATATTATCTTCTTTTTTAAAGTCAAAAGGAAGTATAGATAGATTTTTAGAAACAATGATATCAGGTGATTTTAGTATTGATAATGTATATCCTCCTGATGTTGATCCTCCAGGAAGAAAACCTGAGGAAGATAAAGAGTTAGAACCTTCAAAGGAATTAGATGATTTTATTCCAGATCCTCAATATGAATCTATAGAAGATGAAGAAATTGTAGATAATGTATTATTAGAGAATAATGAAAATGCACGTAATATAATAGAACAAAAAAGTAAATTAGCAAGTCAATCTGGAACAATAACTACACATCATTCTTTTGAGAAAAATGAAGAAAAAGAAGAAATGGTAGATAATATAGAAGCTCCTAAAATGAATTCTAAATATTTACGTGGTATGTAACACTTTCTTAAGAAAAGAAAAGACAAACATCTAAACAAAAATTAAAAAAAAATATTGATAAATCATTAAAATTCTAATATTATATTAATATGTATATTTTATAAATATAAAAATAAGGAAAAGAGTATGAGTATGAGTATTGGTACTGATTTATTATTAAGAATAGCTGAAGAAAAATTTAATAACTTAAAAGATAAAATTTCTCTTCTTTTTCAAAAACCAGAAGAAGCAGAAGAAGGGAACGTTTATATATGCTTTCGCAAAGGGCAAGATCCAGTAATTATGAGAACAGAAATAAATTATAATGTATTATGGTTTTGTGCAATAGTAGAGGACTATGAATTATTACCTGAAGATATAGAAGTTATAGTTGCTGTTGATGAACTATTGGAGTTAAGAGAATGCAAGATAAAAATATAGAAAAGTTATGGAGAATTCCTGTATTAGCTATTAGTTTAGAATTTCTCCTAATGTTTTTTTTAGGAATTCTAAAAATTGATAAATTAAATCTTATATCTGTTATAATCCTCACAATAAGTACTATACCTTTAGTATATTATTTTTATAATCTATTCAAACAAAAAATTAAGGAGATAGAAAAGAATGAACCAAATGGAATTAACTGATTTTAAAAATCTAACTAAAAAAGATTTAGAAGAAACTTATAATAAATATAGATCTAATGTATTAGATAAAGTTTCTTTAGAAAAAAGAAAATATTGGACTAATAGAGTTGATCTAATTAAAAGTCTTGAAGGTAGATTACAAATGTTAGAAAAAATAGATAAGTATTGGACAAATCTTGAAAAAAACTAGAGCTATAGTTAAGTCTATACTAATAATGATATTAGTATTTTTAATCGTTGGAGTTATTTATGGATATGCTTATTTATTAACTAAAATAAATAGTTTAGTAATATCTTTATTGGCTATTTCAATTCCTTCTTTTATAGGAGGAGTTATAATTTTCTATTATATGTTTAAAAGGTTTGAGGAGAATTAAAATGAAGAAATTTTTATTATTATTTATTACAATTTTTATGTGTTTATCTTGTGAGTGTATTAAAGATATTCATACAAAAACTTTTCCATTAAAAAGTTTACAACAAAATCAAATTGTTAAACATCATAAAGGTAGTCCAGCAAAAGGCTGGTTTGTTTTAGGAATTGGAAGTTATTCTGGAGGAGTAGAAAATTATTCAGAATATTTTAATGTGTATCAAGGTTTTGCGAAAACAGGTTTAGGATATAAAAAAATATATTTTCCTGAAAGATGCACTGAAATAATTGAAGGTGCCGAAGAAAATAAAATTATAGTGGTTTTAAAATTAACCAAACAATTAGATGTTTATTTGGGATCTTATTCTATTAGTAAATTTCTATATTTTTTAAAAAATAATGATTTTTTATTTTTATGCGAAGGTTATAATGAATTACTAAAAAATGATGAGTCAAAATATACGGATTTAAAAATTTATGTATACATAAAAGATAATTTAATAATAGAGGAGTTTAAGGAGTTATATTAATGAGAAAAAAAGCTTTATGTAAAAAATTAAAAAAAGAGAGGATTAATTAAATGAGTGATGCATTTCAAGAGTATGAAAAATTAGAATTAGAAGATGAGAATTTAAATGGGTATAAGAATTTCATTTTAAATGTTATTAAGAAATATAAGAAGTATGTAAAAATGACTTCTAATGATATGCAGATAACGCCTGCTGATATCAATACTGCATTGGCATATTATCCATCAACTTATCTTAGTTTGATTGGAGAGTATAACATTAAGAAACTTAAGCATTTTGAAATTAAAAGAAAGTTTCAAGCTTGGTATGATTCAAAATTTGTTGAAATAAAAACTAAGATGATTGAAGAAGCTGAAAAAAAGCAAGGTGATAAAAAGAGTAGTATAAAACTTGCTGTAAAAGAGTATGAGACTGAATTAAGAAATTCATATAAAGAAGAATATAATAATTGGACTACTAAAGTTACGTTAGCTGAGTATGAAGAAAGAATGATTCTTAGAATATTAGATTTATTTAAAGGATTTGATACTATTTTAAGTACTATGGGATCTAATTCTAGACAAGAAATGAGAACATTATCACTTCAAAATAGAATGAATACTATAAATAATCCAACTAATCCAATAACAAGAACACCTGTTTAAAAGTTCTCTGTTTATACGAATTCCTATGACTATATAATTAGTTATGGGAATTCAACAAAAATTAGATAAAGCATTAACCCCCGCAAAAAGAAAACTTTTTGATAATACCATAAATGTTTTAGGTTTAGAAGTAGATGGAGTTAGAATACGAGTTGAAGAAGATATGTATTCTAATGAAGATGAACCTACTATTTTAAGAACTGATACAATTTCTTGTATCATAAATTATCCACCAGAATTACCATTATTTAGATCACGAAGTGATAATAATGAATTACCTCCCGATAAAGTTGTAGATAATGGATCTTCAACAGGAGTATTTTTCTTTGAAATTCTTCCTATAGAGATATGGACTAAATGGAGTGATAATGTAGAAAGTGGAGATTTTATTATACATAAAATAGAAGATGAGCAAGGAAATGATTTAAAAATTATTCTTAAAGTTTCAGAAGTTTTAGGATCGTTTAGATCATCATTGATTTGGAAAAAACTTCATTGTGCTTTATATAATGGCAAGTATGAATCAATGTTAAGTAATATAATAGACAATGTATAGTAATGTAATGTATTCTTTACTATATAAATATATAAGATTTTAAAGGAGATAGCTGATATGGCTAAAATTAAAAAGAAAACCTCTTTAAAAGAATCAATTAAAGGTAAAAAAGCAGGTTATATAAGAATAAGATTTACTCATTTAATTAATGAAAATGTTTTACTTCAAAAAGGTGATTATATAGCAGTTTACGAAAATATTAGTAATTTTGATTCAAAAGTAAAAGGTAAAAGAATAGGTCACGCTAAAATTATAAAAGACGTTTTAATTAATGAAACTGTTAAATTAGAAAAGAATGATATAATTACTATTTATAGTGAAAATATGGTTACGGATGAACCTCCAAAAAGTGCTGAACTAACTGGAGACGGTTCTGATGATGTTGATGTAGATTCTTATGTATCTACTGAATACGATGAAGGTATGACTACAGAAGCTCCTCCTGCAAGTGCAGAAGTAACTGGAGATGGATCTGATGATGTTGACGCTGGAGATCCATTAGGTGCGGGTGAAGTAGATCCACATCAAGGTCAACAAAATAAACAAATTGATATTGCTGAAGAAGATGAATCAGAAAACGAAGATGAAGAAATTACTGAAGAAGATGAAGAAGATGAAGAAATTATTGCTGAAGGTGAATTCGAATTCGATATGGAAGAAACAGACGATGAAGAAGAAATAACTGATGTTCCTTTTGATGGTGGAGTTGATGCGACTTTAGATGATACTATGACTGATGAAGCTGGAATGGGACCTGAAGATGGCGGTGAAATGGATTATATCGAAGGTGAAGATATATACGATGAAGAACCTATTGTTGATAATGATATAAAATATGATACTGAAGATGAAGATGAAGAATATATTGAAACTCTTGAAAAGAAAATTAAAGAAATGAGAGAAAAAAGAAAAAAATAAAAAGTTAATTTTAAAAAGATAGAGGATAAGTAAATAATACTTATCCTTTTTTTATGACTATATAATTATGAAAACAGGTATTACTCTTAAGAAAAAGTTAGGTCTAAATAATATAGCTGTTGTAAAAGTTTCTAGGATTCTTGATTTACCTACTCCATCATATTTAATATGGTATGATTCACATAGACCAACTCGACCTATTACAACTCGTACAGTAAAAAAATACCCTGGAGTTGGTCAAGTTTATAGAGGAATAAAAGGATTTAAAGAACCTGTTAGATTCACACCTCCTATGTTAATAGAAGATTTTACTGGAAATCTTAGTACTGGTCTTTATTTTGCAATAGATCTTTCAGGAAGATTTTTAGTAGACACTAAAATATTAGAAAATAAACAAAAACTAAATTATTCAATAATAGTTGAATTTCTTCAATTAGCAGATTTAATGAAATCACAAGGTATGAGTGATTTTACAAGACCTTATAGAAGTGAAAGAAATAGAGTAACTGGAATAGAATCAAATGTTGCTAAATTAGTTGATTTAGAATTAAATCAAGAAGATAACTCTATCACATTTAAATGGTTAACAGAACCTACTGATAAGTATGGTCCTGAAGCTCAATTTAAACAAGTAGATCCATCTACACTAGCTATGGGATCTAATTCGTCTAAGACATATGATATGGATATTAAAATATTAAACTTTTTTGATTGGTTAGATACATATTCTAATAAAACAGAAATAACTCGTAAAGATATGAAAGATATATTTGATGTATCTTATGTTCAAGTATGGAGTAATGATCCTTCTTTTCAATATCAAGGAATTAATTACTGGTTAACTCAAGTAGACGCAAGTATTCATCCAACTAATATAGCACCTAAACAATGGAATAATCCTGGATTACATGGAGATGGAAATGCATTTCTATCTAAACATTTAGGTGGGTTAATAAACGGAATTAAATTCTGGTATCAACCTATGGCTTCAAAGTTAACAAAAAGATTAAAGGATGAAGGAATTTTATGAGAATACTAGATGATCTTGATTTAAAGATTTTAAAAAAAGGTGAATATGTAGATTTTGCTACTCCTGTAGATATACCTTATGAATTAATTCATGCTACAGATGATACTATTATATGTATTCCTATTATAGGAGATAAAATAGGAATTAGATATGAATTTTGTCCTCCTTATATGGTAAAAGATCAAGTTAGAAATTATTATACATTAATTACAGGTGGAATTAATTCAGATGAAAAATCTATTGAAGGTTTAAAGCGAGAAGTAAAGGAAGAAGCTGGAGTAATTATTAAAGATTATGACATTCTTTTTCAAAAATTAAATATACCTATTTGGAAGTCTACAGATAATAGAATGTATTTTTATATAATTCGAATTAATGATTATGAAAAAATAATACCTCCTGGAGATGGTACGAAAAATGAACAAAAGAGTGTAACAAAATGGATTACATTAGATGAATATAAAAAATTATTAAATTTAGACAATGTAGATTACTTATTTTCCATAAGTTATTATCTTTTAAAGGGAGTTATTTAATGAGAATAATTTATTTACTAGAACAGGATGAAAAGACTTTACTTTTATTAAGTATAGACGAATTAGATTTAAAGAAAGATTATTATCAAGACCTTATTCGTATATTAGAACGAAAAGTTGATATTACTCAATCGTTAGATAAAGATGTTACATCTATTCTTGATAAAATTGAATCTTTAGAAGATTCTGTTCGAGATATAAATCGACAAATAAGTGATAAACGTAGAAAAGTATCTGAGATAGAATAGTTTCTACTATATTATTAGAGGTATTATTGTGTGGAATAAAATTAAAAATTTCTTTAAAAAATCACGAATGTTTATTGTATTTGTAATAGGACTTATATTTTCTATTATAGCTTTATTACTTAATAGTAAAAACAATCAAACTGTTGGAGATCTTATTAAAGATAAGAAAAATAAATTAGATAAGAAAAAAGAAAATCTTAATAAAAAAATAGATATTGACATAGAAGAAGGTAAAAAGACTGTTGCAGATATTTTAAAAAGACAAAAAGAACGAGATAAAATTTTAAATGAATATCTTAAGAAGGATAAATAAATGAAAAAATTAATATGGATAGTATTATTATTAGGATTTTTAATAGGTACAACTCCTTGTTATTCTAAAGAAGCCATAATAGAAACAAAAGATGGAAAAGTAACTGTATATATTCCAGAAACAAAGGCAGCATTAGAAGAAGCTATGCTACAATTATTAGCTGTTTGTTATGATCAGAGAATAGATATAGATGCTTTAGTAAATCTTCAAAATATATTTCAAGCAGATATTTTAGAACTTAGACTACTTCATGCACAATATGAAAATTTATTATTATCAATTAAAAATGTAGAGGTATATAAACCTAAGTTTATTAGACAAGTTGTAATGATTGGATCTAATATAACTTTTGAAGATCCTTTTATATACGATATATCTTTAGGTTATGGAATTTTATTACTAGATAGATTACAGATTATAGCAAATATAGAAATACCTTTTGAATTAGGATTAAAAATAGGAATAATATTTTAATGGCTTTAGTAACAGGATTAAATAATTATAATAGTTATTACTCAAACGCAGGTACTTTTAAGAATTCTCTTTATGCAATAAATATTTCAATAATTGAACATTTTGAAAATTTATTATTTGAAGGAGAAACTACTCGAATGGTGTATTCTTCTAATGAGTTTGCGTTAAGAGCCAGAGCCAAAACTCAACCAAATAATAATCTTAATTTTCCATTTATGAATTTTAAATTAGGTCAAGGTGGATATTCTGATAGAAATGTTCCTAAAAGATGGTATAATAGAGCAGCAGAAGTAGAAGGTATTTATTCTGATATATTACAGCAAAAAGTTAAATGTCTTCCAGTTATTTTTACATATGAATCTACATTATTTTTACATATGGATATCGATGCTCAATATGCAATGTATAAATTAAGTTTTGAAAACTCAATGGAAACATATATATCACCTAATCCAAGTTTAACTGTTGGAGATCATACTTTAGATTTAATTGGAATATTAGGATTTCCTAATCTTGAATGGAATCCTCAATATCAAGAATCAGAATGGCTAACTATGAATAAAATTCAAACAATTGCGCTGAATTTTACTATAGAATCATTTTTAATAGATGTAAACGCAGATGTAACTATTACTGAGACTAGAGTATTAAATTTTATGACGAATCATGATTTGATTGTTGGAGATACTTATGATTCAAATTACAATATTATTTTAGATGATTATTTTAGTGAAACTATTTAAGAATTTTTTAACTATAATAATATAGAAAAGATTATAGGAGATTGAAATGGGAAGTACATGGAGAATTTCAACCGCATTTTTAGATAAATCTGTTGCTATAAAAGAAACGATAGGTAGTATAGGGGCATCCGTAATTAGAGCGGCTAAAGGACCTACTACACCAATCAAAATATTTGCAGGTCAAGAACAAAGAATTATAGATATATTTGGTAAACCAAATGCAACTTATCCTGATGTATGGGATGCTATAGAATATAATAAAAGTTATGATTTGTGGTTAGCAGCACCTGATAAAAGCGGAAAACATGGAGGAGTTTATGTAACTCCAACGGGAACTGAATCAATTCTTAGTGGATTTTCTTCAATAAGTAGTGTTAGTTTTACAGCACTTCCAACAGAAGAAACATTAGGATCAGGTGATGGAAGTTCAACAACTTTTGCGATTACGTTAACAGAATATGATGATTATGTAAATCAGTCAATAGATATTCAGGCAGATGGAACATCAATAACATTGGTTGCGACTGATGCGAATCCTGAAGTATTAACTTCTGTTGATGCGACTTACGCAGGAACAGGAACATATAATAGAACAACTGGACAATTAAGTTTTACCTTTGACACAGCTCCAGTAAGTGCGGTGGCTTTAACTGCAAATTATAATATAAGTAGAGCTGATGATATTTATTTTGCATTATTTAATAATAATAGAGAAGCTGATGATTTAGCAATTCAAGTAACCTATGCAAATAGTTTATTTACAATTGTCGTACAAAAAATAGACGCAGACGGAAATTATATTGCATTAGATGATTCACCTTATATTGTTTCTCTTACAGCTGGCTCAAAAGATGGATTTGGTGCTTCAAATTATATTATGGATGTATTCGATGAACATGATCACATAACTCCAGTAATAAATACAGCTTTAACAGTATCAACTTTTGTAAATGATTCAGATGTAGTCTTAATGGTTGGTGGTTCAAGAGGATCAACTGTAACAATTACAGAATTAACAACTTCTTGGAATACATTTCAAGATGCTATTAATTATGAAGCAGATATATTCTTTGATTGTACGGCAACTAGTGGAGTAGCAACTTTATTTAATACGCTTAGAAATACATATCAAAAATATTCAATTTACTTATTACATCTAGGAAATGTAACAGCTGCAAATGCGGTAAGTACAAAAGATGCTTTAAGTCTTAACAATAATGGTATATGTATATATTGGTCTTGGTTTAAAGTAACGGATACGTATAATAATTCATTTTTCTATTCATCTTGTATGGGTAGAATAGCTTCTAAACATGGTGCAATGACGGACGTATATAATGGTTTAGCTCCAGCTTGGATTGATGAAAATGGACATGGTGGACAATTAGGTCCTGGAATAGAAAAACAAGTTAATTCTGCAACTGAAACTCAATTAGAACTTATGGATACTAATGAAATAAATGGTGTTGTTATTTATCCTGGATACGGAGTACTAATTACATCTCATAAAACATCTCAAACTACATTAAGTGATTATTCTTATGTAGGACATATTAGATTAAGAGATTATTTAGTTAAAAATATAATTGACAATGCACTATACGCACAAATTACAAAACTTAATGATACAGAACATAGAAATGCTGTGAAAACAAAAGCAGATTTAATTTTAAGTGGACCATTATCATTAGGATTACTAAGAGAAGCAGATTCTAAATGTGATGATCAGAATAATAATGATGCTGCATTAGCACGAAGAGAATTTATTTTGGATGTAGCTGTGAAATTTACACCTTTTTCTGACAGAATTAGGTTCAACTTTATTAATGTTGGACAAAATGTATCAGTTTCAGAAACATTAGGTAGTTAATATAAAGGAGATAAATAATGGGAATTATAGATGATATATATAATCAAGGTGATGACGCATTACTTGATCAATTTGAAGTGAATGTAGCTCCTCTATCTGGTGTTATAGACTCTACTAATCTTAAGTTTAGAATACAGACTTTTGATGCTCCTGAAGATAGTCTAGGAAATTATGAAATTAAATATAAAGGAATTACGGTTCAAAAGTTTAATGGTGATGATACAACTCCTAAGACTCTTTCATTTACATTAAGAGTTAATAAAGATTATTCTATATACAAAAAGTTTAAAGATTGGATAGATCTTATTAAAAATCCAGATACAGGTAATGAAACTGCTGATATAATTCAAGGAGGAATTCCTGCTTGGAGAACAGATATGACATTTAACTCAATCGATGCAAGTGGAGCTCTAACTGGATTAGAAACAACGTATAATGGTTGTTGGCCTCAAAGTATTTCAAGTATAAGTTATGATCAAGGATCAGGTGAACCAGTTAATGTAACAATTACTTGTATGTATCTTAAAAAATTAACAAATTAATTAATCCTCCTTAATTAATATTTTTAGTCCTTTTGTACAACTATATTTATATAATAGTATGAAAGGACATTTTTTATTATGGGTTTAATTGACGATGTATATAACTTAGGTGACGATGTTATAAATTATCAATTTGATATTTCATTTTCTTTAATAGGTATTGTAATAGATGCCATAAATAGATTTCAACAACAACCTGTAGATAGTGATATAAATTTAAGAGTAAATACTTTTAACATTCCTGAAATAAGTGTTGGTAATAATACAATCAATTATCAAGGTTATCAAATGATAAAACCAAATGGATCTAGTCAGACTCCATATACATTTACATTTGATTTAAGAATAGATAAACAGTGGAATTATTATACATTATTTCAAACATGGGCTATGTTAGTTTATCGTCCATATATAGGATTATTTTCTCCAGATAAAGTTGGAGGAATAGCACCTACTTTAAGAACAACTATAAGAGTAGAATCGAATGGAAAAGGTTGGAGTTTTTTAGGAGCATATCCTAGTACAGTAGGAGGAGTAGCATTTAGTAAATCAGATAATACTCCAATAGTTGTTCCTATCACAATGACTTTTGCTTCGATGATACCATTTTAAGGATTAATTATGATAGATGAAGTTTTAAATCCATTAATGTATGAACCTCTTCAAATTAAAAGTAGATGGAAATTTTCAGTTGAATTTCCAGTATATACATCAAAACATCCACAATTAAAAAATATAGAATATTTAGTTAAAAGTATAAATCTTCCATTTGATAAAATTACAACAGAAACAAATGCTACTGGAGAAAAAATACCTTCAAAGTATGTATATCCTGAAAGCATTTCAATAGAAATATATGAAAATAAAGATTTTAATACATTAGTGTATTTTAAAGCATGGAAAGATGCTATATACGATCCAATAGAAAAAAGATTTAAAATAGGTGATGAGTTTCAAGATAGTGGTATAAGACAAGGAACACTAGAATTTTATGATGATCATATAGGTCCTAATTTTTCTAATTTATCTGAAATGGCTTTAAAATCAAAACCGATAACTGTTCCCAATAAGAAATTTGAACTAATAAATATGAAGTTTTTAGGATTTGGTGATCTAAGTCTTTCTAAAGAAGAAAATGATTTTTTAACTTATACTTTAAATTTTTCTGTAGATCAAGTTAATTACTAGACTATATATATAAGAAAATATTTTAGGAGATTATATTATGACTACAACTCAAATAAATCAAAAAAAGATTACTATGGATAATCTTATTATAGACGATGATAAAAAACCTACAACTATTCCATCAGGACATATTTGTATTAAATTAGATTCTATAGGAAAATTAAATACACCTTTAGAATTACATTTTAGAAATTATAATATGGATGAATTATATGATTTAGCAGATACTAGTCAAGAAGCATATTTAGAAATATTAATGAATTGTCTTAATAAAATGGTTTATGAAGATTTTGATTGTAAAAATTTACATGAAGAAGATCTTAAAAAAATTCTTTTTGGTATTTATGCAAAATGGTGGAGTAAAAAATTAGAAGGATATACTTATTATTATGATATTAACAAAATAGAACCAAAAGAAGGTGAAAATCGTAATGATGTAATAGGAGAAGCAATAATTCCTATTAAAAATATTAAAACAAAACCTCTTGGAAAGAAAGTAAAAATACCTATTAATATAAAAATAGATAATAAAACTGTAAAATTTACATTACCTATTATGGGTATGTTTATTGAAGCACAAAAATATTTATATGATTTATATGCTTTTGAAGAAAGATCTTTTTCAGATTTTAAACCTCAATATATAGAGTATACTAAATTAATGGAAGAGAAGAAATTTAAAGAAGCTCAATCATTAGATATTGATCATAAAGTTAGAGAAGAATATGAAAAATTCTATAATAAAAAAGCAGATACTCTTTTTAGACTTATGGAAGCCCAGTTATTAGTTGGAATAAATGATGAGAATTATAATACAATAGAACAAAAACTTGAAGCTGTAAAAACAGTAGAAGGACATTATTGGAAAGCTTTCAAAGAAGTAAAAGAAAAAAATTGTGAGTTTGGAATTAATCCAGAAGTAGAATTCATGTGTAATAAAGCAGAAAAATTAATTAAACGGAGGTTTCTTTTTCAATTCATGGATTTCATACCGACCGATCACGATCAAAACGTTACATCATATGATGTTTCTTTTGGAGATTAATTTCCATTGGAGCGAAGAAGAAATTAGGAAGATGCCAGCAGATATAGTAAAGAAAAGAATAGAACAACTTATTGAACATAAAAAAGAACATCCAGAAGTATGTCCATTTATGGCACCTAAAAAATAAAAAAAGGACTATATAATTATGAGCGATATAGCAAAAATTCCAATGTTAAAACCCACTGTAAATGAAGGTGCTTATAGAAAAGAAGTACTCTCAATATTAGGTGATATTCATAGTTATGTAGCTGGAGGCTCTAATCAATTTGGAGGACAAACTACTCCAGCTCCTACACCTTCGTCCATGCCAACTCAAGAATGGGATCAAAAACCTGAAGAAGAAAAAGTTGGTAAGAAAAATGATAAGAAAATGAAAGAATTCTTTAGAAAAATGGGTGATGGAGTTAAGAATACATTTAAAGGATTAACAGATAATCCTGAATTAAAAAAACATGCTTCTAGAGCTATATTAGGACCACTTAGTTTGATATTGACACCTCTTAATCAAACATTTGGGTTAAGTGGAAAATTTGGTAAATTATTTGGTGGCTTATTTAAAAAGAAAGATAAAAAAGATAAAAAGAAAAAAGATAATAAAGCTCTTCCTGACAAAAAGATTCCACCTAAAGAAAATATGATTAAAAAGTATGGAATTATAGGAGCTGTAGGTGTTTATCTAGGTAGAATATTAAAAGGTGATGATGATAATAAAAAGAAAGGAAAAGGGATTTTTAGTAATCTTCTTTCTAGTATCTTTGGAGGAGCGGCTGGAGCAGGAATGGCTGCTAAGATTGGTCCTATTTTAGGTAAAGTATTACCTATAGCTGGAATAATAGCAAGTCTTTTATGGGCTGTTATGGATGGTCTTGCTGGCATGAAAAAAGCTGAGGAATGGGGTGTTGGAAAATCAGACGCATTCATTGGAGCTTTTTTAGGTGGTACTGGATCAGGTTGGAAAAATGCTTTTAAAAATGCTGGTAAATGGGCTTTAATGGGAGTTAGTGTTGGTTTCTTAGCAGGTGGTCCTGTAGGAGCTATCATAGGTGGTTTATTAGGAGCTGCTATTGGTGGTATTTTAGGATTTATTGGTGGAGAGAAAATAGCTAAATTTGTTAAAGGAGTAGGTGCTTTTTTTAAAAAAGCTATTGGAGCAGTTTGGAAAGGAATAAAAGGTATTGGAAGTTTATTTGGATGGATTGGTAAACGAATTTGGAAAGGATTAAAAGCAGCTACAAAATTTGTAGCTAAAGTTGGTTCTATGGTAGTTAATATAGTAAAACAACCTTTTCTTTGGATGTTTGATTTCTTTAAAGGATCTCCTGAAAAGAAAAAAGAAATGATAAAAGAATTAGGTAAAAATATAGGTAAGTTTGTAGGAGCTATATTTGATTTCATTATGAAACCAATTAAAAAAATATTCCCAGCTTTAAGAGGACCTATTGATAAATTTAAACAAATAATGGGTAGTATGTGGGGAGCATTAACTAGTTTTTTTGCTGGAATTGGAGAAGGTTTAGGAAAAGCTTCAGATTGGGCTATGACTTATATAATAAAACCCGTAGGTAATTTTATTAATAATCTTATTATTAAACCATTAAAATCAGCTTTTCAAAAAATAGTTAAGTTTTTTGTTAATATTGGAGATTGGTTTGGGTTCGTATGGGATAGAATTAAAAGTGGAGATGTAAAAGGAATTTTTAGTAAAACTAAATTACAAGAATTTAAATATAAAAAAGATGAAAAAAGATATGCAGAATCACGAAAAAATTTAAAAACTGATCCAGAGTTTGCAACATATCTAAAAGAAAGAATGAAAACAAATAAAAGATATGCTAAATGGATTAAACAAAATTATGGAAAGATGGATTTTAAAAAAATCGCTAGATTTGAATCGGAAGGTCAAGTAGGACAAGAATATTTAAAATCTCAAGGTATTGAAAAACCAATAGGATCTTATCATATTGGAACTCGATCAGCTACTGAAGGTCTTGCTTATCTACGTAATAATGAAGAAGTATTATCTCCAATGGAATCAGCTAGATATCGATCTATGTATAATGAAACAGGACAAGATAAGAATATTCAAAACTTAATATCTTCTGTAGATCGAACAGGACAAGAACAAATAAATTATTCAGCAGAAACAGTGACTGTATTAAAAGAATTATTAGATACATTAAAGAAAAAAGAAATGAGTCCAAATATAAATAATGTAATTCCAGATGATATGGGATTTAATGCCGATATGTATCGAATGAAGTTAGCTTATTAGGAGTATAAGATGAGTAGAAATGCACAAGCTGTAAAAGTACCTCCAGGAAAAAAAGTACAAATTTTCAATGGAGCTACAAATATATTAAATGGTTTAAATCCCAAACCTCAAAGTGAATTAGTATTAGCTGAAGAAATTCAATTATCTATATCATCTAATTTCTCTCCAGTAATGGGATCTAATGATATATTTAAAGTAGGAAGTTTAATAAGTTCTGCCTTTAATGTAGGAACATTAGGAGCATATAAACAATTTGGATTTCAATCATGGACTGGAACGAATCCTATTTCAACAACATTTACAATTGATATTCATCGAGTTTCAAATGCTTATATAGATGTATGGAAACCAGCTCAATTATTAATGAGATTACCACTTCCTGTAGAAGGTGATCATGGAAATTTACATGCACCTGGTCCTTCATTCTTAGATGTAATAAATGATACAGCAGGAACAGATATAAAAATAGGTGGTAATAAAATAGTAACTTTTAAAAAACTTAACCTATTAATTGGTGAATTCTTATATATGAACTATGTTCTAATAAAAAGAGTTGAACCAACCTTTAGTACTGAAGTTGATGATACTGGATGTCCTGTATTTTGTAAGTTAGCAGTAGATGTAGATACTGTCTATACTGGAACAGCTAATGTAATAGCTAACATGGAAGTAAAAAATAGTAGGAGAAATTTAAAATGACCTTTACACGATACGCAGTAATCCCAGATTCAAGTGATACTGATACAAATAGTAATTATTATCCTGATATAATGCAATTTCCAGTAGAAGATTTTAAGTATTCACAACCTCCTGTTGAATATACTATGACTGAAATGGATATAGATAGATTTGATTTATTAGTTACTAAATTTTATGGATCTATAGAATATTCTGATATAATATTATGGCTTAATAATGTAGAATATATACATAGACTTTCATCAGGTGACTCGATGTTACTTCCTTTAAGAAATGATATAGATAACTTTTACATTGAAAATAAGGTATAACAAATGATACTTAATGATTATACGATAAAAATATTCATTCGTAATGAATTATTAGACATGACTTCCTCTTTATTCGCATTCAATCTTCATGATTCTATTCATGAATTTTATTCTTTGTCAGAATTAAAATTCAAAGATATTCAAGGAATGATTAAAGAAACTGCTAACTTTACAGAAGGTGATGAAATAGATTTATCGTATACTGTAGGTCAAGAAAGTCTTAAAAATAAATTTGTTGTAATTAATAAAAGCTCATTTGGAGAACTCTCTGTAAGAGGTCAATTAAGTGATCCATTAAAAGTTCAATTAAGAAATATTTTTTATGACAATCAAACACTTAAAAGTAAAGCATATAATAATTCTATAGGAAGAATTATTACTTTAATAGCTCAAGATTATGGTGATTTTAAATCATATAATATAGAGACTACTGATCCAAAAGATATCTGGTATCAACCTTATATAAGTGATGCTGACTTTATTAATAAAATTCTTATGCCTAATGTTTATTCAAAAAGAAATGATAAGTCTCCAATATTCTGTTGGATCAATAATGATAATGAACTTAATTTACAAAGTTATAAAGCTATGGAAAATACTAACTCTGTAGATACTCTTTTTTATAAATCAGAACATCAATTAGATGATCCCAAATTACAAAATAATTTTATACAAGTATTTAGATATTTTACAACAGGTTCTGATTGTACTAAAAATTTAAGACATAGAAAAATATTTCAATATAATAATACTAGTGGAGCATTAGAAACTACTCAAGATTATATAGATTCTTATCCTACTCCTATAGTTCAAGTTCCTATTATAGGAGATTCAAATCAAATAACTTCTTATAAAAAATTAATCTCTAAAGAAGATAACACTGCTCGTATAAGCCTTTATGAGGGTCAAAAAATACAAGGTATGAAAGATTCTCTTTTTTTAGAAAGAGCTTATGTGAAATTAGGGTTAAACTTAAAATTAAATGCTAGTAAAAAAATTACACTTGATATGCCTAATTTTAAATTAGAAAGTAGTGAGTCAAGTTCTTATTTTTCAGGCGATTGGATTATTGAACAATCAGATCATTATTGGACTGGTATAAACGGTTATACTGAATTAATAATAAGTAGGAAAAAAGTAAATCTTACTTCAGAATTTAAAATAAGAAATTTACTTTTTAGGAGTTAATATGGAACTTAAAATATATTGGGCAGAAGTAATAAATATAAATGATACAACTCAAAAAAGTAGAATACAAATAAGATTACAACCTGAATTTAAAGATGTAGATTCTGCATTACTTCCTTGGGCAAGACCATTCTTTGGAAACGGAAAAGCAGAAACTATGAATAAAAAAGTTCCTATCATTGGAACACTTATTTGGGTATTATCTGACCCTTATTTTAGAGAAATTTATTATTTAGGTGATTATACAATAGAAGGTTTTTTTACATTTTCTACTATTACAGATAAGTTAAGTCAAGCAAGTGAGATTTCTAATATAGAATATAAAAATATTAATTTTGAACTATTAGCAGATGGATCTTTACGATTTAATAATTTATCAACAGGTGATCTTGGAATAATACATAAGTCAGGTGGTTATTCTATATTTGATAATTTAGGAAATATATATATAAAACCAAATTCTAAGAAAGTTTTTATTGAAAATGGTACTAATAATTTGCATGATATAATAGAAGAAATGAGAGCTATAGTAGAGAGAATTATTACACCTTTAAAGCTAACATCACCTAGTGGACCTGTAACTTATTTAGATGTAAGTACAGATCTTCCTACTATCATAGCAAATAAATCTAAATTAGATAATCTTTTAGGTGCATAAAAAAACCTATGATCTTTGTGTAAATGTAGACCATAGGTTAATAAAAAATAATGATAAATATATTTTTATAATATATACTTTTTTTAAATTGTCAACTTTTTATTTATAAAAGGTTCTCTTAAAACTTCAATATTATATTTTTCAGGATCTAATCTTAATTTTTTATAAATCTTTTCTCTTGTAATTAAGTTTAAATCCTTTATTGTAGTTTTAGAATCTAATTCAATAGATACTTTTGTGTATAATCTACCAATATCTATATAATTTTTATTATAGAAATTAACATTAAACTTATAATTATTTAACATATTTAGCCCTCCTATTTATAATATACACTAAAATCACAAAAAAGTACACTTTTTTTTAAAAAAAATTAAAATTTAGTGTACTTTTTCACGACTATGTATTATAATTTATATTATATTATATTAAACTTTTTGGAGGGTTTATGAAAAAATTAAGAATATGGTGGATACCACAAGTACCTGGTAAGCAATTTAATGTAAAAGTAGAAAACTTAAAAGAAGCAAGTTCGTTACTTGATACATTAGCAAATTATGATAGATTTCAATATGACAATAATATTAAGTCAGATTATTGTAATGCAGGTGGTCTTCAAGAATTTGATGAAGAATTAAATGATTGGACTGACTGGTATGATGAAGATAGTGGTATGGATTTTGATGAATATAGAGAGGAGAATTTAATATGAAAAAGATAATATTGTTAGTTATTGTTGCAATTTTATTTAGTTTATGGAGTCAAGCAAATAGTCTTGATTTTAGTTTAGAAAGTTCTTTAAAAGTTAAGTATTTATTAGAATATGAAATATTAACTACTCGATATTTTATATCTTTTGATGACGATGATAATATATATAAATATCCTGAAGTTTACTATAAAGAAATATTAGAAACTTCTCTTATATGTCAAGAACAATTTGAATTAAATCTAAAATTATCCTTTACTGATAATATATATCTTTCAGTGAATACTAGTATGTATGTATATAATTATTATAAAGAATGGAATAGTTGGGTACCTTTTGAAGCTGGATTTTCAATTAATCCTAATATTTCTTTATTTGGATTTGAATTTGGATTTTACCATGAATGTCGTCATGCAGTTCGGCCAACTTCTGTTAGGTATTCTCCTATGATAGATATATCAAAAGAATATTTATATCTATCTTTTAATAATAATAGTTCAACTGACCCTGGAATTTTATATGATATTCAATATCATGGAATTTTGAATGATGAGGGTATGTCGTATACAAACAGTATACGAATAACATCTGTTTTTGAAGATCTTCATACTTTTTATTTAGACTTAGGTTATCGAACTTTTTTTGGATTAGAATTTGGAGGAATAGTTTCTAAAAAATTCTCAAAGGATTTCTCAATTAGTCACAGAGAAGATCTTCAGTTCTATACTCGATTTAAATTTAAATGTTTTGAAGTTGGTTGGGAATATAATATATTCTACATAGATAATCCTAAATTAACTTATAGACCACATCGATTTGACTATAAAGAATCTTATATTTATTTTAAAATAAAAAATTTCTAATTGATAAATTTTTAAAATATTCTATTATATAAATAAGAGGAGATTAATATGAAAAATAGTGATAGTCAAATGATACTTTATGCAAAAGGTTGGTTTGAAAAAGGTGATGATCTAATAGAGGATCTATGTACTATACATGGTGATAGTTATTTAATATCACATAATAAGAATACTAATGTATATAATATCAAAAATTATTTATTAATATTAGTACAAAAATATTGTATTTCTTATCGTACCCAATTAGATCGATTCTTAGAAGAATTATTTCAATGGGAAAAGTTAGAAACTTCATATACTATAGAAGAATTATCCATAAAGATAATTACTCATTGTCTAAAACTATTATCTAATATTCAGATAAATAATGATACTAAAGTTTTAATAAAATTAGATGAACCTAATTTTGATCTTCTTCCAATGAAATCTTCTATAACAAAGGAACACTATGAAAGTACTTTTAAAAAAGCTTAGAAATAAATTAGGATTTTATACAAAAAAAGATATATCTAGAATTGAATCTTTACAATTTTCTTATGGTCACGCTTGTGGATATAATAATGGATGTAATGATGGGTATGATAAAGGATATGATGGTGGATATGAGTCAGGTTTTTATGACGGAATTAGTGAAGAAAATTAAAATGAAAAAAAATAAAAACTTTTTGACAATTGTATGACTATGTTATATAATATAATTAAGATGCTAACAGCAATAAAAAATTGTCTTCAAAACAAAAAATAATGCATCTTGTTCTTTGACAAATATTAGAGACGGAATATATAAAAAGACACTAACAGCAAAATAAAAAACATTTGAATTTTAATCAAAACCGTTTTATGTGTCTTGTTTTTTAAATTAGGGGAATAGCTCAAGGGTAGAGCAACGTAAAAAACTGAATCTTGTATGAAGATTTGCACAGCAACAAAAAAAAGCATTGTAAGCCGTAGGTTGTGAGTTCGAATCTCACTTCCCCTATTTTCATGAGAGATATAGCTCAGTTGGTAGAGCAATTGGATAAACTGAATCTTGTAAAAGATTATAGCAGCAACTAAAAACATGGCCAATGGGTCGTTGGTTCGAATCCGACTATCTCTCCTAATTTATAGGGATGTAGCTAAATTGGTAAAGCGGCGGATATTTAGTCCGTGTCTGTTGGTTCGAGTCCAGCTATCCCTATATTTTTCTTTGTTTAAAATGATAAACAAAAACATATCATTTGTAAATAATATTAAACATTATGGATCTGTAGCTCCAATTGGTTAGAGCGCTTGACTCATAATCAAGATGTTCTAGGTTCAAGTCCTAGTAGATCCAATCATGGTGGTTGTAGCTCAATCTGGTTAGAGCACCTGACTGTGAATCAGGAGGTTGCCAGTTCGAATCTGGTCAATCACCCTACATATTAATTAAGGAGGGTTTTTAATATGACCAAAAATTATAAAATAATAACTTTAGAATGGACTGATTTTCAATCATATAATAATGTTATATCTTGTAAGCAAGGATTCTTTATGATAAAAAAAGAAATACCTCAAGGATATTCTTTAAGTTATTGTTTTGAAGAATACTATAATGAAGGTTCTATACATATGGATACATTGGATCAAGCTAAAATAAAAGCTCAAGAAATATTTAACAACCAAGCTATTGTTTTTTTAGAAGAGGTGAATTAATATGCTTATAATTAATCTTTTAGTAACATGTCCAAAATGTAAAAAAGAGTTTAAAGAATCTATTTCTAATTTAATTAGTATAGATCCTTTAGCTGATAAAGGATGGATTCAATTAATAGCAACTTGTCCTCATTGTAATGAATGGATAAATGAAAATATTTCAATTTAATTGAGGATTATTATATGAATATGAAAAAAATTAATACTTTTTACGTTTGTAAAAATTGTAATTATTCTGAAGATAAAAAATCAAATGAAATGATTCCTTTACCAGGAACATATCAAGCTGGACATCCAGTAACTTTGATAGACATGTAACACTATTCTTGTTTAATAACAATTACAATGTTACTATTTATAAGGAGATTGATTATGAAAGAAAATAAACTTGACTGTGTTTGGACATATAATGGTAAATTTTTTAAGACAGATTGTAATAAGAGAGTTCCTTTACCTTATGATTATGATCAATTCTGTTTTTGTGGTAAAAAAATAAAATTAAATTATCAAGAAGTAAATGGAGGGTCAGTATGAGTAATTTTACTTTAGATTCAGGAATGATAGACCTAATATACAATTAGAAGAAGTTAAACATTTTTCTGAAATATTGGTTAACTATCACGAATTAATTAGTGTAAAAATTCATAAGGAGGAAATTAATGAATAAATTATTAATTGGAGTTTTATTTTTAATCTTTACTTTAGCATGTGATAAATATGAGGAAAAAGATAATGAAAAGTATGATATTTATTTTGAAGAAATTCAAAATAATAGATATGGATTATATCGAGGAATTGATTACAAATACAAAAAAATACTTTACTTTAATGGATCTGGTGGATGTTTATTTGTAACAGATTTAAAGGAGGAAATTAATGAATAAATTTTTAAATTCAATAAATACAATGCATACCGAAAATGGAGCAATTACAAAAGCTTCAACTGGGTCTGCTTTGTATAATTTTTTTGGAAATGGAGCTGCTTTACGTGGTCAAGATGAAGGACGCATAAGTAGAACTTTCCAAAAAGCATTTGAGGAAGATAGTCTTCTTGCTTTAAAAACTCTTTTCTATATTAGAGATATAAGAGAAGGTCAAGGCGAAAGACAAATTTTTAAAACTATTTTGGCTTACTTACTACAACATAAGGTAGTAAATACAAGAGAACTTTGTAAGCTAATTCCTGAATATGGTAGATGGGATGACTTACTTATTATTTTAGAATCAGATAATAATGATCTTATGGTTCTTAAGGAAGTAATTATAAATCAACTAACTAGCGATGTTGAAACAAAAACACCTTCTTTACTGGCTAAATGGTTACCTTCAGTAAATACATCTTCTAAAGATACGGTTAAGAAAGCAAGAAACTTATGTAAATTACTTAATATGTCTGAAAAAGATTATAGAACTACTTTAGCAGATCTAAGAAAAAAGATTAATATATTAGAAACTCATCTTTCTAATAAAGACTACACTAAAATAGATTATTCTAGAATTCCTTCTAATGCATCTTTGAAATATCGAAAAGCTTTTTATCGAAACGATGAAGATAGATATCAAACATATCTTTCTCAATTAGAAAAAGGTGAAACTAAAATAAATACTGGAACTCTTTATCCTTATGACATAGTTTCTAAAGTGTATAAAGGTGAATATGATAAAACTTTAGAATTAGCATGGAAAAATCTACCTGAAATTGAAGGTAGTGAAAACTCAATAGTAGTATGTGATACTTCTGCATCTATGAGGGGTAAACCTATTGAAGTAGCTCTTTCTCTTACCATATATATGGCTGAAAGATTAAGTAGTAGTTTTAAAGATCACTTTATCACATTTTCAGCTAAACCTCAATTACAAAAAATCGTAGGTAATACACTTCTAGAGAAATTAAATAATCTTATTCAGGCTGACTGGGATATGAATACTAATTTTCAAGCTATGTTTGATTTAATTCTTAATAGAGCTATTCAAGAAGGTCTTAAACAAGAAGATTTACCTGAAAAAATCTATATAATTTCAGATATGGAATTTGATGAGGCTCAAAGAGGTGGTTTTGGTAGACCTTCTTATCAAACTAATTTTGAAGTAATTCAAGATAAGTATCGAAATGCAGGATACGATATGCCTAAATTAGTATTTTGGAATGTAAATAGTCGTAATGATCAAACTCCCGTAACTATGAAAGATGATTATACGTATTTAGTCTCAGGATGTTCACCTAAGATCCTAAAGTATGCAGTAGGTTGTAAAGCTCTTAATGGATATGATCTTATGAAAGACGTTCTTAATTCAGATAGATATAAACCTGTAGAAAATTTACTTAAATAAAATTTAAAAAAAAGAGATTGTTTTTATTGACAATCTCTTTTATTTTATATATAATGTTATTATGGAGGGATTTAACATGACATTACATGAACGTTTTGAAATTAAAGTAGGAAAGAAATTTTTAAAAACTTTAAGTATAGCAGATAGTTTAAAACTAGAATTTTATTACAAAAATAATCATACCGGGTTTAATAAGTTACTTGCTAGTATAAAAGAAAAAGCTAATAAATTAAAGGAATCATCATAATGAAAAAAGAAGACTTAAAGAACAGTAAAATATTTGTAGGGAATAACTACATATCCAATAAACTACAAGATATTTTTAATAAGCTAGGATTTGATATATCATATTTAGACTTTGTGTATATTTATGTAAACGAAGACTACTCACTTGGATGGAGCGAAGTCACTGATCCGACATATTTCATAAACCACGAATACAAAGAAGTATCAGCACACGACATACTCCAAATGGAAATAGAATTAAAACCATGTCCACAATGTGGAAGTACAGATAATGAAATACTATCATATGGAATAATATGTTGTGATTGTGGTTTTCAATGCAAAGACAAGAACTGGAATAAAGTGAGGATAGAACAATGATAAATAGAAAAATATTTTTGATCCAGAAAAACTATTGGAGTTAAAACAATGAAAACAAAATTATTAACAAGACGTGAAATTATTAACGTATGGTTAGAAACTGCTCAATGGCTAGATCATCCATGCTGTCCTATTTGTAGAAACATACTAATTAAACTTCCTAATGAAAAATATACATGCGAGGGGACTTTATTGGGATGTGGAGACAAAACAGAATATGATTGGAGTTAAAACAATGAAAAGAAGAGAATTATACACAAGATTTCTAGCAGGGGAGAAGGTTCGTAATACATATCAATCACAAAAATATCATATAAAAAATAATAAATTATATTATAGTGAAAACTTATCTCATTATACAATTAAGGATATTTCATTACAAATACTAACCGACAAAAAAGGTACGTGGAAACTATACGAAAAACCAGAGCTTGATAGTGACGGATGTGAATTGACGAGGGGAGATCTTGTTATGTATGGTGATGGTGAAAACTATACCGGGATTGATTTTTATCACAGCAAAGTATATGGGGCATACTATACAAATAAGGGTACGTGTGGATGGGAAAACTGTAAAAAAGTAACCCTCGACGAAGCACGAGAATATTTCATGAAAAGTGGCGAGTGATGACAAATAATCAGTATAATATATTATTGAGTAAATTAGCAAAAGCAAATGAGAAATATAAAAAATTATTGCTTGAAGCAGAAGAAGAATTTAAATGTAGGTATGGCGATAATCCTTCTAATCTTGAGTATGATGGTTGGATTGACACTTATCATATAACAACTGGTTTTATTTCGGCTGAAGAAATTGAAGAAGAGATGACTGGAGTAGATGAGCCAAGTGAAGAAATGAAACAAAAAATATCACCAAAGGAATAACACATGTACACACTAACAGAAAAAATAGAAATCATAAAAAACACAGAAATGTTATGGATTGATATGTGGAAGAATAAATTAAGTGATAAAAGTCAATCTGCATATTATCAATCAGTAAAACTCTATAAAAATAGTTGCGGTCTATGTGAAGTTAATAGACCAAATGGTGTTGAATATGTAAATTGTACTACATGTATTTTAGGGAATATAAAAAAAGAAAGTTGCTACTATTATTACGAGTGGCTTGATACTGGTGACGCAAAATACGCCTGTAGAATAGCATGGAACGTACGGAAATACAGACGACAACTAGAAAAGAAGCTACAAGATAATTGTAATTGTGATTCAAGAATGTTTGAAATTGCTTATAACAACTTGAATCAAAAAATTCGGTCTTTCATTGGAGATGTGAATAGAGTAACCGTATATCATAGGCATAGTCAAACTATTCCAAAAAAGGAATTAGACAACTTAAGTAATGCTCAATTAGAAATAGAAAAGGAGTTAAGACGTGAATGAAATAATACCTACATCTACAAGCATTTTAAATGATGAACATGTAGCAGAACGAAAAGAGTATGAAAATCATGTAAATTGGTGTCTTAACGCAATACACAAAGGAAAAGAAAAGGAGTTGACAGATGAAGTGGTCTTGTGAGATATGTGGAAAAGAAATAGAAGTAACAATTTGTTGTAATGCTTTTGACTGTGGATGCAGAGGATTACCAGAATTTCCTTTTTGTAGTGAAAAATGCTTTGACAAATATATAAATGGAGACACCAAGGAGTTAAATGATGATAGACAAAAAAATAGTAGATCAATATAATAATATAATAAAAAATATAAAAGAACAAGCATTAAAAACTTTACAATGGTATAATGATAATATAGAAGATAGAGAACGTCAAAAACAACAAGAAAAAAAAGAATATGAAAGGTTAAAGGAAAAATATGGAAAAAATTAAACAACAAATATCTAAGTTAAATCATGATGAATGTATGGTTTATAAAGAGTTTGAAGAAGGTAGAATTGAAGTATGGAAGGTTCATAATATGTATATGATATTTGAGATTCCTCAATACGAAGGTATACCTCAATACATAGGAGTTTTTTATACAATAAATGAAGTTATATCTCAAATAGAGAAATTAATATGATTGACTATTTACAAACTAAACAAGAAAAAGGAAAAATAATATGGCTAAACAAAAAATAGATCATTATTCACTAGATAAATATTGTGAAGTATGTTTAGAACCTATCATGGATGAGGGTCAGGATGAATGCTATGTATGTAAAAAAATAACTAGGATAATTACTCCTACTCCAGCTATTTGTACTGGATTTAAAAAATGAAAATAATATGCTTCTTAAAGACCTTCTGGTACACGTTTATATATGGAGTTGATTATACATACATCTCAGGACATTCGTTCATTGGAGATGATCCCTGGGGTGAATTAGTATGTAATAAGTGTGGTTATGTGTCAAAAAATGAAATAAATAAGACTTTTTTTGATAAATTTAAACTTTTTTTAAAAAAATAAAAAAAAGAGTGTACTTTTCTAAGGTTTTGGTGTATATTATAAATATAAGAAAACTTTTGGAGGGTTGGATTATGGAAAAAATTAAAACTAATTTTGAAGAATTATGTAAAGAAAACTCAGAATTTGCATGTTATGTTGATAATTGTTGGGAAGAATTTGTATGCGACCGAAGAGATGAACTTGAAGAATTAGCTATCCAAGATAGTATTGATCAAGGATTTGATGAAGACGAATCTCATAGTATGGTTTCAGATATGGATTTATCTGATTTGATGGATTATGTTGATGAAGCAAATCTTACACAAGAATTTATTGATGATTGGAAAGAATTTCATCAAGAAACAACAACAACAATGGCGATAATAACAACAGAAAATGAAGAATGGTATACAGAAGAATCAAATATTTCTACAGCAACGCTTGGGGATATGATAGACGCTGATTGGGGATATGATGATTGTGGATTAGAAGAAGATGGAGAAAATGAAAACGGTGAAATGTTGTTTACGAGCGATCTTGACTTTGACGGAAAACTAACAACCGAAGAATTAAAAGATATAGAAACAGGTTGGTTCAAAGTTTCATACTGGGATGGAAATAACTGGAAAAAAGACATATTTGAATACTATACTACAGAAGAAATGATAATTGAAAGTGATACTGAAAAAGAACCCGAACCAAAATGGAATTTTTGTTATAAAATAACAAGAGCAAATGGTGATATAATGGAAGCAACACAAAGTAATTGTTCAGGCAGTCTATCACCTTATTATGATGTAGAACAATAGCTCACTCTGATGAGTCGTTGAAAATTACGACGAAACGCCTTCGGGCGTCAGTGAAATTTTGGAGGATTAGATTATGGAATATAAATTATATTTATTAGATATACAAACAGGTGAAATACTTGAAAAAAATTTTAAAGAAAAACCTAATTTAAGTCAAATCAAAGCTTTTAAAAGAAAAATTAAAAGAAGAAAAGCTTATCAAAATAGTGAATTTGATAGTTATGAGATTTATGAATATATTTCTGATGATAAATATAATTCTATTAAAGAAGGTGTATTCTAAGACATAATCTTCGCATGAAGATTATATAAATATTAAGGAGTTTTGATTATGGGAAAGATTTTAATTGTTTTAATTTTAGGAATATTAGTATTATCTTGTATGCCACAAGAAGAAACAAAATATAGTGATGATATCTCTATTGATGTGGAAATACATAAATACTATGAAAAATTAGAAAATTCTAAAAATACTAAAGAAGAAATAGAACATTATAAACAAATTATAGATAACTTAATAGAGCTTAGATTAAGTTATAGTAATCGAATGTTAGTATTAGAAGATCAATTGAAAAAAGCTAAAACAAAAGAATTAAAATTAAAGATTTATCAAAAAATGCAGAATCTTGCAGAATCTTTTTCTCAGAAATATTAATAAAAGTCTATGTAAAAAAGTTAAAACATATTACCGGGAGGGTCTTAATATGTATTGTAAAGTAACTATTCGAAATTATTTAGATAATAATAAAGTAAAAAAACAAAAATATATTATACAAAATTGTACCTTATTTGATTCATCTTACTTTAAAGATAAAATAATTCAAAACTCTTGTATGTATGAAATTTTACGTAAAAAATATGTAAAGGATAGTAGTTTTCAAAAAATAAGAAATACTTTTGTTTTTATAATAAATTTATAAAAATAGTTGTTTACAAATTTTTATATATGATATATAATAATGAAAGGAGGTTTTAAAAAAGTAGAATTTTTAAATAAAAAAATAATAAGGAGGGATAATTATGAGTCTTTTAGAGAAAAAGTCAGATTATGATTTATTGCATACTATAAAGTTAAGTGATAAAATAAAGGGAACTAAAACAAAATGTAAGGAAATTTTATATACGAGGTATAAACCTTTAATTTATAAAATAGCAAAAGGTATAAGATCTACATCAGTATATTCAAAAGAAGATTTTATGTCTGATGCCTACGAATCTATGTTAAAAGCAGTTGATTATATTAATTTTGATAAAATAGATCAAAACTTTCATTTTGGTATGATTTTTAAAATGTTTTTACAAATACAAAGAAGTAATATCATAAAGTCATCTATTAAAGACATTAAAAATACTATTAGCATTAGAGAAAATAAAAACACTCTTTCACAATTCAAATCTGAGCCTGAAGTAGGAAATTTCGATAGTGGAGTTATATATAGAAATAAAGCTAATTATGAAAATATAACTCATATTCCTGAAAAACTTATTACAGATATCTTCAACGATCTTACTCCTATTCAAAGAAAAATATCTGACTTAAGACAACAAAACGTAACTTTAAAGGATATAGCTAAAAAATTAGACATAAGCTATGGAAAAACTCATCTATATATACATAAAGCTAAAGTCAAAATCAACGAAAAATTAGTCAATATGAATGGTAAATTACACTATCTAACCTAATCTTTATATAAAATCCTCTGGAATTTACATCAGATGATACCTCAGAGGATTCTTTTTATATATAGATATATTAAATTACATCTATATATATAAAGTAATGCAGTGTCATTCTGTATAGTATAGGAAGGAAATAAATGAATGATAAGATAGAATTAAGTAGAATATGTGATCCTGATCAAAAATTTATAAAGTTGAATATGCATTTTGATAAGAATGATAAGGAGATTTTTGATAAATTAGGAAAAAGTCTAAGAGAAAGTGACGAGTTTTTATTAAATTCTATACTAGAATATATACAGATATTTAAAAAACAAAATCCTAAGAGTAGTCCTGAAGAAAATATGTTTAGAGCTGCAGATACTTTAACTCCATTTTATGCAAATAAGAGATATTTAGAGTTAAATGAATTTTTAGCTGTATCAAATATGATAATAGAGATTTGTAGAAAATTAGTTGTTAATGGTTTAAAAAAAGAAAACGAATATTATAAGATTTTTCAGTCAAAAGAATAAGTTTCTTCTATATATATATAGGAGATATTTATGTTCAAAATTTTAAAAAAAATTACTAGTTTTTTTCAAAAAATAAAATTTAATAAAATAACAATCGAAGAAGAAAAGCCAATACCAAAACAAACGCCAATTCCAACACCTATTACTCTTAAACCTACTATTAAAAAAATTATTCCAGCACCACTTATTGTGACACCTACGCAGATACCTAAGCCAACACCAGTAGTGATTTCTAAATCTGAAAAAGAAATTATAATTAATATATCTAAAGATGAAGATCATAGAAAACAAATGCTTAATAAATATGCTCCTTTAAGTTCATGTAATACGACTTCATTCGCGATGGCTTTAATAAATTCAGAAATAAAAGTTGATTGTCCAGAAGGAGTATTATTAGCAGACTATTTTACAGAATTTTTACGATCTCAAGAAGCATATGATTATCAAAAAAAATATCATTCTTGGAGTGTTGGAAAGTATAACCCACAAGAAGTTCATGCTGTGTTGTCTTGGGGAATCAACAAAGTAATTGGTCGAACAATAACTAAATTCTATGATGGGATTGATACACGACAATTAGTTATGAAATTAATAGAAGGTAAATCGTCTGTAGTAAGTGGGAGTTTTAATGGCTTAGGTCATATCGTATGTTTATCTGGTTTTATAACTACTCAAAAAAAAATACATAAAATTGTTTCTTATGAAGAAATTATTTTAGACAAAATCACTAATTTTATTATAGATGATCCATTTGGAGATTATCATGATAAATATAAAAATCATTCAGCAGGAAATAACATTCATATGTCAAAAGCTGATTGGCTTAGAATGCTAAAGAAATTTAATAGTTGGAACAAAAGAGCTCATATACTACTCTAAAATTCATAAAAAATCAAAAAAAATACACTTTTTTTAAAAAAAAGAGTGTACTTCCTCTAGAAAATGGTGTATAATTATAATATAAACAAATACCTTGGAGGGTTGTATATGAAAATAAGTGAAATGATTAAAAATCTAACAAAAATCAAAAAAGAACATGGAAATTTAAATCTAGTATATTCTATAGATGATGAGGGGAATGAGTTCAAACAAATATGTTTTACTCCTACTATAGGACATTATGAAGATCGTGAATTTTGTCCTATTGATAATAAAGAAGATCATGATAAAATAAATAGTTGTTGTGTAAATTAGTATAAGTGATTTAGATTATAATATAAACAAATACTTTGGAGGGTTGTATATGAAAAAAAAGAGTTTATTCGATAGTCTTTACAAAGAAGATTCTAAAGAACAAGAAAAATTTGTAGAAAACTTAAAAAATAGTTTAGAAGATTATATCTCACAAAGTTGGAATGAAATAAATGAAGATTCTTCTAAAAAAGAAATTAAAATGTATAATCAAGATATCAAGGAATTTATTGCAGAATATACTCGTAATAATACTAAAGATTTAGATGAAAATATTATTAAAACGATGCAAAATAATTTTGCTAATAAATTCTTATATTAAGGAAGGTTTTTTAATGGAAAATCTTATAAAATTATCTAAATCTTATTTAGATAAAAATACTAAAAATATAGTAGAAGAAGATAATATTGATGGTATTATATTATATCAATATTTTGATATGATTGAGTGGTCTACTAAAAATGCTATTTATTATGAAGATGAATATTATATGATTGATTCTAAAATTTCATCTTATGAAGTATTTTATCTTTTTGTTAAAATACAAAAAATTATAGGAGTTTAATATGACTGATATTAAAATAAAACAAATAGGAAATCTTGAGTTTCAAAAAGATACTGAAGGAGAGTATAGATATAATTATCCTGCAATTGTCAAAGTAAAAACTAATGAAAAAGAACAACAAGTTACTATTAGAATAAATAGTGATAAAGAAATTTTAGTAGAGGCTGGTTGGATTCAACAATTAGTCGATCTTGGAATTAAACTTAATTTTGATGATATTAAAATTCAATATGAAAAAGATTTAAAAATAATTCTTGATTTAGAAGAACTAACTAGAATAGAACAACTTAAAACACATTGGAATAATTCTTGGATTCATTTTGTAAAACCAAAAATCCAAGAATTAGATTCTGAAATAGAAGTTAATTTTAGTTGCAGCTTAGATCAGTATATAAAAGCAAATTTTCCAAGTACACTTTATTTAAAATTAACATATAAAGGAATTAGTGAATCTCTTAACCACAGAGATTTTGGTAGTTCACGATTTTCTCAAAATTTTAAATATGAGATTGATGGTATTATTACTGATTATAAATCTCGTAAATATAAAAAACTTGAAACTGTTATTGCAAAATTTAAAGAATTAGTTTTAGAAGAAAAAGAAAGAATAGAGAAACAAGCTAAAGAAAAAGTTCGTAAGGAACATGAAAAAAATAAATTAGAGAAATTTGCTAAAAAACATGGATATTCAAGAGATTATGATTTTAGTAAATGGGGAAAACATCTTATTGAAAGAGAAAAGCAATCTTATTATAAAGATGTTTATTTACGTAAAATTACTGAAAAAAGAATTATAGTTTCTTTTAGAAGTGAAAGTGGAACAACTTTTCAAGTTCCTATAACTGAATATGAAAATCTTGAAACTAAATTAAAAGACTTATTAACTTTTTTAGAAGAAGTAAAATAATTCGAAATAGGAGATTAATTTCTCCTATCTAATGCCTTTAGCAAGTATTACTGATGATGATAGCTAAAAGGAGTTTAATATGAAATATTTAAATATTCATGATTTAATTAAAATGGCAGATTTAGAATATAGTGATAAACTAGATCTTATAGTACGATTTCTTACAGAAATATCTTTTGATGAAAAAGACAATGACTGGCAATACTTAGCTAAACAAGTTTTACTTCTTAGATGTAAGAAAAGAAGTCAATAATATGGATGAACATGTACAAGAATCTATTAATAGATTTAAAGAAGAAAAAGAAAAAAGATTAAAAATGTTAGAAAAAGGAATGGAATATAGAGAAAGCAGAGTATCTTCTAATAAAAAAGCTATTTTATCTCATATAGACTCCTTACAAAAAGAAATGGCTAAGGAAAAAATAGATACTTCATATTTAAATTTTTTGACTGCTTGTCTTGAAGAACGTTTAAAAGATTATCATTATAGTTTAATAGTTTTAAAAGATTTTAAAAAGTTTATAGATGAAACTAAACAATGGAAATATAGTCAAGCAGGTCAATGGTGGAACCGGTTTAATGTTATTACATAAAAATACGAAGGAGTTTAAAAATGCATATAAATATAAAAGGATGTTCTACCTGTAAGCCAGGAGAAGAGAAATATGAAAATTTTTATTCAGAAATTTCTAAAAAAGATTTAATTCAATATGATTATCGAACTTCAGATGGAAAACTATTTTCTTGTATTGGTATTTCTTTAGAACGTTGTAGAGATAAAAAAGATAAATGGGTTAAGTTTAATAATTTATCATTTAGATAAGAACTATATATATAGGAGATATAAATGAAAATATTACAAGAACAACAACCTGTTGGTTATAGAGTTGAACAAGCTTTAAATGATACTAAAATTTATGCCTTAATAGATCTTGCTAAAGAACTTAAATTAGATATCTCTAGAGAATCTAATCAGATTTTGAAAGCATTAGATACTATACAAGATAAGTTCAGTAAAAAATTAAATATTAAGTTCTAAATAATTAGGTAATTACAATCTAATATTCCACACCATTTTCTACAATTTTTCATTTTTCTTCGAAGTACATTGCTGAAATGAGATTTTTTATAGAGAGTTAATAAAGAATCTTTTTTTATGTTTCCAATATTATTCTGAGGAATAATAGTATTAATAAAATAACAATTTTCTATTTTTCCATGATGAAGAATTATTATATTATTGTCACAACCATGACATTCTCTATTTAATTTAAAATTTTCTTGATGAAGTATATAATTTAATTGTTCTTCAAGAATATATATAGGAGTCCTCATAAAAGGGTATGACTTATAATTATCTATTATATATTGAACTACTTTTTGAAGTTCTTGTTTATTTTCAAACTTTGCATCAGGCAAATCAAAATCTTTTATATCTAATCCCTCATTTTGAATTATATTATATGTAAATCCATTTATATTTAGATTTTGTAAATAATTCATCATATCTATAAAATGATTTTTATTAAAATCAGCTAGTATCGAGTTCACAAATATTTGCATATTAAGATTCTTCTCTTGAATAAAAGAAATCATATTTAAAATATGCTTTAAACTACCAGGAACACCTCTAGTATTATCATGGATTTTTTCTATATGACTATTCATAGAAAATCTCATAATAGAAAGACCTGCTTCTTCAAGTTCAAGAACTCTTTTTTTAGATAAAGCTGCTCCATTTGTATGTATAATAGATATTAGATTTTGGTTTTTACATTCCTTTACTATATCTAATACTATATCATATTTTAATAAAGGTTCTCCTCCTGATATTTTTACATAAGCTTTTTCATTTCTTCGTAATTCAGCAAATTCTCTTACAGCTTTTGTCCAGTATTTTGAGTCAAGATTACAAATATCTTTTCTTTTCCATAAATTACAAGTAATACACTTTGAATTACATTCTTCAGTTAAATTTAAAAATAATGCATTTGGGTTCATAAATTTTCCTAGTAGTTACAATTATTTAAAGCACAATATTCATAACATTTTTTTGTTTCTTCTAAAAATTTTTGAGTTATTTTTTTATTCATAATTTCTTCAAAAGATTCTTGTTTTATATTTCCTAAAACATAATTAAATCGTTTTTCACATATAGATAAATTTCCATTTAAATCTAAAGTTATTCTAGTATTACTAATCTTACATGGACTATTTATCTGTCTGTTATCTATTAGTCTATAATAGTCTTCTAAATTAGAAGATCTTATTTTAGGATCTTTAATTATATCAGATAATATATCTTTTATTTTTGGATTGAATGACTGTATATATTTTCCATATTCTAAATTAAATCCAATTTCTGTAATAGGTAATTTTTTAAGAAATTCTATAAAATCTAAATAATGATCAAAATTCCAATTACTTAATATTGTATTCACACACACTTTACATTGATTATTAATAAGTTTAATCATGTTGACTATATGATCATAAGAGCCTTCTACACCTCTACTTCTATTATGTATATACGGTATATGACTATTAAGAGAAAAGTTAATCTGTGTGATACCTGTAGCAAGAAATTCATTAATATTAGACTGATTTAATTGACTTCCATTAGTTACGATAACTGTGTGTGATTTATTAGCTAAAGTAATTAATTCATAAATATTAGGATATAATAATGGTTCCCCTATACCAACGAAATTAATAGAACCTTTTGAATTTAATTGTTTATATTCTTTAAAAACTTTATCATACGTTTCTAAAGAAATACTTGAATGTTTTGGATTTAGATTTTTCCAATTTTGACAAGTAATACATTTAAAATTACATTTTTTAGTTACAAGTATATTAAAATTTTTAGGAATAATCATATACTAATAGTCGTAATTATATAGATCTAAATCGGTTTTCCAAAGTTCTCTTAATTTTTTAACCATAAGAGGAGTATAATATAATCTATAATCTTTTATTCTATTTTTTGTAGCTGTATATTCAAAGTCAAGTAAAATTCTGTTTCTAGGTATTGTACTTAGATGTTTTATACGTTTCCATGTTGTAGTTAAATCTTCAAATCTACCTATGTAATCTAAATCTTCATTTATCCAATAGGATATTGGTAATGTATTAATATTTTGCTGTATATCGTGTGTAACATAATTAAAAAAATCTTTATTAGTTTTATTTTTATTTTCTTTTTTAAAGAAATAATTAGAAACTAATCTATCAAAAGGATTTCTAATAATACTAAACTTGAAAAATTTATCCCAAAATGGTTGAATTAGAGGATATTCTTTATAGTATTTAGCTGGCTTATGTTGTAAGTTTGGAAATTGTTTAAACCAATTTGATTTATCTATCGAATATACTATTGATGATCCTGCTGTCTTAGGTATATGAATGAAAATTAATTCATATTTAAAACTTATCATTCAAATAATTCCCTAGGAAATTTAGTATTATATTTATTTACGATGTACATAATTTTTTCAGTAAGAATTTTATTATTTTGAAGATCTGCCTTTATTTTTTTCCAAGTGTGAGAGTTCATATCAAATCTATGAAAATCATCAGCCATTCTTCTAAAGGAAGATATCCATCTAAAATGATATACCCAAATATCTTTTGCTTTCTGCTCAGAGCATCCTCTATAAAAATTAGCATTCTCTTTTGTTACCCAGTTATTAAATACTTTATTAGCTGGAATAATATATGTAGGTATCTTATTTTCTTCTAATTGTAAACAAAAATTTGAACCAGTTTCTAAAGTAGCATTTCTAAATATTAATCGTATAAACTCTTTATCAGATAAATTATCAAAATATAGATTGTATGCTTTTACTTCTTCTAAGTCTATAATAGCATGGAAGAAATGTAATCTTGACATAAACTCTTTATTAGTTCTTTCATTATATGTATACATTCCTCTATATTTACCAAAGAATTTCTTTCTCATTTTTTCAGTAAAATATGTAGCAAAATAATTCCATCCATAGTTATATTTCTCAAATGGAGCAATTACTTTAAAACCTTTTTGTATATATGATTCATATTCCTCCATAAATCCAGGATTCATAAAAATAATATCACCATCATTAATCATAAGATATTGAGTAGTTATTTGTTCAAAGATTTCTTTTATTATAGCACTATTTCTATAAGATGCATTAATAGAATATCCTTGACTTTTTTCCATAGAGTCTATTATGTTATCATATTTTTTAAAGTCTGATAAATAATTATCTTTAGACCAAGTTATTACTTTGAAACCTTCTTTCTTACACCAATTAACTGTGTCATCGGTAGATTTATCATCAAAAATAACTATAGATTGTTTAAATTGAGGATACATATCTAAAAAGGAATATACTGCTAATTGAATATATTCAAGGATATTATATCCAGTAAACACTATAGATATATTTTCCGGTTTAAGATGTTTCATTATATATTCTTTCCAATTCTGTTAAAACAGGATTTAATAATTCATCTTTATTTTCATAAACATCTTCAATATATTCATTTGCACTAATAATTTCAGGTTTATTTTTTATTTGAGAATATAACCATTCAAATATTTGAACATCATTATCAAAATCCCAAGGATTAAGAATGTTATCAATGTTTATAGAATGAATCAAAATAGGTAATATCTGTAATTGTTTTTCAAAATAATTAATTTGAAGATATTCAAACACATTATCATTAATTTTATCTGGATTTAAAATAACCCATTCTTTTAACCAATCTGCAACTTTCTTTTCAAATGCAGCTTCTTTATTATAATAATATTCTATAAAACAAACCCAGTGTTTATTTTTTAATGAATATTCAAATTTTCCTATTCGAGCATATAATTTTATATTTTTTCCATATTGACAATCTTTTTTTATAATTAATGCCATTAATTTTCTCCTATTTTATTAAGATGCGAATCTCTCGTACCATCTTTTATATCTTTAATATCTTTTTTTATTCTTTTAGTAATTCTAAATATAAATTCTTCTTCAGTTTCTATATCATCAATCATATCATCTATATGGTTAGCACCTAAAAAACCACCAAGTTCTTTACATCTATTATAAAATAAAATATAAATTTCTTCTATTGTTTTTCCTTTTAATGTAAAAGGACAATTATTTTTAGTAAAAATATGTTTTGACAAAGATATTTTTTGATTCCAAACAGGTGCTGATGTTGTATCTTCATTTATATACGCTCCCCAAATATTATTGAAATAAGCTAATTCATCTTTATTTTCTGAATCATATACATTCTTTATTTTATTTTCTTTAATTAATTCGTGTAACTTTATACAATCTCTTGCTTCTTTATTTACATAAAGTTTTAAAGTTACTTCCCAATAGTAGTTTTGTTCTATATTCTTATTAGATATTTCATTTACACACACCATATGTATATCGCTTATTCTAAAATAATTCTCCATATTAGAACTATAAAATTTTCTTTTTACTTTTAATCCCATGATAATTCCTTATATATATAGTTAATACCAAAATGTAATACCACCATCGCCACCATGACCACCGGAAGTATCTAATCCACCCTTACCCCCTTGTCCACCAGAACATTGACCTGTAGCAACATTTCCAGAATTAATTCCATGACCAGGTATTACTCCTCCTACACTATTAGCTCGACTTTCACCACCTGGTCCACCGCCACCAGAAACTTGACTTGCATTAGGATATGAATGAGTATATGCATCTCCACCATATCTCCAACCCAAACTATTAGCAACAACAATATTCGCTCCAGTTATTAAACCCTCCCCATATCTTAAATATTGTACCCAACCTAATCTTGCTATAAAATTCATAAAAATACTTGAACCTAAAGCTACCAATACGTCAGCCACACTACCACCAGAATTCGCTCCATTTACACCAGTACCACCATCAAGTAATTCTACATATTGATTTTTTATAGCAGGATAAAATCCACTATCATTATATTCCCAAGAATCCACTATTCCATAAAAACCACCACCTGCTCCACCAGAAGTTCCAGATGCATCTGCTCCACCTATACCTTCTCTAGCTGTTAATTGTCTGGTACCTGAATGCGTATATCTTACCCAAGAACTTTCTCCATTCGCACTTGCCGCACCCCAAGCACCCGCATATCCAGTGATATCATAAAAAGAACCATTTTCAGCGGATCTGGGCCAAGATGTACTTAATATTACAGAACCACCACCGCCGCCACCGCCGCCGCCACCACCTGCAGTAGAAGCATTACCAGCACCATTTCCACCAC